ACGTCGACGGTTGCCACCCATCCCCAAGCCTCTTTGTGGACTATAACGTCCGTCTGCGACTGCTCCAGCCATGTCTTGGGGATCAGGAACCCCGAGAGGTTATCCGGGAGACGACCCAGCACCTTGATCTGGTATTCCGGGGAATGGTGCCCGCCGTACTTAACAAGGTGAGCTTCGATCCAGGGACGATCCACAAGGGGGGATTCTTCGGCGTTCAGGTTGAAGGTCTGGTAGATGGATTTCAGGGTGCCAAAGGCTTCAGCAAACCGCCCTACGCTTCGCGTCGGCTGGCTTATCATGATGTGCCGGTTTCCGTCCTGGGTGAGCGCCCCTTCGAGAATGTCGTGGATAACGTCCTCGACGCTGGACGCCTCGTCTATCAGGACGGTGTACTGCTTCGCGTGTTGGCCTGCCACGCCCTCCGGCTTGTGCTTGCTGGCTGTCTTCGCCATGACATACCAGAGGTCCTTGAAGCTCTTGTTGTAGAACCGCTTGGTGTCCTTGACGAAATGGCCCTGCAACCACGGGAAGTTGTTCTCAACCTGCGCTATGGCAGAGTCGATGTACTTCCATACGCCTATCCGGCACTGATCGACGTTGTTGGCGGTGAGAAGCATCTGGGAGAAGATGTCGGGATGGACTTCGCCATGGAGCGCCTTGAGGGCGAGGTAAGGGTCAACTACTGTGGCGTGCCAACAGCAATACCAGCCCATAAGGAACGATTTTCCTGTGTTGGAAAAAACCGTACCGTCTTCGGCCTGAAAATGATGGTTGCCGTCCACTTCAAAGCCGTAGTAGTCGCCGACGACATCGACCAGCACGGCGCTGACAATGTTGATCTGCATCTCAACGCCGGGGGCGATGGCCCGATAAGCCACATACTTTTCCCGCTCCGCAGCCTCCATCCATCGCCAAGTGCTGACTGGTAGCTGCACCCGCTCCCTTGTCGCCTTGATAATCAGGCACAGGTAGTGGCTGTCGTTGAAGACGTGGCTCTTGCCGTTGTCATAGGTGAAGCGATACATCGCTTCCCTGCCACGCACCACGTCCAGAACGTTCCGGGGGAGCCAGTCGTCCCCCATCAACACATCGCCAATCCTCACGTCTTCCACGGGCTTCACGGTGCCGTCGAACATGCGAACGCCGGTCCCCTTGCCGAAACAGCCATGCCCGGAAGCGATGGCAACCTTGCACCCTGGCTTGCTCACAGCGTCCATGATAAGGTGCTGCTGCCAGCTCGGTTTCTGTACGGAGTTTTCGCAGACAAAACGGGTGAAATCGTTGTGGTATCTGAGGCAGTATTCCCAATAGCGGGGATCGTTGAGGATGCTCTTCTTCTGCTTCTTCGGTTTAGCCAAGGGGCACCGCCACCGGAGAGGGCTTATTGGCTTGTGCTACCAGTTCGACCATGCGCTTACATTCTTCCAACGACATAAAGCCGACATGGGGCTGTGTGTCCATATCCAGCAAGACCTTTAAACGGCGGTACGCCTCTTTCCTGTTCATCGCCCCAGACTTCCACCACGGATCAAAGACAGTATGTGCCTTGATCTTCCACGCTCGCAGTTCGGCATTAGCAAGACGGCCAAGGGGAGCATGGTCTTTGCTGTCCTTATGAGTCCCTACGTGTGCGTCACACGGCAGGCAGGCCCATATCTTCAGCTTCGCAAGGGCGGGGCTCCGGGGGTAGATAACCTTCCCCGTTACCAGCTTCGCGGGAAGCCCGCAGTAGTCGCAAATCACCTGTCGCTTCATGCTGCCCCCGCTTAGACTTCGATCTGGTTTAGAAGAATCTGTTGAGGTACCCGCATGAGTTTCATTTCGCCAAGGCGGAAGTCCATCATACTGTCGGCCAGTGTCTTGCTGGTTCCCATCCCGTAGACCTCGGCAATACTGCCAAGCCCCCCGCGCATTACCACCGTGCCGCCCATCGGTGCGATTTCTCCCGCGTCGATGGCGTCTGCAATAGCTCGCAGCATCGCCGGGATGCTCACTTCCTGCTGCTTCACCAGTTCCAAAACCGCGCCGCCCGTTTTTCTGTCATGCCGCCCTCCGCTGTGCCTTAAAGTTTTCAATCCATTCAATGTACCGCTCCAGGCCGCCGCACTCGTTCAGGACGCGGTGCCACATCTCTTTCTTGATCTCGCACCACTTCCGCAGGATGCAGCGGCGACGTGTGCCTACCTTCTTAGTGGTCCCTTCCGCTTTACCGTTGACCGTCTTACCGGTGGCGTTCCCTTTGTGCCAAGTGGCGGGGTCCGGGTCGTAGGACCACAACATATCTGAGACTTCCTTGTAGGTAAAGCCCGTTCTGAACTTGCGGTAGTATTTCCGTTCCAGTTCTTCTGGCGTTAGCTCTTCGCCCAAAGTTCCCATATTTTCACACTCTCCATGGATAGCGGGTGAGGGTATGTCACGTCGAAGAATCCCAGTTGGCCTTTGCACTCGAAGAACTTCAGCCCACGGCCTTCCTTCATGATTAGCCCCAATGGGCCGAAGAAGAAGGGGTCGGGCAGGTCTCCAGCGCAACCCCTCACGCAGTCGGTGAAGATGGTGAGCCCGACGATGCCGCCCGTCTCCAGCTCCTTCAGGCCGGGGAGGGGGATATCGGGATAGGTCTCGCGGACCCAGTTGTAGCCGTCGCGGTCGATCTTCTTCCCTGCGTGGACCAGCAGAGGACCGTACATTGCAGGCTTCGGGTCGTACCGCCAATCACGATTTTCGACCTGCTTGAATGCTTTGCCTGTCTTAGGGTCGATGTTGGTCAAGAGCCAACTCCACGGTTGCATAACTGACAGGGTCCTCATGGTGCATCCTCCTTGACAAGGTTGCATGCCTGCTCGTAGTTCCCTCTATTGGGGCAGGCCGCGTCATGGCTCATCAACCACCACGCGCACCACTCGGTGTCATCCAGAGGGCAATGACCGCAATTTTGGATTTCCCCGGTGGGTTTGAATTTGGTCTCGCCGGATGAGGTGTCACCGAGGCCCGCCCGCGCCTTCCATGCGTACCACGCCAGATAGGTCCGGTGATCCACGTAGCCGCCATCTTCAATGTGTCGCGCCAAGGGGAGCTTGTCGGCCCTGATCGGCTCGGACGCCCACGCCTCGAACCGCTCCCGCTCTTTTGCTTCGCCTGCCTTACTCAGTTTCATGCGCCTTCCCTCCCTTCTTTGCGCCCTTCGATAATGGCTTGATCCTGATTGCAGCTTCAAGATTTTGGATGGCAAAGGTGAACAGGGAGAATGAAATATGGTCTCTGCTTCCCATCCCCATCCCCCGTATTATAAATGCCAAGGAGGCTTTAATGATGTTGGCAGCATCAGACCTCCCGGAACGGTAGGCTTCTTTAAGGTCGGCATCGCTACGAGGGGCTTTCACGGCTTTGACCTTGGGAACCGCCATAGCTTGGGCTGAGAGGGCTGCCACGTCATGCTCATGCACACGTTTTGCTGTCGCTAATTCATTTAAACGCTCAACATTAAGGGCTTCCAGATGGAGTATCTCGTAATGTTGCCGCTGCCACTCTGCTTGGAGTTTTTCCGCCGCACGGGCAATCCCATTGCCGTACTGCTCCTGCCCTGGACGTGTCTGCTCTTGTATTCTCCGGGCATAGTTGTGCAATGAGTCTAGCCAACCCTTGACTTCGTTCCTATTCAATTCGCGGGGTGCCGTCATCATCTCTTTGAATATGGGGATAAGGGTAAGTTCCTGCTCTATCTCTCCGGCAATCTCGCCGACCCTCTTGGCATGATTGCCAAATGGTTGAACGGGTCTTCCCATTTCTACCACTGTATGCCTAGCCATTGATGCGGCTATTTGCTTCAGTTCATAAAGCCTGGATTTCATATTTCCTTTCTCCTCCCGGTGATCCGCTCGAATTCTTCCACGGCGGCCTTCCCTGTGACAAGGTTGCCGGTCATTGGGCGAACCCAGTACACCAGCTCTTCCACGGTCTCCCGGAGCTTTGCCACTTCCTCGGCAAGGTTTTTTTGAGGCTCGAAAGACTCTTCTCGCACCCGTCTGAGATGTCCGTGCATTCCCGGAAAGCCGAAGCTGGGAAGTACCCCGCATCCGTTGTTATCTCCCATGGTCATCCCCTCCAAAGCTGGTCGATCAGGTCGGCTTCCCAGCGCATATCCCGGCTGTAGTCGGTTACAGAGTCGCCCCGTGCGGCTGCCGCCATCATTTCCGCCTTCATGGCCTCCACTCGGATGATGGCTGCGTTCATCTGGCAGAGCTTCATCAGCATGTGTTCGTCCATCTAGTCGCCCGCCTTTGGCCGTCCAGTCTCCAGCCCCGTCAGAAGTCTCTCTCCCTTCTCGGCTTCTGCCCTCTCCTTGTCAATCCTGAGACGGTAGTATTGCAGGAAGGCATTCTTCATATCCCATGCGAACTTTTCAGCGTAGAGCAGCCGCCCGCAGGGGCAATCCACCACGTAGTTGACGCCCCGGATGTAGGCGACATAGACCGAATCACAGTCGGCATGCTCGGTATACCGCTTGGGGTCGGCTTCAGCGAGGGAAAGCAGCCTGTTCAGTTCCCCCTTGTCATAGTGCCCCTGCCCTTCATGATTTGTTGCGAAGTGGGTATGACCACAAACGCACTCGGCTACGAGAGCGCCCCCCATTGACAGCGCCGCCAGAAACTCCTTGCTTACTTCTTTCACCCCTACCCCCTTGCCGATTTGCTCGGCCCAAGCCCCAATTGGTACACTCGTTCTGCCTCGTCCATCGAAGAAAACCAGTTGGGTTGACGACTGCCATCCACAACCATCTGGCACCTCTTAACCAACTCCGGGTCTACCCCCTCCGTATTCACAATCTCAAGATACCCGCGCATGGCGTGGAACCCGGCGCACTGCACATAGGCATCATGGCCGCGCAATTGGATTTCCTTTTTCCACCAACTGTGTTTATAGGACGGGTTATCCAGACAGTAGACAATTAGTTCCATTCTTTTGGTTCCTCAAATAGCGGTAAGCTTTACCGACTTGCTCGGCCCCGATCTCGTGAATCCCCCCTGCCGGTCCCTATCACTCGAAAGCAGCTTTAGCCTGCTGTCGTCCACTTCGGTCCACGGTCCAGCACTCCGGGTCTTCAGCGCCTGCTCACATGCCTGCTTCGGGGTGTAGAGGATGACATCCTCCGCCCGGAACAGCCCGTAGTAGGCTTCCTTCGGGAACTCGGCATCGAAGACAGGATCATAGACGGCCCCGCCCCTTTCCAGCCACGCATGATGAATGCAGGCCCCTTGGTAGTGCAGGTAGCCCTGCGCCAAGTGGTCCCACGCGCCCCGGCGCATCTCCTTGTAGGAGAGTTCATAGCATCGGCCCACCCGATCCTTGATACTCATGTCGTGAACCTCCAGAAGGCCCCACGCATGGCGTCGTTTGCATCTCGCTTTGCTGCCAGCATCCTTTCCACTTCAGGTCTCATGACCGGATGCACGAACAGCCCGTGGGGCGTCTGGAGTATCTTACGGCTTGGCACGGTCCTTGTGACGGTCTCTTCCCGCTCCTTAACCCACGGCTGGAAGGGTCGGATTACCGGATGGAGCAGCGGCTCAATCCACCGTTCCCGGAAGGGGAGCTTGACCGTTATGGTCTCCTGCACCGTCTCCGTCAAGTACGGGTTGTCGTAAAGTGTCAGGTTCGGGGGTGTCTCCATGTGCCGGACCCTCTCTATCGCCTGCCTCATTGCTTCCATGGTCAAACTGCTCACATCCTACCTCCCCGAATAACGGCAGCGAGCCCTGCTGCCATACCTTTACGTCGCCCCGCTTCTTGCGCCCCTTGGTCAAAAGCTTCCTCTTGCTCTTGGACGCCCGGACGGATTGCAGCAGGTTCCAGCAGCCGGTGCCGATCCGCCGCTTGATGGATTCCTCGCCCGTCAATTTGCGCCCGCAGACAAGGCACCGGACAACCGCCTTCGGTGTCTCGCTCATCTATGCCTCCGGCCTGACACGGCTCTTCGCTATGGGGTCGATGACTTCCACCCTCGTGAAAATCTCCCCGGAGAGGAACATCTCCAGCAGCTCCCCGGCCTGCTCCGGGCCTACCCCGCGACTCTCCAGCGCCTTGATCCGCTCCTTATCCATGGGGATGACGAACCCTGGCAGAGCCTTGACCACGGGGGGCATTGGGAGGACGGACCCGGACGCGATGACAAGCAGCCGCTCAAGCAGCCCCTTTGCCTCATCGGCGTAATCCTTCACGCCGGGGCAAGAGTCGCACGACCCGTGCTTCAGTTTGTTGAGCAGGCACCCCAGTTGCGTGATCTTAGGGACCATGGGGCACCGAAACGGCTTGTCGGCAATGGGTTTGGTCACAGGTTCCAGCCCTCCACGAGGATATCCCATATCCCCTTCCAAAGCCGCTTCGGCCAATAGGTGAAGGGATGATCCACGGCCCGCAGCCCTTCCAAAAGGCGGGGGTGCAGTTCCAGGTAGCTCTTATCCGGGTCGATGATCCTGTTTTTCGGGTCAGTCAAGACGGCGTACCCCAAGGCCACGCGCCAGAGCCCACCGCACTCCATAAGGCGTTCGTGGAAGGTCTGGAGGTGCCCCAAGTCGTCTTCATCGAAATGGTCAGGGTCGCTCTCTTCCCACTCGCCTTTTGCCGTGCGCGGGAAGGTGTTGCTATCAACATCTTCGAGGATGCCCGCTATCACCATCGCCTTTTCGATTTCTTCGGGTCGAGCTACGGCCATTTTCATGAGTGTTCCTCCAATTCCTTTACCCACGCCGCAAACCCCTCAAGGATCGGCTGCACGTTGGTGTCGTCGGACCATCCCGCAAAGCCAATGAAGCCGTCCCGGTTGAAGCTCACGGCCTCGCGCTTGTCAAAGTAGAAGGCGTGGCACTCGATACCGGCGAAGAACGATGGGCTGACCCTGCCTTGCAACGTGATCTTCTTGTTGCACCTGTAGGAGCCCTTCATTAGGCCACTGGCTATCATCTTCTCGTTTATCAGGTCCCTCAGTCGCTGAAGGCTTGCGGCGTCCACGTTTGCATAGGTGAGCCCCGCTTCCTTGAACCGCGCTCTCGCTTCGTCCCTGTTCATATCCGCCTCCTGTTGTGCCCGTTAACAAAGGTTCTTTCCCTCCCATGGGCATCGTATTTATCAGTCAACTCGCCACAGCCACACGCACATGCTACCGACTCCTGAACTTTCTTGGATTTGCCCCGTTTCCCGTGTCCGGGCAGGTACAACCTTGGCCTGCCGCAGGAATCAAATTTATCAAGTGCCCCACCGCAGCCGCAGCCACACGAAATCAAAAGGTTCTCTTCCCCCGGCAATCGGTTGCCAAAGCACTTGGCACGGTGTCTTACCTTGTGCCCTGCACGGGACCTGCAAATGTCTAGGTTTTCGGGGGCGTTGTTTTGAGTATTTTCATCCTCATGGTGGACTTCTTCACTCGGAGTCAGAACCCGCCCCGCCTCTTCGCTGGCAATAAGGCGATGCTCATAGGCGTATCCCGTTTTGTGAGCCATGGGGTGATCTTTGCCCACCTTCACCAAGACATAGCCGTGAGAGGATACCCTCCGATAGCCTAAAGGCTTAGGTTTGCCGTACTGATTCACTTCGGCCTCGAAAAGTAAAGGTCCAGCGCCCGCCTCACGATCTCGGATAGACTGATACCCGTCTCCTTCGCTTCCTCTTTCAGCTTGTCGTTGTACTGCTTCGGCATGGATAACGTGACATTCATCTCTATCTCTCCCGTGGTAAAATGTAACATTGGGAGGCAATATACGCAGATGATACGTACATTGCAACACAATTTTACGCACACTGGCATAAAAAAAGGCCCACGACCTAAATCGTGGACCCTTCTGACAGATTCGCTCAATTCTTTGTCATGCCTTTTTGATCCCCATCGCCTCGTAATACTGATCTTCCGGGTGAGGCAGGCAGATGTTCAGACTCACTGCGTCATGCTCGATGGATGTCAAAAGTTCGGCCATCTGGCTAACCGTGGCCGTGGTTGTAGAAGTCAAGGCGACTATCTTTTTCCGCAGGTTAACAGCTTCAGCCTTCATCCCTTGTTGCCAGATCGACCGGAGCGACTGGATCATCTCCGCGTAGTCCGGGTTGTCACGCTCGTAGATGTTGACAAGGAACTTGTCCTTGTACCGCTCGGCGACTTCCTCTTTAGGTTCTCCCAGTCCATCGCCTATAACAGTAAGCCACTGCCAATAGAGACGGTTCTGACTCGCTGAACGGTCCTTTTTGTACTCACGGATGCTGATTTTATGGACCGGAGCCAGCGGCAAATCCCTGATCGTGGCAAGGGCCTGCTGCCTATGCTCTTCGGTTGTGATGGTGATGTCCTGTTTCATGGCCGTGGCAATCTCCCTAGCTAATCCCCATTGGGCGCGGCCTCCCCGCACTCGTTGCAGACGATGTTGCGGCCCATGCAGGCGGAACAGGGGGCATTCTGAAAGCAGGTGCAACCATGCAGCGGCTCCAACGCCATAGCCCCTTGGCAGCCGTCCCGGTTGCAGGTTTCGCCTTCCATCACGCCGATGGTTGCCGGGAGCATCAGCCGTTGCCGTGCCTGAAGGACTTCCTGATAGCGGCGTTCAAGGTCTTCTTCCGTGACGGCCTCTTCCTGAGATGGTCGGAACCAACCCAGCCGGTTCATGGCCGTTTCGTCAAGCTGTTCCAGTGTTATGCCGGGGGTCGTCACGATGACCAAGACTTTCTTTTTTATTGAGGCTCTAAGGTCGTTCCCCATTCGCCAACTGATATATTCGCTGACATGTTTACCACTGTTGATTACCAGCACGTCGCCATCCTTGAGCCGCAGCCGCCTAAGTTCCTTCCGTATCTTCCCCGGCTTTATCATCACATCATCCCCTTATCCCGGCAGTAGTCGGCCCATGCTGCCATGACGCCGTTGGCAAGCTCCTTGTCCGTGGCGTCCTCGAACTCGGCCCGCCTGTACCCTTCCACCGCCACTATCTCTTCAAGGCACCACTCGCGCTGCTCCATGGTCATCGGGGGAAGGGTGATCTCATAGGTGTAGTGCCGCAAGGCCATCTCTGCACCGTAGCAGACGGCCATGTGCTCGCACTGGTCTATCTCGCATACCCTTCGCTCAAAGTCGTCAAACGGGGTGCCTGGAGCTGATCCTTGGGGGACGGGTGCAACAGCTACTTGAGCGCCCCCGGAGCGGTGCGGTACGACCTGCCTGCCAATGTCGGGCACCGGTTCCTTTGGCACTTCCAAGGTTCTCCGCATCTGCACCTTCAGCCGCTTGAGCCACTTCTTTTCGGACTTCGAGTGCTTCGGCTTCTTCCCCTCCGGCAAGGCGGGTTTCTCCTCATAGATCGGTCGTGAAAAGGCTTGGCTGGCCGGTACGATCTCCTTTCCCCCCATTACTACAAATCCTTTTGGCACAAAGACTGCCGCCCCCTTTACTCTCTGCTCCGCTGCTTTCCGTGCCTGTGCTCCCACCTGTGCCAGTGACATCAATCTGGACATTGCCCCTCCCCTTTTTTCGATAAATTGCTCCGACTTTTGACCAACCTGCCGACATGGGCCTTGTGCCGTGGTCAACTCCTTTTTGTTGAGCGGACGGCCATGCGGCTTATCGGGTTCCGGTGCCGGAGCAAACTGTTGATATGCCTTTTATTGTCCCGTGGCGTGAAGAAATAAGGTGCCGTAGGTTCTACCCTTCATCAGGCACCGCCTTCCCACCGTTGCCGTCAATGCAGCGGTGCATTAGGGCTTCTACCTCTCGCGCCACATTGGCATCGTTGACATCGGCAGCAAGGTTATAGTGATCGTTCTCATGGATAAGCCGCCATGTCTTTGCAGAGAACTTGTTGACAGGGTAGTGTTTAACCTCCCGGTAAAAGGCTTCCGTAATCGCTGCCAGTTTGGGGGATTCCGGGGTATTGTCGGCCTCGAACTTGACCCAGACAACGTGAACGATAGCTATCATAGCCGTCGCCCATGCTTGAACTTAACCCAATAAAGTCTGACATCAGCCCGTATCTCCGGCTGCCCGATCAAGAGCCTCTTTCTCTGCCTTCTAGTCATAGCCATTGCCTCCCCAGCGCGAAGTAGTAGGCCGGGACCCCGGCTATCTCTTTGGGGAGCCCCATGGCGCGATTCGTTACCAGCAGGATCGCGGTGAGCTTCCCCGTCTTGCAGTACCGCTCAAGCTGCCGATAGATGTCGTGAGCCCCGCCGTCGAGCTTTACTTCGATGCCGATGCCGCGCTCATAAGTCTTGCGGCCTCCATCTGTACCGTCTTTCAACTGTCCCTTAAATGCCATGCGCCTTTCTCTGATAAAGAAGTCGATCAGGCTCTCCCGCCCACCGTCAAGCGGATACTCCCGCTCGTGGGCGAGGTTGCTGTCCAGTAGAACCTGAGAAATGGCAGCCTGAGTCGCCTTCTCTGTCGTTACGTCGATTCTGTAGCGGCCCAGCGCCTGCACGACCTTGTTAATCATGGGTACAACTCCTTGATGTAGCCGTTGATACGGCCCACTACTTCCCCGGCATTGTTCATGTCCACGATGTCAAAGCCCTCGCTCTTGTAAATCGCGGATATCTTCACCAAGTCACCTTCCAGCGCCTTCATCTTCTTGCGCTTTTTGACCGACAGGTGAGTATCGCCCTTTTCGCTGCTCTTGACCGCATCTACACAGCAAAGCGCCACTGACAGGAAGAAAGCTTTTGCACCGTCGCTTAATGGCTCTTCAGTTTCCTCACTCAAATCCATAACTCCTTGATAATGACCGTGGCTATACTTCTATCACGCCTCAATCTAATCTGTCAACTTGCTTTTCATCTCCGGCAATCCGGCCCGCCATCTCCAGGTCGTGAAGCGCCCGCTCGAAGACGGCGCGGGCCTCGTCGTAGGCCAGTGACACGTACTCGCAGGCGTCCGACATGGGCCGCTTGGTGTAGGCCATCCGTAGCCTCTTGGTCTGCAACTGAAAGGCCGTTATCATCTCGTTCAGGCTCCGCACGGACAAGTCGCGCCCTATCTTCGACTCGGCAACCCGCCTGACAAGAAGCTTCTGCGCGTTCCGGGCTCCGATCCTGCCGCAGCCCTCGCAAGGGTGAGTGATGTGAGAAGCGCAGCCGGGATGCCCGCAGGGTACACCGTCTTTGAATGGTTGCATGCACATAGCTATCTCTCCTTGGTGCAGATGTCATGGTTCACGCCGCAGTTGCAGCCAGAGTTAGGCCATCGGCACTTCGGGCTGTGAATCCCTTGCGCTCTCTTGGCCTTACCCCATCCCGGCACGTTGGCCCCGCAGGTAAGCCCGTGTCCGGGGCACTCGCGCTCGGCCTGCTTCGCGTCATGGTAAAGGCATTCGTTGTACCTATCAGAGCAAGGCGGCGTCGCTGGGGTCTTCTCTTCCACCTTGACGATCCGGTAGCCGCAGTTATGCAGGGCCGCGTGAAGGAGACCCATGCCGCAGTTGGAGCCCAGCCACTGAATGACCGTGGCGACGATGAAGCGGTCCCGCTTGGTGATCCGGGCGCGGCACTTCCGATCATTCCTGATACTGAGACCCCCGGACGGCGGCTGAAGGAACAGGTCCTGAAGGATGCCGAAGCCGTAGTTCACGCCGCGCTGGTCTACGTTCTGCCGCTCCCACTCTTCGGCGAAGGCTATCTCCCGTGGGTTGTTGTGACTGGGGATGAGCCGGGAGGTATTAAGCCCCCGGTTCTGTTTGACGTTCCCCTCATACTTGAGCCGCTTCTTGTTCACTTCGCCTCCTTGAAGGCAGAGTCATCGCCCATGCTTACCCTTGAGCTGACCGCACTTATGGCATCTGCCTGCCGTTTCCAGTAATCCAGTGCTGTAGTTGCCTTATCTAAATCAGCCACAGCTTGGGTATGTTTGGCGAAGACATACTCACGTTCTGTCTTAATTGCTTCCTGAAATTCTTTATGCGTTGGTCTTGGCATCAGCTTTGCCCTCCAGTACCGGCACCGTGGGTTCAATCTCGCGCAGCCACATGCCGCCCTCGTGGTTCGCGGCCCAGTCGGAGAACTGGAGGATATACGCCCGCTTCTCCCCGCCATAGCTCCGCATCACCACGTCCACCCTCATGGGGCGGTCTTCCGGGTCGCAGTTCCAGTACCACCAGCCCCCCGCCGCTTCAGGGGGCTCCTTGCGCCATGCGGGGGCAGGCTTGAGTTCCCACCTGTCAATCGTGGCCTGCACCCGCTGCACCGCTTCAGGGGAGAGGTTAAGCCCAATTTGCATAAGGCCGATGAGATGCTTAGGTGTGAGGGGGCTTTTAGTCTGGGTCAGGTCGGACGGGGCCTGTGCCTCGCGGGATTCCCACCACTTGTTGAAGCCTTCGGCTGTGTTGTTCCCCGGCTGGTTGTGCCACCAGTAGAAGAACTCCACGGCCACCTTCTCGAAGGCGGCCTTGTCCGGGGCCGCAGCTATCAGGGGATGGATGACGGCCATGACGGCGGCCACCATCTCGCTGATCCTTTCCGGGCCTTCTGCCACGAGGGTAAAGTCATCCTCGCTCATGGTGCCGATGCCCCACGCCTCCCATACGCGCCCGCAGTCGTAAGCCTCGCCAAGGGCCTCGCTGATCGCTTCTCCCAGTGCCGTCTTTATGGCCTCGCTGTCAATCTCGTTCTGGTTCGCCTCCAGCCAGAGACGGTTGTACTTTTCCAGGGGAGACTCGTAGGCAGAAGGGAGTGTCGCTTTGGGCTCGGCCTCGGCGCGAAGCGGGGAGCCTTGCAAGCCCTTCCGCTGAAGGTAGTCCATGTAGGCCGTTACCTTTTTGGCGTCCGGGCTCTTTCTGCAAAGCAGCTTCACCATCATGGCGAGGTCCCGCATGGTACGCTCTGCCTCGTGAAGAGATACCCGTGCCTGCTGGTCTGACGTATGGCAATCCCATCCCTGCTTGCATACGGGGCACCAATCGGTTTTGTTGGCGCTCGCCTCCGTGTACTTCGCCAGCTCCTGCTTCAGGGTGCCGTAGTTCTTCTGCCAGTCTGCCAGCCTACCGGCATACTCCGCTTCCCGTGTCGGCAGTCCCTCCATGCGACGGCGCACCATGTCGATGACGACGGGGAACTCCGGCCAATCGGCCTCTACTACGAAACAGTCAAGGTCTGCCTTGCCGTTCCGCCTGCGCCACATGTCAAGCCCTCGTGCAATGGTCGCAAGTTTGTCCTGCTCGTTCTCAGTCAAGGCTTCCGCCATGTCGGAGCCCTTCATCACAAGGTAACGACGCTCACGCTTGAACATGTCTAGCCTCCCACCTTTGGGTGTAGTCGGCAACGTGGTAGGCGTAGGCGTAGGCTAAGAGCACCCAAAAGGCGGCCCACATGGGGCGCGTCGGCATTTCCACGATAATCAGCCAAAGGCTAAAGCCGAAGAACCCGTAGGATAACGCCAGAATCGTCACGATGCCACGCCTCCCTCGCTTCGGTCCTATCATTCTCTTCTTGACGGCGGCCTTCATGTCTTCCGTGCCGCGTACCAGCAGGCAGTTCTGAAGCAGGCGCTTGGCATGCGTGGCGTCATCGCTGTCGCTGGTGTAGCGCCCCAAGTAGCTCCACGTCTGAAAGATCGTGCGGAGAAGGGACGCCTCGCGCTCTTTCGCGTCCATGGCTGCCAGCTTCAACTCGCAAGTCCTGATCCCGGCCTGCTTGAGCAGGGTAATGGCTTCGACATACTGTCTCTCATGCATTTCCAGTTCTTCCACGGTGTTTGCTGCCAGCATCTCGAAAGCTGCTTTCGGGTCCATCCGGCCCGCTGCTACCTCTTCTTCCATAAATCCGATCAGTGCAATGCTCATACGACGGTCGCCTCCTTGGCTTCGATCTTGCCCGCGTGGTAGTCTTCAGCCGTGAGAAGCATCGGAGCCCACTTCAGGTACTGCTCACGGGTGCGCGGGTCATTGAAAAACTGCTTATAGTCACCGGGGGTGTACCCGGAAATATTGAAGAGATGATCTGCCGGGACGGTGAGGGTGCAGACGGTATGCCCTGACTCGCTGCGCCACCCTACGTTTTCCCGGAGCCACCTGAAGGTGCCCTTGCGCTGCTTGGCGTTCCACTTGAAGAACTTGGCCGCCCTGCCGGGGCCGGGATTGCCGTAAGGGCGGTAACGCTTCATGGGGGTCTGGTTGCGGTCATGGCTGCGATAGCTCTTTGCGTTGCGCTCGTTCTCCTTCTCTGCCTCCCGGCACTCCCAGAACAGCTCTTGCCCCGTCACGACGGAGAAGGCCCCCATGATGTCGTTGCACTTCGCCCGGAACGCCTCGAAGTCGGGCGGGTCTCCGTGGTAGAGCGTGGTTCCGCCGTCGAAGATCAGCTTTATGGCCCGCTCGAAGCCTTCCGGTTCCCACGTCCTGACGGGCGGGTGCGGGTGCAACACGAGGGAGCGGTCATAGAGGCCCTGGATGATGATGGCAATGCGGTTGTACTCCTTAATCTTCGCCTCGATCTCGGCTATGCACTCATCAAAGTAGATGTTGGACGAGTCAAAGGGCTGCCAGTCGCTCGCGTTGAAGTGGGCGTGATACCAGTGCCGCCCTTCCGGGTCATCTTTCTTCTTCGCCTCGTACTGCGCCTTGCGTTCAGCTTCCTCCTTGGCCTGCTCTTCATAGTTGGCGCGGGTAATCATCTTGTTCGAGCGCCCGCCCCCCCGTGAGTTTGCCATCATCGGCTGGCCGGGGTCGTATAGGCTCTTGTCCGGGAAGATCATCTTCGGGAAGTCCATCTCGCAGTTCATGCGGTAGAGCTGTTCCCCGTTGCGGATGTAGAAGAAGGTCGTCTTGTCGGCGTTCTCTTTGCACTTGATGTCGACGAATCCGCACAGGCTGCCGTCCCAGTCCCGATCCTTGGTGTTACGGCGCACTCTGAAGGCCACCAGCGTCCGGGGGAAGGGGAGAATCCTGTCGCGGTTCTCCGGCCTTGCCAGCCATGCGTCGTAGGCTTCGATATTTTCGAACTCCATCCCCCCGGTCTCGTAGTTCAGCAGGGCCTCTTCATCCATGTAAAGCCGACGCTGCATGACGTGCAGCTTGTCGAGCAGGGCGGCGGGCTCCCCGTCTGCTACCTGCTTCACGTCCTCAGTGAGGCCCGCATACAGGGAAACGTTGAAGATTCGCCCGTTGATCTCGGTAATGGTGCCCTCCATGGGGCCGATCAGGGCCTGAGTCTCCATGGTCGTCGCGGTCATCCACCGGCAAAGCTCGCTGTTGGCTTCCTTAATCTGCTTGAACAGGTCCGGGAGGGTCTTCTCCTTCGCCTCCACAAGGGCGCTCTCGTATGCCTTCACGTCGGCGGTGCCGGAGATGGTAGCCAGCGCGGTCGTGTGCGGGTCCACGTCGGCCTCGGCAGGCCCGGAAAGGAAGTGCTTGGGGTTCAGGCCCAGCCGTGCGGCGACGCCCTTCACTTCCTCTATGAGGCGGTTCGACTCGGCCTGATAGAAACCGATCTTCCCTTGGATGACCTCGCTGGCATTGGGCACCAGTTCGAGCTGCTCGAAGAAGTCATCGAAGTGAACGCGGGTATGGCTGTAGCCGTTATTCTGGCTATGCGGCGTGTGAAGCTCAAGGAAGTTGGAGCCGATCTTCATCACGCACCCCAGCCAACGGTACTTGTCGCCCTTCTTCTTGCCCTTTAGTTCCCCGTCCCACCGGACCTTCTCAGTGACCCAGTACCACTCACCAAGGCGCGGCTCTACCCAGTTGGGGGTCTCGGTCGTTCTATCGTGTGCTGTCTCGATCTTTACCAGCTTGCTCATGACCTTTGTCCTTTTAAGTAAAAACGAGAGGGGAAGGAAGCCCGTTGCCCGGAGAAATCCCCCGCAGGCCGTTCCCGCGAGGTCTCCATTCAAGTAGGGTTGCATTCACGTTATGCCCCCTCCCCCTCTCAACCGTTACTGCGCTATGGCCCGAAGCGTAACCGCGTTGCCGTTCATGGCGGCGTAGACCGCCTCAAGAGCGTCAACCGCGCCTTGTGCCTTCAGACAGCACTCTCTAACCTGCGGATGGTCCACGCCCTTAAAGCTCTCCACGTCCTTCCGGGATGCCTCCAGCGCCTGATACACGAGCGGTTTCAGTTCGGTGATTTTCACCACAACCACCCTTGGCAGTCTGCACCATCGCCCTCGTAAGCTTTGCCGGATACCCACCAGTTCCATAGGTCTTGCTCGGTTGGAAATTTCTCCAAGCTTCTTGGCTTGCCGTCTCTACGGGGTACGCCTTTGTACTTCAACCAGAAGGCATGGAAACCCCGCTTCCACATTGCCTCGTATTTCGGCCAGCGTGCGAAGTCCCGCGCCTGCCCTTTCGGCCCACCCATCGGGCAACCCACGCACCCGAGGCGCTTGAATCCTTCATCGTAGAGGCAGCAATACGGTATCCCCTGCTTTTTGGTAAACTGCCACACGTCTGCCTCGGTCCAGTAGAGGATCGGGGAGAGGATCGGGGAGAGGATCGGGGAGAGGATCGGGGAGAGGGCTGTTTTGTGCATCGTCACCGTCTGCCATATTCCCTTCCGCCTTGCAGACTCTTCCGCCCTGACCCCAATGGCTTTAAATACCCCTATGCCGCCTTGCTCCTTGTAAATCTCACAGCACCACCGGACCAGCCTTGTGGGAGGTCCTGCCGACTTGTCCGCCATCATCCCCGGCAGGTTGCGCTTAGGTGCGCTCCATTTGGTGTCGGGATGGTGCCGCTTACCGAATAGAAGCAATTCGGGCGGGTCGATGGTGACGTTGTTGTAGTGGCACTGGTGCTTAACCCCTGCCATCTCGAATAACCTCACCATCACAGATGAATCTTTCCCGAATGAGTCACAGACATAGTACCCGTCAGGAGAGAGAGAGAGCCTGTTGCTCATATGCCTGGATCAGCATGATTGCAGTCGCTATTTTTTCATCCAGCGGCCTCGATATGGCAATCTGGTAAAGATCCTCTTCACTGTAATTGCCCCATAAATCGCCTAGCATCTATTTGCCCCCTCAGTCGCCAACCCCAAAACGCATAACTCCTTGATGATGTTCTTCTCTATACCTGCTGCATCAGCATGGAAACCCTAGCCCTTGACGCCATAATCGCCATTAGAAAGGGCTGGAAGATCGGAATTGTGTATTTCCTGCACCCGGAACACTCCAAAAGGTTCAGTTCTCCATCAAACTTGTCGAATATCACCTTGGCCTTCATCTCCGCATTGCATTTCGGACAACCCATCTACATACCCCCTGACCTGCGTAAACGCCTGATGATGAGGTGCGCTATACTTGCGCCCCAATTTACGCCTTTCTGGTTATATGTCAAACAAATAATTCAGATGACAATTAAAAACTTTCCGGGGCACCGTCGACTGACCCGACCGTAGGTGCGAAACTCTCGCTGCTCTTGAGGTCGTGCTTGATCTGGAGAACCTGCTGCTGCCGCTCGGGGAGGAACTGCTCCATCTGTTTGTCGCGGCTCGCCAGGGCTTCACGGTACAGCCGATCCAGGTCGGCAGGGGTGACGGGTGTAACGATAGGTCCGTCGCCCTCCTCTTCCTCCCGCTTGGAGAGCTGGATCTTGATGATCTCCGGCAGAGGTAGGCCCAGGCGCGTAAAGCGGTACCCTGCCTCCAACAGCGTCAGCTTGCCGTCTTCCAGTTCCTGAATGATTTGTGCTGTCTCCGCACGGGGGGAGAAGTTGTCAGAGAACATCTTCTGGAGCTTGGCGAGGTCCATCAGCACGGCGCGGCGGGATACCAGCTTCAGTTTCACCTTCCGGCCCTTGCGCCTTTTGTTCTTGCCATCCTCGCCCACCTCGCCGCTGGCATCGTCTTCGTCCTCCAAGAACTCTTTGACTTCATACTCTTCTACCGCCCGGAGCTTGTCGTCGTCGGCCATAGAAAGGTCCGTCGTTGCTGTGCCGTCATCCTCGATCTGGAGGAAGTGCCCGATGTGAACGTGGGCCATCTTTGCCAGTTCCTGTATGATGAACTCGGGGTCCGCCTTGTACTTCGTGATGATAGAGTTGGCGACTATCCTGATTGCCTTGCGAACCTTGGGGGTTTTCAGGAGGTCATGGGCGCTCGAACCGGCAGCGGAATAGGTGAGGTGACGGCCATAAGCCTCTAGGTACGACTGCACCGCGTTACGGGTCTTCACGTACTCCATTACGAACTTGGTCTGCTGGATGTTGAGTCCGTCAAGAGTGTCCTCAAACTCTTGGCCCCAGTCATCATCAAGGTTTTGCGCGGCTCCCTTTACTGGCTCTTTTGCTGTCGCGGGGGTCTTGCTCCCCCCTTGGGCCTTCGACTTAGCGGCGGGTTTTTTCTTGGCGGCAGCAGCCTTGCTCTTTGCCTCTTTTCCCGGTTTCTCGCCCTTAGCCATTTTGCACCATGATGTCAGTCAACCACCGGTCGAGAAGAGACCGCCTCGTCATCCATCTGCCACGTCTTGCGCCCTCGGGTATCACTTGGGTGATGGGGCACCCCGGAAGGGCGAGGTAGGGGGCCATGTAGTCCCAATGGGAGAGCTTCATGACGTAAAGGATCTGGTCCCTGCCGACAATGAGGTCGTCTCTTAACGCGGTGTCGTCCTCATGCACAGGGCCGCAGGGAATGGTTGCCCTTGGGTGCTCGGGGTTGGCCTGCCCCGGTCTTACGGTTCTCGCCCACTCGATCAATGCACTTCTCCTCGCTACCCAACGAGGGGCCAGCCTCGGCCCGCGCTTCTTCGTCTCGCCGGGAGATGAGTACACAGGGCACCCCGGCAGAGAGAGGTAGGGCTTCATGTCTTCCCATTTAGTGAACCCCATGACCCCCATAATCTGCTCCTGTCCGGTTATGATGTCTTCTCTTATTGCAGTGTCACAGTCCAATGTTAAGCCCCCCGTGTTTTCTAATTGCGTTTTCGAGTCAAAAATGCAATAAAGTCAGCACACGGGGTGCATCGGGTACTCAGTAGTGTGTGGTGAGAATACAAAGGCTTGACGGCTGCCACCGTCTGGCCTTTTCTCGTTTCGGCCTATCCGGGCTTTGCCCCGCATACGCACTTGCCTTGCTGCCAGATGATCGAAAGCGCACACTGCGCCGAATGCCGCTCATCCCATATCAACCGGTCGAACTCTGACAGCCGCTGATGAACCGCTTGGTCTTGCGGTGAGCATGGCAGTTCGAGTGTGCGGCCTATCTCAGCCTGGAGTTGCTGTTGACGGTCGATACCCTGCGCTTGCACCACTATTCGCCCCCTTGCACAATGTGCAGGTCGCTTACCCTCGGCCAGTAGAGTAGGGGGTTTGCTTTGTCAGTCTTCCCGGACTTGACTGCCACGATGTAGCTCTCTCGGGGGCGGTACAGCAGGCCCGTGGTGAGCTTTGCCGTGTTGAACCCTTCCAGTTCCAGCCCCTTGCTCCTGAACAGGTCCCGCTTATTCCCTTGGTAGCAGGGCGGAACCACGATGACGATCTCCCCTTGCTTCTCCTTCGGAAAGCTCCCCCCTGACTGGCTACTCCATTTCACGTTGCTGCCAACATTCATAAACTCTCCTAATCCGTTGATAATGTCCGATATTACACCGAATTACCGCACGTTCCCTATAAGGGCCGCCCTCACCCTCTGTTCCCGGAGGTAGTCGGCCACGGCTTCCATGTCCCTGACCTCGATCCGGGTCTGTGCCCTTGCCTTATCCCAGCGGTCCAGGCAGAACGGAAGCGAGGATGCTACGCATATCATGACGATGACAACCCCAACGGCCACCAGGGACCATGCCCTTATTGTTTCCCAGTTCACTTACCACCCCCTTTGAGCACAAGAACATCATGAGCTGCTATCGTCAAATCCTCGCCGGTCTGAGGATTGCGACCCTTCTTCTGCTTGCGCCGGACCATCTGGAAGGTTCCAAACCCCTTGATGATGATCTTCTCCCCCTTGCCGGTCCTGCGGGTGATTGACGCCAGGGCCAGTCCCAGCATCTGCTCGACATCTTTTTTCGTTACGCCGTCCATCTCTTTGGCGACGTCGGCTATCAGTTCCTTCTTGCCTGCCATATCCTGCTCCTTTTGCACATTTATTTTATGGGACCAGGGTGTACTCGAAAAGCCCCACCCCTTTATGCTCACACCTGACGTTGTACCCGTTGGTTCTTATCTCTGACACACAGGAGTTGACGGCGCAAACCCGTGCAGCGGATATGATATCAAGAGTGGTGTGGGGTCTGCCATCGGAAAGTACCGCAAACACCCGTTGAAGCCGCTTACTGGTCTCTAAACTCGCTGAATGAATTGATCCCACTTTGCCCCCTTGCTGGTTGATTATTCAGTAACAGTCCATGTTGTGCCGCGCTTCTCAGCCCACCGCCACTTCCAAAACGGAAAATCTACTTTACTCTGGTCAAACATGCATTTGGCCCTTTGGTAGCTGCCGTGCTTGAATCCGTCCTTGCCTACGCCCTTGGTCTCTACCAGCAGGATGATAGCGCCGTCCTGCCGGGAGAAAACAACCCAGTCTGGGGAGTAGCCGTGCCCGTTGGCGAGGTTGAGCCTGAAGGGTTCGAAGACGACATCGGCATCTGGATATTCCAGTTCCAGCCTACGGCCATAGGCCGCTTCCGTCTTGTTGGGCTTTTTCTTCTCCTTCGCAGATACGTCGATCTGGTCCGGGCTCGAAATTTCGCCTTTAGCGGCCTTCTTTCCCGTAAGGCAGGGAAAGGGGCACGGCACGTCCTGCTTCTGGCATGACAGACAAGCGGGGTGCCTTCCGTCGCGCTTTTCTCTCCCCATGCGGCAGACGTTCATCATCTTCTCCGGTAACTCGGCCATGTGAACTTCAGCAGCGAAGACCTCCCCTCATAGAAGCGGTCGATCAGGGTAGGCCCAAGGTAGTCTTCCACCCCGGCCAAGTCGAGGTTGCTTATCAGGATCGTGGGGCGCTGATCCTCGTAACGCCCGTTGATGGCCTCGAACAGGAGAATCTCTTCAGTTTTGGTGCCGAACTGCTTCCCGATCTCGTCTATCACAAGGATGTCCGGCTTGGTGAAGGCGTCTATCAGCTCCTGCTCGTCAAGTTTCGGGTTGCCCCAGCTCGTCTTGATCTTCCGTACCAGCTTCATCGCAGTTGTGTGCAGTGCCGTGAAGCCTTCCGCTACCACCGCCTGACAAATGCAGGCCGACAGCATGTTTTTTCCGGTTCCCGGCTCTCCCAGCATCAGCAGGCTATCGCCGTCATCAAGACGGTTTCTGAAGGTCTGCACGTACTTCACACACTTCTCCTTCACGACCTCGGCGTCTTCATTCGGCGGGAAGTAGTCCTCAAAGGTTTTCCCCCGATACCGTTTACCGATCTGAATGTCCTTGAATACCTGCATTTCCTCTTGGACTCGAAGCGACTCCCTCCGCGCATTGAGCGCCACAGACTCGGCCCGCTGTCTGTCGCATTCCTCGCAGGGAAGCTCTTCGCTTCGGTGCAGTTCGCAGGCCCACTTTTTCGCTTCAGGTCCACTCATCGCTTTTGTCTCTAAAATCAGCGGCATCTCCGCTACCGACTCCGGTCCCGATGCCTTGTGCTGCCGCTCTAGTTCCTGCCGTCTCAGCAGGTTTGCGTTCGCTTCCTGTAGCTGTTCCTTTTCCATAGGTGGGTGCCTCCCAGTTCACCCAGTCCCTCCAGTTATTGAACCATGTCGACCCGTTCTTAGGGGGGCGAGTGGGGTTGCGTCTCAGTTCCTCAAGGTAGTTGTCCAGCGCCTTGTGAATGTCCTTCAGGTCTTCTCCTGTCTGCACCGTCGCACGGAAGTGGCGCTCCGCTTCCTTCTTGCCGTCCTTCGACGGGTAGCGGCTCCAAATCCTCTCGAAGGTCTCCTTGCGATTCTGCATCATCTTCAGGCAGCCGACAATGTGTTCCCTGATCCCGTCCTCATCCTTGCGCTTGGCCGGGGTAGTGGTGCAGGTCTTTTGAATCTGCGCCAGTGCCTCTATCACGTCTACTTGGGGGAAGAGCTTAACCCAGTCGGAAACGTCGGCCTTGGTGATGGGGAACAGGGCCTCGTCCTTGAGAATGATTTCGAGCGCAACGTCGGCGGTAGCCGACAAGGGTTTGTCTTTAGATGGAGTTGGTAATGGAGATGGGGATGGTAATGGAGATGGGCTTACTGATTTCGTTAACGGTCCGTTTACGCTTTCTTTAACGTCACCTTGAACGGTTGGTTCAACGACCGTTGCAACGACGTTAAGGTGTTCGTTACCATTGCCACGCTTCGGCTTGGTGAATTCTTTAAACTGCTCCGCCGTAACTGCCTCGTAACCTTTAGCTTTAAGCATCTGATACACTTCAGGGTGCAGCTTCGCCATACGACTGAACCGAGACTTATCACTACGGTCTTCTGCCGAAGAGGCAAAGCCGTTGTGCTCTACCCAGTCATGGAGAATGTGCAAGCCGTCTACAACGTCAATGAAGCGAACATCAACGACCGTTTCAACGAACGTTGAAGGATCGTTAGGCCATTCCGCAGCAATAGCGATCTCTTCGGCGTCCATGTCGGCAAGCTCCCCGCTACTCTTATGCTCCGCAGCAAACAACCACAGCGTCTGGAGGGAGATAACACCTTGCAAGCCCAGCCTACGCTTTAATTTTATGGTTTTGGGATGCCTGAAAAACCCCACCTTTAACCTTATATCAACGTTCATGCCACGCTCCTTGAACGAACCGTTAACGACCGTTGAACGACCGTTGGATTTACGGTCGCAAAAAAGCCCCGCCTCCCACGGCATGACGACGCCGGGGAGAACAGGGCTTTTTGATTCTGGAGGCGGAGTACCACCTTGCTGCTATTTTTTGTGCCTCTCCAAGTCATAAAAACCACCAAATAGAAATTAATAGGTGCAAACTACCTTTGCCATTAAACACTGTCAAGCTCTTTTAGGCACTGTTCATTATTTTAACCGATAATCTTATACCTACCCGCCTTGAAATCCACGACCCGTTGCTGGAGCCGCTGCGCCTTGATCTCCATCCACGCGCTTATGGCTTCCTCACCCAGGATTAGATCCATCGCCCTGCCGGTCAAACGGACGTCTGCGGCCTCTTCAAGGAGCCCGTCGAGCACATCCCTACCCCTGCCGTGCTGAAAGGCTCTAACAGCAAATTCGGCGCATTCCTCGCCTGCCTGCTTTATCTGGTTGTCTGCGCCCCATAGGCCGATTGCCTGGAGGATGATCGGGTCATATCGCTTCATGAACAACTCCTACAATAAAGACATTTGATCTGTTGTTGACGACTTGATTACTTGAGGTTTCGGTTCGATCTTCTCGACGGACTCGAATGTAGCCCCAGGGAAGATGTCTTTTGCCATCTGGAGGGCGAGTAGCCCCTCTTTGGATATGCCCCTCATCCTCTCCAGCTCCCCAGCATTGTAGATGTCGCTGGCTGGCACGCCGTCAAATATGAGCTGACCCCTTTCATCATCCGAGTTAACCGCCCAGATGGTCCGGCCAAGGGTCTGGCTTTCAATGGGTCGCATCAATCCTCTCTTTCGTTCGACTCGACTGGATTGGAGATGAATTTACGGTGATAAAGAATATGCTTCAACTTCTCGTTGCCCTCCGCAAGAATCTTGTTTTGCTTCTCTAAATCCATGGCCATTGCGATATTGTGACGTATCATTCGAGCCTCCAGAAAAGCTGCCCGCCCCAGCTTATGATGTCCGGGGCGGGCTGTGATGTTATTCGCCTCTCTTCCATGCGTCAATGTCGGCCTCTTTCGCGGCCCACTCGATGGAGAGACGGTCGGCGAGGAAAGTCATAAAGACATCGTTGAACAACTCCCGGCCCTTGTCCACGAGGGCGATGCGCTCCAGGAAAACGGCCTGCCGCTCCATCAGCTCGTCCGTGGTGTCACCCTTCTCTAGGCGCACGGCAGGGCATTTGTAGGCGGCGAACTCGAAGTTGGAGCCACGCAGGGTGAAGGCCCACCCGTTCTCTTCCTGCTCGATGAAGATCCTCGCCACGGTGATCTGCTTTCCTTCGGTGAGGGCCATTTTGACGGCCTTTATCCGTGACTGGTCGCCCCCCGTGAAAACGATCTTTTCGACTCCGCTCTCGCTGGGCCCCACCAAAAGCAGCTTTTGGTCGATGTAGGCGGTCATCTCCGGGCGACCAAAGCCGCCGTCCTGCTCGTGCCACAGCAGCCAGAGAAGGAAGTCGGAGCCGATCCACTCATTTTCCTTCAGCAGCCCCAACACGGAGGTATCATTTGTGCTGCACTTGTTGGCTGCAATGAGCGCCTGCTGGTAGACCCCGTCCATGTCGCCACGGCCGAGAATAGCAAAGGCACGGTCGTAGGGGGTGATGAACCGGAGCCCGTGACTGGGGAAGCTCTTCTTGAACATGTCGTGAAACAGGTCCATGGCTCGCACGGAGAGGTTGCAGAAGGTAATGACATTGGTTTCGAGGTTCCACACCACGTCATAGATGGTCGGTACCGGGATGAGCTTGGCGAGTAGCGCGGCCCGCTGTGCCTCCTTGATTTCCTCGCGTTTATGCTTGGGCACCTTGGTGAAGCCGGGGTTTTCCTGGAGGAAGAGTTCTTCGGCGAGTTTGACGCGCTCCCTCAGTACGGCAGCCGGAACCTTGCGCTGATCCAGGCGAAGGGAGAAGGCGGCATGCCCTCCGATAAACAGCGTCCCGGACGTGTCGAACTTGGTGAGGGAAGGGTCGAAGATGTTGACCCAGCCCACGGACCTCTCGTCGGCGGTCTCGTCAATCGGCCTGAAGGCCGCCAAACTGAGAGTTTCCGCGATGGCTTCCGGGCTGATCTTCGAGCCATCATCGGCGGTGACTTTGAACTGGCAACTATTGAAGGTATTGCTGTTGAACCCCATGCTGTACGCTCCTTGAAGTATATTTTAGGTGAACGGTCGTGCCTGCCAGTCGATGGCCGACATGTGAGAAAGGAATTTGTCCATGATCGACTTCTTCAGAATTTCAACGGCTTCGAGCTTTGTTACACCAGTTCCTACGGTACCGAAACGGCGGTAGATATGCGCCGAGACCTCTTCTACGGTAAGCTGCATGCCTTCCAGTTTGGCGCGGTACCTGACTGGCAACTCTTCATATTCGGTGAGCATGTTTCCCCCAAAGGGTATGAGGTTTGACGGCTTCTCCGGGAGTAATGCCACCGGATTGCCAATGTCATGGTTGTGTATCTTTTCGCGCCGAAGCCACCCTTCGTAGGTGTTCATGTAATGCGGGGGCTTACCTCCGAAGAGGATAGCTGCCACCACGCCAAGAGCTTCATCCTTGGCGAGCCTATCAGCAAAACGGTCGCCGTAGATGATGGTAAAGAAGTTATCCTCGATCTGGATCATTTCGAGACTCCGCACGGGAGCCTTGTCAGTCCCTTCAGCGAGCGTCATGCACCCTCCCGGTCTGGGGGTCCAGTTCAAGGCCATAGAAGAGGTCCCGGTTTTGGTCATACGCGATCGAGTAGCGCGACGGCATGACGTGGGGTATTTTTTTAAGCTGGTCTGCCATCTTTTCGAGTTTTTCCATGGCTACTTGTCTCCTTCGAGCGAGGCAACCTCTTCGCGCAGCGCGGCGATAAGACTATTGGCCTCTTCCATTGCTTCTTTGGTAGAGGCGAGGTCTCCTTCCAGTGAATCCCTCTCTGACTTCACCGACTCTAATTCCTCATCAAGACGTTCAATCGCCTTGACTACCAAAGATACATCGTCGGAGTATTCGCTTAACCGCTCCAAAGCCTTGTCTTCTGTACATGTAGTATTAGTAAGCGACATTTCTTCTCCTTGTTGAATTGCGGCTAAACTCCCTATTCTCGGGTACGTTCTAAGACCGTCGGGAGCGCCACCCCTAGCATTTAGCCGCAAACTGTTTAATCGGTGAACATGGTCCCTTGCTGGCCCCCGGCGTCTTTCAGTTCCTGTGCCTTGATTGCCTTCTGCTCGGAGATGGACGGAGCCCCTTCTTCGATGGTGAACTCCGTGCCGCAAAGGGAACAGATAGCCTCGCCTTCGGCAAGGTCTTCCATCGTGTCGAGGGGGTGCTTGCAGGTAGCGGGGTCTGCTGCGAAATTTGAGATAGATTCGCCTTCCTCCACTTTCGTTGCGCCTGCTGCCGGACCTGCCGCGCTCGGAACCTCGGCATCGTCGTCATCGAAGCCAGAGAGAATCTTACCGGCGCGGGCTACGCGGGTAGGCGTACCGTTCGCCCCGGTTCCTGGAGAAACGTCGATGACGTCCATCATCTCTTCCGTAGACTGCATGCCAAAGGTGATGTCAGTGCAATGGACTTTGGAGAAGTAGGACGCTGCGCGGTACATGAACATCATCTCCGGCATCGTTTTCCACTTGCTCCCTTCCTTCTGTACCCAGCCCTCACCCTCCACCATGTCCCAGTCGATCCAAGGCCCGTACAACACCTTGCCGTCGCTCCGGCGCTTGGCGTAGGCCCGGACCCTATAGGTGCGATCCTTCGGGGCCTTCACCTTGGCGTCATAGGCAGGGTCGGTGCCCTTGATCTCGTATTCGAGGGGTTCCGCAAATCGCCCGGAGCTGTTCACCATGGCGGTGATGATCTTGGCCTCCAGCGTCGGCTTGCCATGAACCACGGCCATGTTCTGCATCAGGAAAATGGGGCTGATCCCCATGTTGCCCGCCATTTCGAGGGCGATGAAGCAGTTCCCGGATTTCTGCTGGAACGCCTTGGGTACGATGTCGGATTTTGCAAACATATCCGCCACCTTGTAGAGCTGGTTCATCTTGTTAATGTCAAGGTAGAGTTCGAGACCTGCGGGTACTCCACCTGTCGGTATGGACATGATGGCCTTAGTCTCTGCCGCTCCCGGTGCGGCCTTGGCTGCTTCGTCTTTTTCCGGCATTGCACGACTCCTTTGAGGTTTGTTCTGTTACGCCGCCTTCTGTTGGTTGAAGCGCCACGGCGGGCAAATCGCCTCTTCGAGCAGGTCGAGGGCGGTTATCTGTGAAATGGGAACGGTATGGAGGGGAAGCTCATAAGCCGGGAAGTAGCCCAACTCCTTGCACTCCGCGATCTGCATCAGTATACGCCGCGCCTCATCCTGAGAATCCCGGAGCCACTGGTTGCCCTCTGGCCCGCCGCCAAGGTAGACGGTCTTGACCGCGAAGGGGAAGGTATCCTCTACACCGATGAAGATGAAGGTGTTGACTGGCCGCCCGTTGGCCTCTACCCCGTTAGAATACATACCTCCTTGAATATCATAATTCATGTTGCAAATCTGTCGGATGAAGGCGCTGCGCGTCGCCTCTACGGTCTTCTTGAGGTCCACCAGCGTGAAGCACTGTTCGTCGGGGAAGATGTCGGCCCTTGCTTTACACAGCAGACCGGAGTCCCTGTCGATCCAGACGATAGTGGTCTCGCGCATGCCCCGCGTGAGCAGCTTCTTGACGGTAGGGTGAGACTTCAGGGCGTTGTCGGCTCCCTTGATAGTCTCAGCCATAGGCGCTCCATTCCAAAAAGCAGGAAGTATAGTTTTGCCTTGGCAGTTCTCTTCAAACTCGGACCACCACGCCATGGAGTCAACGGCATCTTGGCACGGGTTCTTAGCTGTGCGCTGGGTAGCGGTCGCCTTCTTCGGGGCGCTGGCCGGGGTGATGGCGAATTCCTTGTTGAACGCATCACGCCCTTCGAGGCTGTAGGCGTGGATGGCGGAACCCACGTCCATGTTGTCCGTCACGACTACCGGCTTGCCCGCGATGGCGGGGTACTTCATGAACTTCTTCATGTAGCTGGAAGAGATGTACTCCTTCATGAAACTGTGATAGTAGACGTTGGGGATGTCCGGGTAGATTCCGGGTCCCAGCAGGATCAGTTGCCCCTTCTCGTTGAAGGGGGGGAGACCAGTAGCCATGACGGCTAGGATTTCCGGGGTGATCTCGGCGGGGGTAAGGTAGATAGCTTTAAGGGCCTCCGCTGTCGGGGAGACGTATATCTCGGTAGCTACCCCCTGAATGTCTGCAACCTTCTTCTGCATGTACTGCCCTCCTTGCCGTCGTAATGTGTTTAAGATAAGGCGGTACTATATTCCCGCCTTATTTAAGCCAAACACTTTATTGCAGTTACAGTTCTTCCGCGACTGCTGCCGGTACGGGTTTTGTTGTTTTGTCGGCCTTGGTCGCCTTGGCTTTGCCACCCTTCGGCCCTTCGGCCTGCATCTGCTCGTAGATGGCGTCAAGCTCGGCATCGCCGGTCTTCTTCGAAGCGGCAGGGCTAGCCTCGGCTGCTGCGTCATCGCCCTTCTTGGCGGCCCGCTTCGGCTTGGCGGCCTCTATGATCTTCTCCACGCCTTCCGTGGTCCCGCCCTCCATTATGCCGTCTTCAATGATGAGGTTGCCGCTCTTGCCGTCGTTCACCATCTCGGTGAGTATCTGGATGTCATCGGCTGCCGCCATGGCGTACAGGTGTTCCAGGTTCTCCGGGTCAAGGTCGCCGGGGCGGGAGAGCCGCAGGATGTTGAAGCGCGGTGAAAGCACCTTGGCGATGCCGTAGCCGACGATGAGCCGTTCCATGTCTGAAGACTGGGAGAAGGGCATGTCGTTGAAGGTGATGTCGGTGTCATCGAAGCCTAGTCCCTCCACGGAAAAGTTGGCCTCCTTGATAGCCTTTTTCTTGCGGAAGTCGTAGGCGTCCAGCTTCAGTGTGAGGTCTTCCGACTCCTTCTGCTTGGCGGCCACCTTCTCAGCCAGTTCCGCCCGCTCCTTCTTGGCCCGGACCCTGACGTTGATCTGCTCCACGTCGGCCATGCGCTGGCTGTAGCCGGTCATGTCGGGGTCCACGATGGCTGTCACCTGTTCCTGAAGCTCCCGGCCCGATGCGTTGATCCCCGCAAGCTCCTTCTTGAGCACGTCGAGTTTCTCGTTCTCGGCGTCGAGCTTGGCCTGAAGCTCCACGATGGCGGCCTCGGACACGGTTATCTTTTCCTTGCAGACGTTGCGGTCCTGCATCCGGGTCTGGAGGGCCTGCCGCAGCAGATTATTGGCGTCCAGCTTCAGTTGCTCTTGCTGCATCTCTTCGGTGATTTCCTTGACGCTGATCTCCACGTCCGGGGCCTCCACTTCGGGCTTTGCCTTGAGCTGCGCCTCCAGCGCCTTATGCTCCCGGTTGACGAGGGTGCGCTCATCGAAAACGGCTTTGCGGCCCGCCTTCCACTCCTTCAGGTCCAGCCCCCCCAAGTCGAGCAGGGAAAGTACCAGTTCCAGCCGCTTGTCGGAGTCCATCCGGTAGAACTGGGAGAGGTCGTAGAATTTGCCCCTGAAGGTGTCAAGGACCGTCTGCCCCGGTTCCAGTTTGAATCCATCGGCGGTAGTGACCAAGAGCTTCTTGGTTTGTCCGTCCTGTGTCAGTTCGCGGTGAACGAGGATGTCGCCCAAGTCGAGGCTGATCTTCGCCGACTCGGCATCGCCGTGGACGGGTTTAGTGATACCCAACTCCTTCATCGCATCCGATCCGCCCATGCCCACCCACATGGCATTGCAGTTGCTGGTTTTACCCTGCCGGTTCTTGCCGGAAATCTGTACGCTCTTGCCCATCGGAGCCATATTGGACAAGATGACTTTGCAGAAGTTTTCAACCCTCATCCCCATCAAGCGAACTGACTTTTCTTTGCGGTTCTCCATTTAGCTAATCCCCCTTTTTGCGCTGGAAGTGTTAAGGCGGCCTCCATTGACCAACCTTTCCTAATTCTGCCCTTGAAAGTCTCGAAGCAGACAACCGCTTCGTCTGCCCACTCTGCCCAAGTTTTAGTTACGCCATTATATGTGATTCTTACATCGCACGATTTATTTCTACTGTTAACTTTATGGGTTACCCACCGGCAGTTTCCCTTGTCATAACCTTCGTCATTTTTCTCTCGGTCAAGTTCATATCCCAGAGGGGCAACGCCCATGTCCTCGAAGAAATTCTCAAATTTGTGCCACCTTTCGCAAACAGTAATCCCCCTTCCACCGTACCGATCAAATGATGGATGGTTTGGATCATCGCATCTCTCGCGCATGTGCTGCCACGCCTTGTATTCCTTGCTTTTGTGCATGCCGTGGGTAGTCTTCAACTTTCCTACGATTTCTTTATGTAGGCATGAGCATGATTTTGTTTTGCCGGATGTGAGATGGTCGCGCCTGACTTCAACCTCCTTTCCGCATTCGCATTTGCAAAGCCAAACAGACCCACCGCTCTTTTGGTATCTGGCAAAACGGATGACAACCAGACGTCCAAAGGTCCGATCAGTTAAATCTCTTCGCTGGTTCCATTTAAAGGGTTGCATTAATGACCTTGACAGTTATTGAAGGTCCGTGCTATTGCTGGCACACCTTCCTTGCAGTACAGCAGTTTTGCCGCCTCCCCACCGGGGCGGCTTTTTTATTGTAACCCCAGCGCCGTCTTCACTATCTCCCGCAAAAACCTGTTCATGTTCTCCTTTTTTGGAAGTTTTTTGCCGATCAGGATCTTCTCTTCCGCTGTAACCCTGAAAACTAAGGTCTCCGTCCTGGCCTCGCTGCTGTTGCGCTTGGCTCGCGGTCCCATTACAGTCTCTCCAGAATCTGGAGCGCCGATTTGTACTCGGCCCGCTCCTGCTTGGCTTGGTCAATCTGGGGGACGGGGGTCTGCATGTGCAGGTACAGCTTGCGCCCGACCTCCCCAGCCAGCAGCATGACGAGTATGGCCGCAATGAGGGCGAGAACCCCAATAGGCGTCAATACCCGCGCCTTGCTTTTTTTGCCCCTGCTGAAGGGTTTTTTGAAGTCTCGCATCACACCCCTCCCGGCTTGTCGGTCATCCCCTTGAGGAACGGGCCTACCTGCGCCTGGATGCTCTGAAGCTCGGCGATGTTCTCCACATCCCGGATCTTCTCCAGCAGCTTTTTCATGCGGGGTCCCCAGTTTTCGTAGCTGATCCCCGCCGACGCCTTGGGGACCGCCTTTAAAAGGGGCTTCTCGGGGGGCTTCGGCAGGTGCTTTGCCGTGGCCTTGGTCTTGCCCGCCTCCTTGGCTGTCTCTACGGCCTTCTGAAGGGTCTTAGTTCCTTCTTCCGCTCCTTCCTTGCGGATAACGTCGGTCGCCGTCCTGGCGGCAACCTGACCGCCCCTGACCATATCTTTAACTTCTTCCGGTGCTGCGGAAAGATTCATCAGGTTGTCGAAGTGAGTCCCCGAAAAGCCCGACTTCATGCAAATAGCCAGCTTGTCCCATCCCAAGGCCATTAGGCGCTTGACTACTTCAGCCTGCTCCAGCGGCAAAAGCGGTTTGCCGGAATTGCGAGTGAGCATGGAAAGAACGCGGTCGGCATCGTTGGCATACCGCGCTTCGGCCCTTGCCGGGATGCTCTTGATCTCTGCACCCTCTGAAATAGCAAGGCGGCAGGCCATGAGGCGACAGTGCCCGTTAGTCAGTATCGGGATGTCATTTTTCAGATAGACCGTCACGGGCTCCTGCACCCCAACCTCCTTGATGGAGTCGGCGAGTTGCCGGATGTGTGCCGCCAGTTCCGGCGACTCGGTACGGATGTTCCATCCCGGTTCCTCCTGTATCAACATCGGGTCGAGGTTGTAAACGTCCGTCCTCCCTAAAGCCATGTCCTGTAGTCGTGCCATATTGCCACCTCCGGTGATTATCAAGCGGTTGTGCTGCAAATTTTTGTGTACATTACAGCCGGTCTTCCCCCTATGTCAACAATAATGTGTACGCTACGCAAAATAAAAAAGCCCCCCTTGGGATAGGAGAGCTTTTTGTAACTTGCTTTGTGGTTTGCTATCAGACTTCTGTCGTTTTCCTGGCCGCTAATTTCCCCTTGGCGGCCTTCGCCATCTTTGGCACGTTGACACCGAAGAGCGCCCCTATACCACCGATAGCCGCCGACGCCGCTAGGACGCGCCAGTCTTTTATGCCATAGCTGGCGGGGATGGCCGCCGTCGACACCGCCCCTACGATGAAGCTACCGAACTGCTTTCTCATGCGCCCTCCACTTTCAGCATCCCGTTCTTTCGTGCCTCACCGCCCCCGAGTAACCAAGTCGCCCAAAACCATCGCTTGCTCTGCCAGTATCGGCTTGAAGGGCGGTAACGTTCCCACCCTTTAGTCGGCGACTCTTCGACCATGATGTCTTGTAGGATCTGCGACGCTTGCCAATTGCTACACAGGGTCCCGTCGTCAAAAATACCCGTGTCACAAAGCTCGTCGTGAACCCACCACCCCCGGCTGGTGATGTCGCAGGCATTCGTTGCTCCGTCCGATAACGCTTTTGGGCGGTCGCCGCAGGTTACGTCTTTCCCGTACCGCGCTGAATGGTAGGTGAAAGGCTCATTGAGCTTGTACCAGATCTTACCGCCGTCCTCCACGATGCTGAAATTCACGCTGGAAATTACTCTCACTTTCCCCTCCTCCATCTCAACCACTCAATCCGTGGCAATCATTGCGCGGGCCTGCTCGTTTTTCTGTCGGCAGTTGCGGCACTCAACGGGGTTACGCTTGGTACACTCCTGCACGTTGTTACCGCAGGCGCAGAGGCCCATGGCATAGGAGCGGTATGCCCCTTCGGCTTGGTATCCCTCAAGTAATTTGATACGCTCATGTGGTTCCATGCCGCCCGCCCCTATTTGGCTTCCGATCCTGGCCCTTTCACGGATTCATAGACTTTGCCGAGTGAAGCGACACCCGCAGCCCAAACCGCCCCCAGCGGCCCCCGGTTGTCAACCTTGACCTTGATGTCGCCCTGCGTGAAATCAACCACGCCGTCGCTCTGGCAGCGCACCCTGATTATCCGGCCATCGGGGAGGGTGACAGATGATTCCCTGGAGCCAAGGCCGACGCAGCCGGGGAGCATTAGAACCACAAGAATGAGGCTAAAATGCTTCATCTATCAACTCGTTCTGCAACTCTTCGCAGCGATCCGACCAATACCTATGGTTTTTCTTGGCAACATCATACATAAAGTCATCCAAGGTCATGCCATCTTTTATATTTGATAGAACATTGCGATGAGCACACGCCACTTTTGCACTGTTTTCAAGTATCTTGATCCGCAGTTCCCGCTTAAACTCCGGCTTGCTTTGATGGCTGAGCCCCCACATCCCACCCGTGCAGTCGCAGCAGTCGTGAGCAAGGGCCGGTGTGACGATAAGGGTCGCTATGATGGCTAGTATGGCGGGGTATTTCATCGTTTCGACCTCGCCGCGTCGTGCCCGTGAACGGTCATAATCCCGTTTTCTGCCCACCTGAAGGCCCATGTCCGCATGTATTTTGCTTTTACTGGGTTGGCCCGCACTACCTTCTCGTAAAGCCCATAGCCCACCCCGAAAAAATGGACTATGGAAAGCTTTTGGTTTACCTCGTTGATCCGCTGCACTGTCGCCGGACCAACCTTGCCATCTACGACGATAGGGGGCTTGGGCCATGCCGCACGGTTTGCCGCCTCCTGTACTACCTTGGCAGCGGCGAAAGGTCCCGCGTTGACGGCCAGTTCAAAGAATAGGTTTGCGGCGAGTTGGTTCTTCCATTCGCTGCACCGGCCAGCATCCCAGTACCACTGGTAGACCGGCACCGTGTCTTCGACGGTGATGTCCTTCATCTGCTTCCCGCGCTTGGCGAAGTAGTCAGCATGCTCTTTCCCGGCAAGCCCGTACTTAGTCCCAACGTTGACACCGTTGTACCAGTTGCCCGAATCGTCAGGGTCACTCTGGAACCCCCCCTCGTGCCCGAATGTGTTGGTGAGCGCGGGGGCGATAGCTGCCGCATGGCTTTGCGTGAATGCCACAGGAACCGGCACAGACATAGAGGGCATTCGCGGCGACAATGGAATCGCCAAGCCTAAAAGCACCCACAGTGCGACAAGAAATCTTTTCATTTTGATTCTCCTGTTCTGTTGGAGAGAACTGTTGCCCTCTCCAACTCTTGGTCTATGATATGGTATCCCGTGACGGCAACAGTCGCCGCCAAGGCCCTTGTTTTGGCCTGCACGTCAGGACTCAGACTTTCATTCTTCAAGCCCTGCTACCTGCACAAAAGCATGTTTGCAAACCGTGCAGCTCATGGTCTCTCCCCGCTACGGCTTCCCCGTCAGGACGTGCCAGAGATACACCCAGTTGATCTTCTCGAATATCCACTTGCCGAACCATCCCAGTATTGCCAGAGTCATCAAGCCGAGAGCGTTCAGCGCCCATCTGCGTTCTTTCACCATGTCCTTCATGTCCCGGAAGGTCCCAGGCGGGATGTCCCGGATCGCCGACATCTGGCGTTCTGTCAGGCCAATGGAGCAGCCTTGGTTTGTCACCGCAACCTTTATCATGTTGGAGATGATTACCACATCGCTTCTGGTAAGCGCGTGTTTCCGCTTGGTCTGGCCGTCAGTCTCGGGCGGCAGGGAATCAAGGATAATTTGCAGGCTGGCGTCGAGTTCAGGTGTAGTTGTCATGGCATCTCCGGTGGACGTAGTTTTTTAGATGTAAGACTGACCCTCAAATTCAGGGGCAGCGGCGGCGTCGCCGTATCCCGGTTCCGCCCTGAAAGAGGGCTTGTTGGCTATCACGGTTTTTTGGTGAATTCCCAAGGGGAGCATGCTTATGTTCACACCCTTTGCTTTCTCGAAAAAGGCCACCACATTTTGGAACTGCTCGCCGGTACTCATGTTGAGCATGTCGTGGATGACAGCATCCGGGATAGCAATAATGGACTTCCCCGCTGCTTCGAGAATCGCCGTTCTTGCCATCGCCCTTTCTGCCTCTTCGCGCTCGATTCGCGCCGTGGCCGATTCGAGCAAGGCAGTTTTGCCCTCCAGTTCCTCACGGAGGGAATCGCCGAAGATGGCCGCTTCGATGATCTGCTCCTGAAGCTCGGCATTTTCGAGGATGGCCGAAGCGGTCCAGTGCTTCATCCACTTTTCTACGTCTTTGTCGTCCATGCCAGTTGCCCTGGCGACGCTTTCGAGGATCATGTCGCTGTTGCCTGCCGACTCAAGGATGTAGCCCCGGTTCGAGGCGAAGCCGGGGTTCATCACGTAGTCCATCCCGTGGAAGTCGGCGATTTTGGTCGCACCCATCGGGCCGCCGTTCACCCCGCCGCAGGCCCACGAGAAGCCACCGACGCCGGAAGCGTTGAGGGCGGAAACGATCTTTCCCGGCGCGGTCTCCAGGATCTGCTGGGAATGGTTCACCTCGCCGTCCTTGCCGACCTCGAACGCCACCGTGATGTTGCTGGGGATGTTCTCAACGATCATGCTGGAACCGTCCGGGAGTTTTATGGTGCCGACTTCCGGGATAGCGAGCTTGCCGTGCAGTTCGCGCCGTCCGTGGCCGAAATAGCCCAAGGCTTCGCGGAGCTTCATGCGCTCGCGGGTCGCGGGGCTGTAGCAGGTTGCGATGGCCGACTCCAGAATGTAGTTCCGGTGATGGCCGGAGTATTTGCGCCCCTCGTTGAACAGGTTAAAACTGCATTGAACTATTTCGGGTGTTGCCATGGCTGGCTCTCCTTTTAACTGTAAAAGCTGTCGATGTAGCCCTGAATTGATCGCGCCGACTCCATCAAGGCTTCACCGCCACCACTTTTCTCCTTCTCCTTGGCGGCGGCTTCCTCGGTAGCCTTCTTGGCGGCGGCTTCGGCAAGCTTCTTTGGGAACATGATCTTGAACTTCGCTTCATCCACTTTCATGATGTCGGTGAACAGGAAGTTCTCGAAGGCGTTTTTGTCGACTCCCAGCCATTCCTGATCCATCAGGCCCACGAGCTGCGCCATGCCGGTTGCGAGTTGGACGCGTCCCTCGCGGTTCTCCATCTCTTCGCGCTCCATGGCGGTCGAGACGCTGTTGAACACGATGCGGTAGGGCTTCTCGCCGGGGAGGAATGCCTTCTTGAATTTGTAGGCGATATGGATGTCGCAAAGCTGTTCGACGCCCGTCTGTATGGCATGCCGCAGCATCTGCGCCTTCATGGCAGCCATGACAGAAACACGGAAGAACCCGCCATCGCCAAGCCCCCCGGAAAGGTTCTCGCCAAAACCCAGCAGGGAAGGGTCGACGCCCAAGGCCCCGCATAGACGGTTGATGTGAAAGGTGATGTCGTTGATCGCTTCGATGTTCGGCGTGCCCTCGATAGTCGAGATGTCCAGCCGCGCCCGTCCGTCGCCGAAAATGGGGATCAGGTGGTTGATGACGGTCTGGATGAACCCCTTCTTGAGGCTTCTTTTTGCGTTGGCGGTATCCACCCGCTGCATCTGGCCTGCGACGATGTTCAGATACTGTGCCGCCTTCTGGGGGGAGAGCTTGCCGGTGTTGATGCCGATCATGCGCTCCATCCGGGATGCGTTTTTCCTGGACATGTTCAGGGAGAGGATCGCGTTGTTCAGGTCCATCCATGGCCCGTAGGATGTCTCCAACAGGCTCGTCCCGTAATTCTGGGATTCCGTGATGGAGTCGTCCTCGTAGTTGTCCACGGATAGGTCGAAGATCGAAGCGTCAACGCGGATAGGCTCCAGCAGGGACGGTTTCCACATGGGAATGCGGAACGGCACCATCTTCCACGGCTCCATAAGCTGAATGCCGCCCGTTTCCGGCTGTTGGTGCGCCGAGACGTAGCCCGCCACGCCCCCGGCCTGCTCGTACATATTGACGAATTGGGGGTGAGTGTAGTAGTCGGAACGGACCTGCTTGATTCCTACGCCGTCCTCACCGTAGACGCGGGCGAACCAGATGCCGTTGATCCCGGCGTTGTAGGCCCAGAACTGGCACTGGTCGTTGACTATTTTCTGAATGTTGTTGCGAAGGTCCAGGGTTATCGGGTCGGTTTCATCCCCGATACTCTCGATGGAGATGATCTCTCCGGTATCGGCCTTGGGGGAAAGCGCATGCGAGATATGCATCTTAATGGCTGAATCAATCGTCGGGTCCGTCGCCATGGTTCGGTAGACGTTGTAGCGGGCGAGGCGGGCCAAGGGAAGGTCTGTGATCTCCAGTTCGCCATCTTCGCCGGACTCGGAGACCCCGCCAAGTTGAGACCCATCTTCGGCGAAATTCTCATAGATTGCGGAACCGGGAGGAAGTGCCAGCCCCCCCAAGTTCCTCGAATCAACCTGTTGGGAACTGGGGAAGAGCTGCTTCCAAAATGGCTTCTTCGAGTTTTTATCTTCGGATGCGGCCATATACACGGGCTCCATGGTATAGTTTCGCGCCACAGCCTACTTGTACTAGCAGAGTTTAGAAAGGGTACTTTTAGGTATTATTGGGTAATGCTGAGGAGTTGCGATGTGTAAAAATAAAAGCGCCCCTTCTTGAGAAAGGACGCTTTTGTTGTGATCTCGCCGCGCACCCCTTCGTTTGCAGGCTATTGCGCTAATCACTCTCGCCATTCGGCATTATCCAGTACGGCCCTGACGGCACTATTGCCGCTGCGGCTCCGGGGTATTTGGAGGGTATATACACCTAAAGTGACATAACTGTCAAGTGCGGCAGCATTTGCGTTTTCATTATCCCAACCAAACAGCTACAATCACTGAGCAATCCCGTTGATCGCCCTCGCGTGTTATGCCGCCGGTTGGCGAGATAATAACTAGTTAAACCGACCTTTATTCGTCTACCTTCGTCGGCTTCAGGGTTTCAGCTATATCCCGGAACCGCTGTAGTTCGCGCTGTACCGCCACCTTCGCCCTGTGCCCTAATTGGTTGCGTGGGTCGCTCAAGAGGTACGCAAGCTCGTTTGCCTCGTCCTTGAGCAAGACTACTGCCTGATCAATTGCTTCCTTTCTGGTCATGGCCGCACCGCCTCTGCCGCCTTATAGCCGTCGTTTCGACCCTGCCAGTAGTCGCTGTTTTCGTATTCTGCGACGAGCAACCGCAGTTCCTCATTTTCAGCCGTCAGCCGCTCCACCTCGTGGCTAAGATATGCAGTCCCGCCAGAGGGAGCATCCAGGTACGACCGCAGCCGCTCCACCTCGGTAATGATCGCCATGACTGTTGGAAAATCTCTGAATATAATCTTCTGTCTTTGCAAGTCCATCATCCCTCCCAGGGTTTAACCCCTCGCTCGTCCGCTGGCGCGGCCAGCTCGCAAACCGTTATCCCTCGAACTCCGGGTTAAAATTCGGACAGGAAAAATCGCCGTGGGTCTGAACCGATCCTTTGCCACTACCAAACGTGATGTTTAGCCGGAACATTGGCACGGTGTCTTTCCCAAACTCACCGAAAAGGTCGATCATGCAAGTCCGATACTCGCCTGTCAGCTCTTTAACGTAGTGCATCCCCTGTGAACCCCAGGCTTTGCACTGCCGGCACTTGCCGGTTGCCTCTTCGAGGCCCTCACCGTTGAGGCAACGGGGGATCTCCGCGCCGATGGTATCCGGTACCCGCCCGCCGCCCTGATCCTCCTGGAAGCACATCACCCTCTCAACCAGCAGTTCGATACTCTTGATATGCTCCGGGTTAGCACCCAACTCAATGCATTTGTACTTATACGTTTGAAGGGCGGCAGGGACAGCAGCGTCCTTTGCGCAGAGCAGGAGCGAGTCGACCTCTGTGTACTTCTTGCCGTTCACCGGGTTAAAGGCATGAATCTGGAATTTGCGGTCAATTACGCTCATGAATTTTCTCCGTTTTATAGTGCCAGGGATAACCCGGCGCTGGTCCGCTGCGCGGGCAGCTTGGTTGCGTTAAACCAGAATGATTTCTCTTGCGTTAATGGAACAGTTATCGGATATCGGAGAAGTCCCATACCAGCGCAGGTACCACTTACCGTTGACGCCCTTGGCTTTCCACATCTTCCCCTCGTAAACTCCCGATGGTATAGACGACGAATACTCGGCCAGAAAATTAAATGTCTTTTCGGACATCAGCGCGTGAGTGCCGTCAATCTCGATTGCAGACCGATGCGGTTGATTCCAGTACGCGCCCAGAGGGTCTGTCATTGCAGGTATCTCGCTCATAGCCGCACCGCCTCTGCTTTAGCCATGTCCAGAAGTTCAATGAGCTTTTCGTCAGAGACATCGGCCTTTGCTGCCAAAACTGCAACTACGGCGTGCAGCGCATCCCTCTGGACAGTGACCCGCTCCACCTCACCAGAGAGTGAGTTGACCATAGACCGTAACTCCCCGATCTCGCCTTTGAGATCATCACACGCGCCGTGAGGGCATACCTTCGGAAGCGCTGCCTCAGCCGTTGACCTACCTCTACCTTGATACATGTACCCTTTAGCGTCACCCATCTCTTCATCCCTCCAAAGTTTAACCAGCAGGTCGAGGCGACCGAGCCGGTGGTAGTGAGCAGGAGTTGGCGAGAGTTCCCGCGCCTCACCTGCGGTCCGTTAAACCGGCTCCTGGAACCTTGCTTTTTTTGCAGTCTCTTTGACTACTTCAACGTCCCAAGAGGCACCATCTTCCCCAATTTTACGGATTGCATCCTCTTTCGATTCAGCCTCTATGCAGGCGGTCTCTTTTATCGTCCTGGTGACTTGATACCAGTTCATAGCCGCACCGCCTCTGCCTTGCGAGCGTTTTGCATGGTGCTCGCGAAGCAACTGGCTGTCGCAGCCGTGTTTTCGTAGTGGGTTTGCATGGAGCGCAATGCCCTAGCCAGGGTGCCGTCTTCCGATGTCGAGTGCCACGGCGTTTTCTTGCCGTAGCCGGAGATTTTCACTTCGTACTTGGCTTTGCCGTCCTTCTCCCTCCTCTCCACCTGGAGGGTCGAAAGCCTGTTGAATCCACTGCTCTGTATCCCGGTGGCGCGTAGGTACCCTTCGGGGTTGGACGACTTGTGCACCGTCCAATCGTAGCCGGGCATGATCTTGACCAGTTCTTTTCTGAAATCTGCTGGACTCATTGTTTACCTCCCAGGGTTTAACCAATCGCCGCAGCCATCCGGCTGGGCTCAAAAGCGTTAGGCCTTTATGTCCTTCACTGTCCCGATAATCTTAATTTTTGAGTGCTCGCCCCAGCGTGACGTAGCAGTTCCGGTTTCCAACATTTGAGTTCTGATACGAAACGCCTCCCATCGTCTACCAAGACTGAATACGATAAGCAGCACGCCAATTACCGCTAAAACAAGTATTGTTGTAATCAACTTTCCCTCCTCCTAGCCCACTGAAGGGCAATAACCAGTGCTCGGACGCCGACCGGCAAACAACGTCGGACGGGTCAAGCACATGGCCGTTAACCCGATTTTGCCGCCCTCTTCAGCGTCTTCGCCACCTTCGAGGTGATCGCTTCGCGCATGAATTCGGTTTCACCCTCTCCGGTGATCTCTCGCGCCTTGCTAATTCCCTCATACTCGCCGCAGGTAAAGCGTATCCCTTTGCTGACCTTCAGCGGGTTCTCTTTCCTGTAGTCCTTCTTTCGGCCCGCTCCCGGTTTTGCACCTCCAAGAGGTTTCCCGTTGGCATTAAATCCTTTTGGCATCGCTGTCTCTCCTATGTATTGGGCTCATGGCCTTCGAAGATATCTGTCAACATTAAGCATTCCCAGCTCCGCATGTCGCGCAAGAAAAACCCGCGCTGCCGTGAGCCTGCGCCCACTCGCCGACATGAATAACCCTTTTGCACTGATTGCACGTCTTAGGGTCGGTGATCTTAACCACCACGACACGGCTCATTTTAACTCCTTCAGTTCCACAAGTACGCCATATGCTTCGTCATGGTGCAACGTCCCGTAGGCGCTTTCGCTTACCTTTTCGATAAACCCGCACATGAGGGCGAAGGCTTTTTCAATCCGCTCCGCGTTCTGGAGTGCAGCCATGAACAGTACCGCCAGGGCCTCGCTCTCGGCGTCCCCTTGCGGGCCAAAAGGGGCTACGAGCGCATGCGGGGTGAAGACTGCGACATGGGGTCCGGGATAGGTCGAGCCAGAGAGCTTGCCGTGAATCTCCCCCTCCCATATGCCTACCCCCAGCAAACCACCCCCGAACTTTTCAGCCAGCATCTTCATGGCGTGGACTGTCTGGATGACGTTCATGTCCTTAAGCGCGACGCAGTTCTCCGGGGGTGTATCCTCTTCAGCCATCAGTTTCACTGGGGGGGCAATGCGATCCCCCCTTCGGTTAAATGTGGCTCCAGGTTCCGCATCAAAATCGTGCTCTTCTTCGGCGCGACAACGGGCACACGTCGGGTTTTTGTCCCCGTTCGGGTCCTCATCCATCACACTCAACTCATCTCCGCAACCAAGGCAAGGTGCAAGAGCCTCATAGACCTCCCGCGAGATATAGGAGTCTTCATCGACCAGGACCAACTTCTTCGTGTGGTGCCCGCCATGTTTAGGGTCTATCACGATGTTGTCGGCAGATGGCGCGTATTCAGGCGCGTGAAGTCCGTCGCAGCGATCCCCAGTAATGCAGCAGTCGGGGCCGCACTCGCTATGGTTCCCCGGTACAGGGGTCCCGGAGATATCAAGGGAGTGATGCACCCCAGCATGGCCGTAGCAGTCGCGCACGTAATCCGCGCCCTCCTTGGCGGTGATGTTCCCGTTACATCGCGAACAAAGCCCGTAGCCGGTATCCTGATTGAACCATTGCTTGAAGGCCGGGGCATCTTCCCCGCAGCAGGCGCAGTGCAGATGGAAGACGCGGCACTTGAGCGAAGACTCAAGGTACTTTGCCAGTTTCGCGCCCTGCTCGGTCCACTCCATGCCGAAGCCTACGATACGGACCCACCCTATGGTGCAAGCGGCCACGAGAATTGCGGTATCCGTGGGGTTGTTGGGGAGGGTTCCAGTAGCCACCAGTTTTCTGACATCCACGATGGTAATCATGCCCTGTTCTCCTGCATCCTTTTGATGACTTCGGCAGCCCTGCCGTTCTGTTCCACGAGGTAGTCGTAGCATCCCATGTCAAAACTGCCGCCGTCGTCATCTTGGAACTCTCCATCTCCGACGTACTGGCAGATTAACCCGTCGCGGTCATCGTCATCGAAGCCGCAGTACCACTTGCCCACGGTCGGCTCCTTCAACTCAGGCTTATTGGTAGCGGGGTTGAGTATCGGGAACATGTGCGCCCCTTCCAGAACGGCCTTGTGAATGGCGGTGCCGATCTCCAAAGCGGTCTTGCTGGCCAGTTTGCGGCCTTCGCCAAGTGGCGAATAGCGGCACATGCCGATCTGCTCCGGCATTTCTCCGATGATCTCGATATCCCACCCGTCAGAGTTGCCGCGATTCCTCCTGTGTTGCAGTTCGAAGCCTCGGCGCTGCATGATGGCGTCCACGGCTGCCTCTATAGCCGCTTTCGCATCGGACTCGCTACCGTTGCCCAAAGCAAGGGTGACATTCTTCCATTCGTGCCGGTTCGGCTCGCTGTTCAGCCAACGGGTGTGAAACATATCGGCCACGGCTTCCATCGTCAGCGGCGATAAAACCCCTTTGGCATAGGCGCGGGCCTCTTCTACGTCCTGCTGCATCCCGGCGCTCATCCGGTGTCCGCCCTGCATCCTCATCAGTATCTCTCCGAGGTTGTAGTGGCAGTGTTCCGCAAGATACAGGTATACCAGTTGCTGACGAGCCTCGGCCCGAATCTCTTCCGGGGTGATGACGGCCATCTCCGCTTCCAGCAGACCCGCTTCGGAGCGGTTGCCCAAAATCACCATCGCTTGGCTCAGAATCAGGGCTCGGCTGTTGTCGAACCTAGCCGAAATCTCATTTGATACTGTGACTCGGATTCTTGAGTTCTCATATACTGGCATGTCTGTTACCTCCCTGGCGCTGGCCGCCACCCGCGTTGCGCCATCCAGGCGCTATGTCATGGCCCTAAATATACACTCTTTGGATTATGTGTCAAACAAATAATGCACGCAAAAAAGGGGGCACGCTTTCACGCTCCCCCTTCACTCCAGCTATTACCGCTCTTTTATGGCTTCTTGACTGCCGCCCTCTGCTCCATGTCCTCGTCGTTGGAGAAGAACTTGATCGGGTCTTCGTCCGTATCAAGGACGTGCTGCGCCTCGTGCATGATCCCCCGCCCTACCTGCGCGTCCTGATAGGCGAAGGCCGCCAGCAGGTCAAGGGTCTCGTCGCCATAGGTCATGGTCTCGGTCCACTCGTCTTCAATGGTCTGTCCAAAGGCAGCCTCATCACGTTTCAGGAATGCCGCCTTCACCAGCCACCACCACGGGCCAAAACTACGATAGCGCAGCGGGTCCTTGAGAAGAACACGCTTGACCACTGCGAGGAATCCTTCAGCCCACATGTCTCGGGCTTGGCCCGATTCGGCCAGCATGGCGTTCAATTCTTCGGCTTTCGGTTTATAGATCATATCTGCATCCCCCTTGTCGCAAATTTATCATTTTTTGTTTATCTGTCAAACAGATTATTACGCCATCAGTTTGTAGACCTCGGCAAGGTCGGTGGAAATCGGAACATACCACCACGCCCCGTTGAAGTCGCCGCCCGTCTCGGAGAAGAACTGCGCGGTCCATCGGGTTTTCATCATTGGGCTCACTCTTCTCAGTACCCCGTTGAATCCGTTCTTGTCCTGGAAGAACCAGCTCGTGAAGGGGGCATGGCTCTTTGCCGGACGCCCCTTATAGCCGGGGATGACCACGTTGGTGTTGTTGGTCTTGACGGTGATCCCCAAGGCGAGGAAAGCGGCTTTCACCTGTTCAGGGACTTCTTTGAAGTTGGGGTCGTTCCTGATGGCCTCCAGTGCTGCACGTTCAGCCTCAGCCTTGGCCTGCGCCTCCTTGGCCCGTATATCCTCCTTGAGCCGGTTCAGGTACTGGTCGGCGATACGGGTAATCTCGCTCGTGTTATCGCCAAGGGCCTGTGCTGCCGTCTTAATCTCCCCGGCTGCCAAGTCCACGCTTCGCCCAACGACTACCCCGCCAAGGCTTACCTGCTTTTCCATAGCAGCCTTCCATGCCGTGGCGCATGCCGTCAATATCTCTACTTCAGTCGCCTTCCTGCCGTACTCGCTGGCTATAGCGTCGTAGCCGCTCCCGAATACCAGCCGCATGACACTGTTGGCATCGTAAGCGCGGCCCGCCCGCTTCAGGCTTAGGTATGCCTCGCATACTTCTTTTTTCCACGTCTCGTTGTCCACATCGGGGTAATTCACAGTCAAGCCCGTCTGGGGCTTGCCGAACATCACCCCCTGCGCCCCTCTCAGCACGAAACCGTCGTAGCTGTAAAAACGGATTTTGTCGTAATGCTCGGTGAAGGTTTCCCTGTCGAGGTCGCCCCGGAGCAGGTCGGCATAGCGCCACTCCTGGCTGAGAAGTTTCTGGAGAGCCATTTCCTTTTCGGAGTAGGAGACCTTGACCGGAGAGCGGTCGGCAATGAAGTCCTGCACGTCGTACCACTCATTGTCCGACTGTTTGGGTATAGAATTCCAGTTGAGCTGGCCCATCAAGGCGTCGGCCTTGAACCCCCTCGAAGCGGAGTTCACTTCGATGACCTTGATGACAATCGTACCGGAGTAGCTGTCCTTAAACTCATACATGTCGCCCACGGTGAGCACCACACCCTTGGGAGTCACCACACAGTTGCCGGGGTTGTCGATCAGCTTCTCATCAAAGGGAAGTTCCCCTTTCTGTGCCCTTACCCTCAGTTCAAGGGTGATCTTGTTGATGCGGGCCTGCACTTCGGCCTTTTTGTTGTTGTAGCGCGTGTCGAGGCTGTCCAGCTTCCATTGGGTCCTCTCCAGCGCGTCCTGTTTCTTCTGAATGGACTTGGAGATGTTTTTGCGCTCTTCGCTCCCCTCTTCCGTCCTCAAGCCCCGGTAGCGCAGATTCTCGATCTGCCTGTTCATGTCGGAGATGTCTTCGGCAAGATTGGTGCGCTCGGCCTCTTTTTCCTGCTCCAGTCTCGGCAGCACGGAAGCATTGGACGCCAGCACCTGGAGCTGGTTCACGAGTCGGGCCTTGGCCTGCGCCTTGGCCTTTTCCGCCTTCTTGGCTTCGGCTTCCATGTACTTCCGCTTGGCCTCTTCCGGGTTATCCTCGAACATGAACCGGATTTCGTCGGCGCTTGCAGCATTGGCGTTGGCTGCGGTCGCTGAGTCGGAGCGGAAGATGTCACCGATCCATCCCGCCTTCTTGCTTATCAGGTGCAGGCGGTAGGCGTCGAAGGAACCCTTGCCTTGATAGTAGTAAATCTTGATATTGTCGGCCTCGTTGCCTTGCCGGACTCCGCGCCCGTTGCGCTGCTGGATGCTGGAAGGGGTCCACGGGAAGGTCAGGTGATGGATTGCGCGGGTCCCCTTCTGTAGGTTGACGCCCACTTCGGCCTTCTGGTTGCAGATGACCATCGAGTATTCCCCGGAGTTGTAGCGGTCGCTGATCCGCTGAAGCTCGGAACCCTTCGCCTCGTCGGCGTTGATGATGCCGATCTTGCCCCGGAGCATCGGCAGGTAGTGGGTAAGGATGCGCGCCACCTTTTGATGTTGGGCCTTTTCATCGCTGAAAATGATCTGCTTGCCGCCCAGTTCGTGGATCTTCTGCACCCTGTCCACCATCAGTGCGTACTTCGGAGTCAGCGGGTGCCCCACGGTGCCCACGTCGAGTTTCACGTCCCGGAGCTTCTTGGCGTCCATCAGGAACGGCTCGAAGGCGTCGGCAAGGCGCACGATGAAGGCATCCCCCTTCATGCTGGTCTCCAGCGAATCCAAGAGGCGGTAAGTACGGTTTACCGGTTTCTGCGGTTCGCCCATTTCGGCCCGTTCAAGGTCATACTCCGGGTCGCCAACGCGGGGAGTAACCCGGACGGTGACTTCAGGCGGTATGATCTTCAAAAGCTGCGTTACCTTCCCCTGGTCCCCCTTTGCAAAGTGAAATGTCATTCTCCCGTGGAAGATGTCCGGGTCCATGGAAACCTGCTCCATGTCGCGGATGATGGAAAAGACGGGGCGGGGCTTGCCGCTGAATGTCGAACTGTCATCCTTGGTCGCGGCCTTGGCCTCTTCCCTCAGTTCGTCGTAGATATCCTGCTGCTCGTCGGTAAGGATGGCTTCCTCATGGAATTCCTCACTGGGAGGAAGGTCGAGATTCACGTCCTTTGCCGTGCGAAGCAGGCAGTATTTGTGGAAGATGTTGCGGAGCCCGTCGAGGTTCTGGAAGCCAACAAGCCCTTCCGTCGCCTTGGTCTCGTTGGCGATGGTCATCTTGTCCACGATGTCCTTCTGTCCGAAAACCCGGATGAAGTCGTCGGGGGTGAAGACGCCGAACCGCTCGAATTCCTCCAGCGGCATGACGTAGGCCAGCATGTTGAAGATTTCCACCGGGGAGTTGGTGACGGGCGTCGCCGTGAGCCCGTAAGAGCCCCGGTCGTTGTTGTTTGCCCGGATGTGCCCCATTTTCATCTGCATGTCGAGCCCGCGCTGTGACGCCGGGGCGGTAGAGACGTAGGCAAGGCGGCTGGCCTCTTCGCCCGCCTCGAAGCTGTTCTTGTAGGAGTGGAATTCGTCTGTGATTACGTCGGTGAAACCCATGTCCTCAAAGTACGGCAGTTCCCCTTTTTTGGCCCCGGTGTCGGCAAATTTCCCCTCGGCGCGCTCTACCTGCTTGACCTCGTTGTAGTTCAGGGACTTCTCGTCGCCTACCTCGTCGTCCTTCCCCTCGGAGTTGGCTTTGATGGCCTGCTTAGAGAGCAGGCCGCGCTGGCTCCATTTGTCGATGAACCCCTGCTTCGTGTCAGGCCGGAGCGGGATGCTCTTGAACTTCTCGTAGGTCATCACCACGAGTTTCACGTTGCTCTGCGGAATCTGCCACATGTCATCGTATACTTCCGTGGCGTCAAACTCCCCGGATGCAATCTTGTCCTGCCACATGGCCTCTTTGGTGTACTTGTTGATTTTCTGGTTCCCCTCCTCGTCAAGAACCGGCTCCTGAAGAATTGCCCCTTCCTTGGCGCGGTCAAAGCGCATCCCCACGAACAGGGCGTCGTCCATGCCCTCGTAGTAGTTCCGTGCCTCGTGGTACCAGTTGGAAAAGACCGCCTTGGGGACCACGATACAGGTCTTCTTGCTGCGCCCCATCTGGAGGTTGTACTTCACCAAAGCGAGCGTTTGCAAGGTTTTACCAAGCCCTACGTCGTCGGCGAGGATGCCGCGCCCTTCCTCGGAAAAACGCCGGATGGCCGCGTTCTGGTAGCCGTGCAGCACGATTTTCTTACTGACCCCCTGAAGCCCCAAGTCGGTCATCTCGTACTCCGGGGGAAGGAAAGCGTTGAACTTCATGTTGTACTGTTCCGCCAGTTCGTCAATGTTGGGCTGCTGCTGCATCCACATATTGAAGGTTTCGCGGAAGTTTTTGATGTTGTCGTAATACTGTTTTTTTAGGTCGCCGTCGTCGTCGCCCTTACCACCCCGGATGGCATTGCCGTTCATGTAGTTCTCGAACTGGAGGTCGAAGCCTGCGGGTTTCTTGCCCCCCAGAATGCGGAAGGAGCCGAAGGGATTCTCCGGGTCCTCCGTCCACTCCTTCGCGGTACGCATCTTGCCGGAGTAGGGATCTTCTTTTTGAACTTCCTGGTCGGAACCATAGGTGACGTTGGGGTAGCCGTTCTCCTTCAGGAAGTCCAGCACGTACTGCTTCGAGTACCACTTGTGGTTGAAGTCGAACATGATATCGGCAGGGTTCGTTCGCTTGCGCTTCCCGTCGATGATCCCGATCATCTGCATGTACTTCTGCTTGATCCGCTCGTCGGTCTCGTCGGCCATGGCGGCGTAGAGGGCCTGAAGTTTGGGGTAGATGTCGCCGGAGCAGTAGCGGGACATCGGGTAGATGATGCCGTCCGGGGAGATGGCTACGTTATCAAAGGCGGCGAGGTCGCCCAGTGTCGCCACCGGCATGCCCCCGGTGTAAAGCTTCTGCACGTCGTCAAGTTCGATGGTCTGAATGCCTTCCCGGATGAACAGGTGTTCCACGAGTGCCTGCACGTTGGTGGAATCGTATTGAAGATGCCGCCCCGATTCTTCCAGCGTCCCGTTCAGGAGGTCGGAGAAGTTCCCCTTTGCGTCGAGCGCATTGGAGAAAAGCCCGAACATCTTGGAAGACTCCCCGGTGAGCATGATGCCCCGGTTGTTCTTCGGGTGCCCGAAGCGGTCAATCTCGTTTGCCACAAGGTCCTGGAGTGCAAGCCGTTCGCTGTCATCCGCGTTGCCGTCGTTGAACCGATCCTGGTAGCGGGCAATCATGCCACCGATGATGGAGCCCCTGTAGAGCTGTTCCGCTAGTTCTTCCTTGGGCTGGCTCATGGCGAACTCAATAGCCGCACTGGCAAGGGCCGGTAGAAGGTCGGGATAGGTCTTGAAAATGGCGAAAAGCTGGTAGACGGTGAAGGAAAGGCACCCCTTGGGAGAGCCAAGGCGGGCCTTCAGCTCTTCGATGCTGGATGCGCCGTACTTGGCTGGGTCAATCGCTTCTTTGGCATCCACGGAGGCGACACGGACCCATGCGCCATGCTGCATCTCACACTCGATGCCGTTTATCATCTTGCGGTCGCCGTCCACGTAATTGCGCGTAACAGGTTCCGCCACGGAGAGCGCGGCCCAGTCGATCCGGGAGACGAACTTTGAGGCCAGCTTCGCCTTCAGGCCCGCGTCGTCAACGTCGCCGTCCACGGCTTCCCGGCTGAACCTGTCGCCTGCAATCTTCGGGACCCACTTGCCCATGATGAAGGGCCGCCCCTCGCCCAGCCAGTAGCGCCCCGCTATGAACTCGTCAAAGATGACGTTGGTGCTTATCAGGGTCTCGAAGGTGAGGTCGTTCACGACGTCCAGAAGGCTTTGCGGGTGCTTGCGAAAGACAACCACGTCAACGACGGTATCGGTGCCCTGCGCTGCGAAGGTTTTGGAGGGGAGCTTGTGAGCGCCAAGGAACTCGGCCTTGCGGGAAACGGAGTTGCGCCACTTGGCCCAGTCGGTCGAGCCCTTGGCCCCCACGATGTCGGTCGGCACGATCAGGACGGCGAGCCCCCCAGGCTTGATCTTGTCCAGAATCCGGGAGATGAAGTACCGCTGAATCTTCCCCTCGTTCTTGTAGGGCGGGTCGTCGAACTTGTAGGCCCCACGGGCGTCGCCGAAGGGCACGTTGGTGCAGCAGCCGTCGAAGGAGTTGTCCGGGGTGTCGGAGCAGAACTTCTCGAAGCTCTTGTTGGTGATGGAGTCGCCCGCGTTGAGAAGCTGCGCCACCTTCGAGGCGGTCGGGTCGAGGTCGCAGCCGGTGATGACGATGCCCCCCGGTTTTGTCGCCGAAAACATGCCGTGGCCGGTGCTGGGGTCCAGGATGTTGCCATTGGCTAGGCCGTTGGCAACAAGGCCACTCCAGACGCCTTCAGCGACGTGCTGAGGGGTGTAGTATTCGTACTGGGAGTTGTCGGAGAGCCCCCCCTTGCCGGAATACTGCTTCAGGGTCGCCCTTTCCTCTTCGGTGAGGTCTCCGGGGTTGTTGACGCGGGAAAGGATCTCCTTGGCCGCTTTGTTCAGCTTCTCACGGGCCTTCTTGCCGCGAACCAGTAGCCCGTAGTCGCTGTTCTCGTTCTTGTAGTCGTTGGGGTCCTTCGGCGGGTCCTGTCCGGGGATGCTGATCTTGAAGAGGGTTGCGAAGACCTTGGCAAAATCAAGGAATGATGTGGCTTGCGAAATACTGAGTTTCGCAAAACCAAGGGCGGTAGTACCGGGGTTGACTCGCATGGATGCTCCTTGAAGGGGAGTTAAAAAAACATTCGCGGCGGCATTTGACATATAATGCCGCCGCGAAGTCCATGCTTATTACTGTTTGCTCAGGCTATTCCCCTGATTTATCCTCTGTGATGCCGAATTCCTTCTGCATCTTGGCTGCGGAGGGCACCGGCATTCTCTCTCCGCTGGCAAGAACGACATCATGGAAGGTAGTCGGGTAGCGGGCAAATACCTTGCCGTTGACACTGGTAGAGATGACCTGCTGGGTGCGAACCTGAAAGCCTGACTTGTCCGGGAAGGTCATGCGTATGGCGTGATCCCGGACGTTGCCGAAGAGGGCCACGTCGCCGCCGCCCTTGCGCTCCAGCACGTCGCCCAGCTTCCATGCCATCTTGTTCTCGAACTGCTCGATGTAGAAGTCGGCGGAATCACTCGCCAGCTTCGCCATGACATTCTGCCAGTTCGGGTTGAGCTTGCGGGTCGGGACCATGAGAGGGGCCAACTCTTCGCTTACCCTCGCATAGGTCTGGTTCTCCCACTGGTTCCCACTGCGTCCGGGACGTAGCAGGTTGAAGTCGCCATCGGTGAAATAACGCTCAACCATGACGGTGAATCTCGTGGTGATCGACTGTACGATCTCGGTGCGGAAGTCGGCGGAAATGAGGTCGAGGACCTTTTTCAGCTCCGGGCGCTCCTTGTGGCGCTTCAGGGTCGCGTCCTCCTGCTCCTTCTTTACGGTCTTCTCCTGCTCCTTCTCCAACTTGGCGGTCTGCGCCTCTTCCTTCAGACGCTTGTTGATTTCCCGCTCCTTCTGGTCGCGCAGGTCGGCGACGGTCCAATAGAGGTCAAGGTCCCCTATCTGCTCCTTGGAACCGCGTAGGCTGGGTATCAACTCGAACTTGTCATTATCCAGATTCTCCATCTCGCGTTTGGTAGTAACTGCATCCATCCGGGCCAGATAGTCCTGCATGCCGGGGATACCAGCGGCTATGGAGCGCAGCACGGCTACACGCTGGGGTCCCGTTTTGGGGTTCTTGGGAATGGCAGGGGCGGGCTGCATCGACTGGATTGATTTAGCCAGCGCCCGCGCCTCTTCCATCTGGTCCGGGGCGAAGGTGGTAGTGCCCCCCGACTCACGGGCGTCGAACTTCACCACGTCGTAAACGGTAAGGGTCCCGGCCTCGCCCGCCCAATCAAGGTGCGCTTCGGCGCTGTGCCACTCCTTGCCTGCGGCTACCATCGCGGTCATACTGTCGCGCCCCTGCGGGACGTACCAGAACACGTTGAGCCCGTTTCTTAGCAGTGCTTCGGTATGCTCGGCAACCGTGGCGCTCATGGTGCCCTTAACGATAGCGTCTCCGAAGGAACCGTCTTTACCGCGCTCCGTACTGACCTTGAACTCGTCCCGCTTGATCCCGGAACGGAGCATGGCGTCAATGAGGCGGGACGCCTGCATGGTCGGTGCGCCCTTGCGGTTCAGGGACTGTTCCCACTCCTTGTACGTGGCGTCGGGGTCAGTAGTAGCCGGGGTAGGCTCCGTCTCTTTCACGTCTGCATCCCTGCTCACCTGATAGTAATACCCGTGGCCGCGCTTCTCATCGTCAAAACTGAACTCGCAAATTTCGTTGAACACGCTTCCGTCGAGGTTATGGATGTAACACTGGTAGTCGTAGGGCTGGATACGGACGGTTTCAGCCTTTGCAGGGGCATCGGAGCCATCAGACTCGCGGGTAGGCTCCCCTTTGCCATATCGGGCATGTTTGACTCCATTCGTGACGGAGTAGGTATCGTCGCTCGGACGGGACGGGTTTTCAAAGGTTTCCCGGTCGAGGTCAAAGGCCAGCCCCTTCTTCTCGCAAGCAGCCTTTATGGCTCTGAAGAACTCAGCCACGGTCACATTTTGCCGGGATACTTCTACTTCGGATTTCATGGCACCCTCCTTATCGGTAGATGCCACAACCTTAAACCCGTCTTGATTATTTGTCAAACGGTTAATCACTCCGGCAGCTTCTTTTGCCTTCATGATAGCCGTTTCTAGGTCCGGATAGATGTTGGCAACCGGCACGACCTCCCCGGAGTCGAGGTCTTTGAGGGTGACGGAGTAGCCCTTTTCCACCTTGGCAACCCGTGCCTCGGTTCCGTCCTCTTCGTTGCGGAAGGTCTCGATGATCTTGGAGGTAGAGGGCGGGTCGATGAACCCCGGCCACTTCTGCGCGAAAGCCGCTTGTATGTCGTCAAAGGATACTGCGTCAAGGATTCGGGCTTTCCATGCGAGCGGGGAGCGTTGCGCCCATTCTCGTAAATCGGACTCTGTGAAAGCCGCTTCCAGTATTACATCAGAGAGCGGCTTTGTGGTGTCACCGGCTGAAAGCCATTCCTTGAAGTCGGGCATGTGCATGGCGGTCATGGCCCCCAGGCGCTTCGCCCCCTTGCCGTCAGAGAAACCGGCTATGTATAGGTCGCGGGCCTCCTTCTGCGACAACGTGCCAAGGTAGACTTTTGCTTCGTCGTAGCGGCCCGTTTTGGCGTCCACTTGGTCCACGATGAAAACAAGTTCGCTCTCGGGGTGATCGCCTATGTAGCAGTCAACATGATCCCCGTCTTTTGCAAGAGTGCCCTTGAAAAATCCGTAAGTGGCGGCCATGGTCACTTCCCACGGTGTACCATCCGGGTCAATGCCGCTTCTCTTGCTCCCCTTCGGGTTCTCTATGGAGATACGGAGACCGTGCATGGTGATGTGACCGTGGCGGTAATTACCGGCTTCAAGCTGCGCCTGCGTCGGGTGCGGCAGGTCGTTCAGGTGAGAGGTGGCGGCCTCATGCGCGGCTGCGTGGACCTCTTCGGCGGTGGCGGATTCGAGGATGGGCTTGACAGGCTTGTCGTCTTTTGATACGGTTGGACCTGAACCCGCTTCTTGCTTGCGACTTTCGGAAAGGCCCTCCGATTTGCCACCACTTTCATCCGTGGGAGGAACATGAGGGATATTTACGGTCGCCCCTCCGTGAGCAAGGATGCGGGCTTTTTCTTGCCTAAATTTTGACAGATACTTGTTCGCCTTGGGTCCTGACAACTTCCAGAAGTTCCATACTATGTTGGTGCCGTCTTTCGGACCTATCTCTACTATCGTCAGATAGTCTTTCGCAGCATCCCGATATATAAAAAGAACGCTTTTCTCTCTATGCTGTGTAAGAAAACTCGTGCCTACGTTGGGAAGAATCTCAGTCGGGTGCGTTACGGCCAGTCTCAGGTATTTTTCGTCGTCCTTAGTGAGCTGATTGCCATGTCGATTGCGGATATAAACGATGGTACTGCCATCTATCGCTATCACGCTCTCTTCAGTGTCAAACCCTAGCGCCCTGACTTCCTGCAAGGCTTTACCTTGCAAGCGTCCCAATACGCTCGGCTTGAGACGCCACTCAGCATCAGCCGATTCCGTAATAAACCCATCTTCGGCCATGGCTGCGTAAAGCTCATCGCGCCATACACCGCCGTGTTGTACCGCACTTTCCATAACCGCCCCGATCCCCATGGATTTTTTGAAGACGCCCGTGACGTACTTCCAGAAGCCTTCCCCATCCGACTCTTTGAGGCCGTTCTCCCCGGCTATCACCTTCGCCTGTTTCCAGCGTTTATCCGCTTCGGCAAGGTCGATGCCAGAATCATCCGCTATGGATTTTACAAGAGCTGCGGGCATGGTTTCCCCTCTTTAATTAAATTGGTGTGCTCACCGAGACACTTCGGGCAGTAGAAATGGTCGTGAGGGAGGTCAAGGCGGATGGAGTTTACCAGCCCACAGTCCCCGGCCTCATGATAGTAACCTCTGACATCGTTGCCGCAACAAATGTGCTCAGTCGTCGCCATCATCGTCATCGTCGGCCCACCGGCTGTCATCCTCGGCGTCCGGGTTCTGCTCCGGCACAAAGCCGATGATGTCGTAGGAACTGATACGGCGGTCGTGGTGCGTCGTCTGGTTCATCAGAAGGGCATGGTCAAGGTCCATAGGGGAGACGGCCTCCAGGGTGAAAAGCTGGCCCCTGAAGCCTATGCCGTGATCCCGGAGGTAGTCCGTCAAGGGTGCCGCGCCGGGGCCTGTCACTTCCGGGACCGCTGCGACATCCCATTGGGTATCCGGGAAGCTGATCTTCACGGAGCCTGTCAGGGTCATAACCGCAAAGAGGTAGGGGAGTGGGAGGAAGTATGTCATAGCGCCCCCTTGATGGTCGGGTCCTGCGCGAATTCTTTGGAAATGGTGATCTTCTTTTGGTTGAAAACGTCCCCGGTGAGCCTGTTGATAGAGTACGCCCCGCTTTCAGGCTTACCCGCCGCGAGGAAGAGCCAGAGCGCCCGCTTCGCGTTCTTCTCGCCCTTCACGTTCCAGGATGACCTAAGCCTCCCGGAACCGTCCTCGTGAGGCCATACCACGGACCACTTATTTCGGTAGGAGTTGTACAGCGAGTACCCAGTGCCCTCCCAGAAGTCCCCTGCCTTGGCAATCTTCTTGTCCAGCGCCTTCAGGAAGTCCTCGGAGGTCTGCACGGCGTCTTTCTGGTCCGTCATGGCCGATTGCTGCGCGGCCACTCTTGTTTTGTCGATCCTCGCCGGGGTCGCCATGTACCCCACCATGAAGTTGAAATGGTCCGGGTCCTTTTCAAGGAGCGTTGCCATGGCTTCCGGGGAGTTGAAATATTGCATGCCCATGGAAAAGACTTCGGTGATGCCGTTACGGTAATATTTCCCCACATAGGGGTCTATGAAGGAGTCAGCATAAGCTACCTCATCACGCCCGTACCGCGTGTTTCCGGTGAGCTGGGAAAGCCTCGTGACTTGCTTATTTTCCACCCTGCCTGTGCGCTGGTCAAGAAAGCGGTTGGAGATGGCCTTCGTTCTCTCGTCGTCTTCCAGGATGTGGGCGAGTTCGTGGAAAAAGGTAGTCTTGCCAAATGCACCCGCCACATAGACCACGCCAGTCAACGGCTGTGCCGCAGCCCTCCCACCCCCTTTGGTCTCGAAGCTGATCCGGGAAAGCCTGCCGCCCGTGAGCCGGTGGAACTCAGTCATGTCTTGCTTCAACGTAGTCATGTCGTAGCCGCGCTTCTTCAGGTTGGTCTGCATGTTCTTGGTGACAAGAACCATTTCGTCAAACCACGCATCGGCGGCCTCTTTGGAAATGGGGGAAGCGGCTATGACGTGATCCTTGATCTTGCCGATCTCTGTGCGGGCGGTGGCAATCGCGGCCTTCTGCGCTTCGGTGATCGCCTTATACTCTACCGTTATCTGCTCCATCTCGGCGTTGAGGTCCCCGGCTTCCTTTTTCGGCTTGCTCGTAAAGGGTCTGCATCTCCTGCCGCACGGCCTTCACGGCGTCGTTCTGCTCATCCCAAAGGCCCTGCATCTTTGCTGACCATGCCTCATACTTTTGGATGTATTCCGCTTGGGTTTGGAAATTATCTCTGGCGTAGGAGTAATCGGCAGGTTTTTCTATTGCCAAATTATCCCGGAGCATCTGGTATCCCTTGCCAAGGTTGACGATCTCCAGTTTCTTCCCCTCGTAGCCGTTCTTTTCCAGGGCTGCGGTTCGCCGCTGGTCGTAAGCGAAGATGATCGGACTGGCCTTGGTGTTCAGCTCTTCCATGGCACGGGTGATCTCGTCGTTGGCCGCTTTGATTCGCCTGATGGCCGCCATGGGGGCCACGCCTGCGCGGGCGCACACGTTCTGTGCCTCGTCCCGGTATGCTGCGAGCTTCATGTCGGTGTAGGCCGTCGCCTCTATCGGGTTCTTGAGCTGCGCCGTAGGGACCCCCGTCACTCTCGTGATGGTATCCTTGTAGATAAATACCCCGTTGTCGAGCTGAATGTTGTAGTTGCTCACGATGTTATTGAAATCCCGCGTCGCCTCCAGGCGGTCGTCAACGTTGGCGTTCTCGTCGTAGGACACCGCCATGAGGGCCTTTAACTTTATGCCCAAAGCCATAATGGCGTCCATGTTCTGTGCCGCATCCGAAAGGCCGGGGTAGTTGCCAGCAGGCCCGTTGTAGTCGAAGGCATGGGCGAACCATGAAGCCAGCGAAGCGAAGTCGGGAGACGCCTGAATTCCTTTGATGGCAGAGACGCGGGCCGTTCCCGCTGCGCTGCCTTCCAATTCGGCAACCTGGATTCCTTCAAACTTGGCGTCATGCTCGGCGATGTCGTTGCGGAGATGGTCGGCATCCCAGTTGCCGCTAAGGATGTATCCCCTTATCTCGTCCTTCGTGTACCCCTCGTCCTCGTACTGGGGCCAGATTTTGCCCCACCACTCGTTAAGCAGGTCGTCGTCCGGGGTGATGGCACCCTCAAAGATGTGCTTCAGTGCCTGCCAGTCGCCGGAACTCGCGGCTTCAAGGATATGCTGCATCACCCCTCCAGAAGTTTAGCGAGTTTCGGGTTTTCCATAAACCGCTTTCTCAGCATGGGGTTCTTGGTCTCGATGATGGTTTTCATGTCGAAATCGCCCAACTGCTCGGCATACTTTGCCGCCTTTTCGGGATCGTCATACTTCTGGCTTTTGAAGTGGGTATCCCCGAATTCGTCAACCTTGCCAGCCTCGTACTGCTTGCGAAAAAGCTCCACCTGATACTGGTAGCCAGTTTGGGGATGCTCGCCGCGCCAGGCATTCCGGTTGCCCTGTTTCTTCCAGTGCCAAGCAGGGGAGCCGATGGTAGCTGGTGCCTTGGCCGCTTCGAGAATTGTTGATCCGTTCCAGAGCTTCCCAAATGCCTCCTGCATGGCGCTTTCCATGATGGAAGTCACCTTGTCGGAGTTCTTCTCGATGTAGGCGATGGCCGGACCCTTCAGGGACTCGATATCCTTGATCTCGTCGGCAATCTCTTTCAGTTTGCCAAGGAAGGCCAGCGGGTCGAGGCTGTCGAACTTGCCTGCTATCAGGTCGGCGAGGTTCTGGTTAGCCGGTGCAACCTCTTCACCCTTGGATGGGGTGTATTTAAGCGCCATCGCTAAAACAGCATCAAGCGGGATGTCTCCGGTCCTTTCTCCAACATACCCATTGTAAACCCCTTCCCCGTTCACGCGAATGCGGTAGGCCCCAGCGTCTGTCTCCCCCGGCTGTCTGACGTAAACCTGCGTGATGCCGTTGGCGTGGCTGTAAACGTCGTCTCCTGTACCTACGCGCTTTGTCCATCCAGCAGGCATAACTTCGGCGGGGATGTCCACCTTGGCGTTCAGCTTCGCCATGGCGTCCGTCAACTCTCTTTGCAGTCGCCGCTTGTCGGTGAATGAGATACCCCCCGCCGCGAGGGCGGCGAGGTTCGTCTTTACTATTTTCTGGAGTGCTCTCTTCTCGGCAAATGAAAGGGCCATGACTACACCCCCGCCGCTTCGTCAGCCAATTTCTGACTGAGCGCGTCCGCAGCGGTGTTGAGCCTTTCGTCGTACAGCTCAAGCATGTTCATGCCCTCCAGCATGGAGGCGGCTTCGTCAAGGGCCGCGTCCATTTCGGCAGACGTGGCATACTCCCCGGCGATGATCGAGTTGAGGATGGTAACAGCCGCGTTCTCTTCGGCACGGTCGGGGTTGGTGTCGCCGGGGTCTGCGGTCGTAGTCGTTTCAGGCGAAGCGACAGAAGGGATAGCCCCATTGATCTTAGCTGCAAACTCTTCAGGGGTGCCCGTCAGGTCATCAGGGATGAGCATTTCGTCACCTACCTTCGACTCTTCGCCCGAAATAGTTATTGACTGTATTCTTGCGGTGACACCTACGACATTTGCCCCAGCCCCAACCTGAACGTAGTCGTTGTCCACAATGAAAGTTGTCTCGCCCACGGTCTTTTGAAACGCATAGGCGAGCTTGGGGTTTTTATCCTTGGAAAGCCAGTCGAGCCCCCTAAGCGCATTGCGCACTGCGACAATGCGGTCCTGAAAGAAGGCATCCAGCACATCCTGATACTTGAGCTGTAGTTCAGGGTCGGCTATGATGAGCGCGTACCCGCTGGGGGATGTCGCGTCAATGGCCGGGGCCGTCATTGGCACAATCCCCCCGTCGCTGAGATAGCCTTGCAGTTTGTCATAACGCACGTTCATAGTAGTGCTATCGGTCCTGAACTCAATAGCCGGGAGGTTGGACCCGCCAAATTCGCTGGACTCAAGGCTGGAGACTGCGTAGCCGTCCATGTAACTGTCTTTCTCGAAACTCTTGGAGACGAAATCCTGTCTGCTCATGCGGTAGGTGTCCCCGACGTGGAACTGCGACACTACGGCGGCGTATTTGGCCGCCCACTGCGCCACCGTCTCCCTTCCGCTGATCTGGTCCTGAAGAACGGCTACGGCCTTATCGAAGGCATTGACGGCGGTAGCCCTGCTCTTCGCTTTGAATTTCTGTTTGTCGGCATTTACGACGATGCTCCCACTCTCCCCGTCCTCATAGAAGTTGGTCGACACTTCCTCAAGTCGGGGCTTTGCATCGGTGCCGCCTATGAGTAAGAGTTTGAAGGAACCTTCCTCTTTAGCATCAAAACCCATGCCGACAAGCACATTGGTGAACTCTGCCACGGCTGCGGCGTAGCCATCCCCGCCCCCAGTGCCCCCCTTCCCCTTGTTCCCGGCGATGGTCGCCGCCAAGGAATCGACCTGCGACTGAAGCTCTGCGTTGAACTCCTGAACCTTGGTGAGCTGCGCGGTGGCCGCCTGGATGTCAGAATCGAGTTTTTCCGCCTGCGCCTGCGTTTCGGTGAGCGTGGCGAGCAAGGTCTGGTTGTTGACCTGCTCGGCTTCTACTTGCCCCCTCACGGTCTCCAGGGATGCTTTCTGCTCGGCGATATCCTTCGACTTGGTGGCAAACGCCTTGGCGTTCTTTCCCACCAGCATGGCGACGCGCTTGCCTACCTCTTCCAGGGAGACATCGGCCTCCCCCTCGGGCGAGACGGCCACGGTGATGTCCCGCTTGTTGAGAAGCCAGCGAAAGGCCAGGATCTCGTCGGCTGCGGTGATCTTCATCTTGTTGTTGTCCGGGGAGTGGAAGACGATGGTGATCGTCTGTCCGTCCGAAACAGGGAACTGCACCGTCACCGTGGCGAACATGCCGGACTGCCGGGGCTTGCCGATGTTGGCCTCCCCTACCGTCAGCCCCTTGTCGGCCATGTACCGGTTCAGGGACTTGGCGAGGGCCATCATGGTCTGCGCCGTCCGGGAGAAGGAACGAACCCGCACCGCCTCTAGAACCATCCCGTCGTCCCGCGTGTTACCGCAGCCTGCGCAGTTGCCAGAGCATCCGTCGCAGGTCTGCTCTTCGCCGCCGTACTCCGCGTCCATGTCGGCCATGTCGGCGCACTCCAGAATCAGCAGCGCCTGTTTCGGGTCACAGGTGAGGCGGTAGTGGGCATCGGTCAGTTGCTCCGGGGTAAACCCTTTGGCAAACGGGTCAAAGGTAAGTCTGATCTTCCTTGCGTCCTGCATGCGGTATAACATTGGTGTCCCTCCCTCCGGGAAATTGATGGCTATTCGTATTGCTCGGGGAAATCGTTGGCCGGAAGCGGCTTGTTGGCGGCCTCCCAGGTCTTCCTGTCCTGAGCGGCCATCGGGTACTGCCGGTGGCAGTTGATGCAGACTTCTTCCTGCACGTCTGCTCCGCACCACGGGCAAGGCTTGTGGGTCGTCGCGCCCTGATCGTGCTCGGGGTCGTCAATATGCAGCGGGTCGTCAATGTCGTGTTCCCCGCTCCTGTCGATCTCCAGCCCGATGCCTTCGAGGATCATCGCGGGCGCTATGCCCCGGTAGATCATCCCTTCGTGCTGGACCTTGTAGAACGGGCCTTGCGCGGTAGGCACAGACTCAAGAATCATGACCTTCTTTCCTGCGAGCGCATCGCCTTCAGCACGGTGCCCCTTGAGGGTCACTTCGGTGCCTGCCCCGAAAGGCTCGGCGCTCTCCATGACCATTCCTTCCCCGTCAATCTTGCAGCCCTGCGAGGGGCACTCATAGCCCCCCTCGCAGGGCTCCGTGCTGGCACCGCACTTTGGGCAGTCGCCACAGGAACCGCTGGTTGCAACGACAGGAGCCGGATAGGTGAAGGGGGAAAGGATCGTGGTGTCCTGGAAAACCGCCCAGCCGGTAGACTCGGAGCGTTCGGCATAGGTAGCGCGCCCATCGGGAACGCCGACAATCTCGGCAGGGGAACCTGTTTCAACACCATTATCCGGGTTGCCGTTGTTGTCGCTGCCCCACTCCAGAATCATCGCCCGCCCCGGCATGTCCTGCTCTTCCTGATGCGCGTTGAACAGGTCGATGGCTTCAAGGATTGCGGTCTCTTCCGGGGCCTTGATCCAGTTCAGGAAATACGCCTTGGAGAGATTGGCAATCTTCCCCTCGGCCTTGAGCTGCACAGACTCGAAGATGTTCTCTTCCTCCTTCAGGAACCCCATCAACTCGTCGTCGGTGAAACTTTCGATGAAGGCAATGGCGTCATTGATCTCGCAGGAGTTGTTGAACCCCTCGACAAAGGCGGCGGTGAGCTTCGGGTGTCTTGCTCTGCCGTGCAGCAGATCCTGCGCGATGCGGGTACGGTCGATCTGCACCGGGGCGGTGCCTGCGGCTTCGAGGATGGCTCCCGTGCCGTCGATTTGACAACCGCATGCGGGGCATTTTTTGCCGCCTTCGCAATCGTCCATCACTGCTCCACACTTGGGGCACTGCGTTTCCATGAGTTGCCCATCGTTGGCGCTCTCCATGATGCCGCTCTTCAGGTTTTCGAGCTGTTTTTGAAGATCGGTAGACTTGTTGTTTTCCTCTTCGATCTGTGCCTGGAGTCTCAGCAGGTTCCTGTCCTTTTCTACCACAACGGGCTGGAGTGCCGCAATCTGCTCCTGCACGGCCCCGTTCTGCCCTCTGAATTCCTCCAGAGATGCGGTGTAGGTGTGGATCTGCTCGGCAGTGCTGGTATTGACCGCCTTGACCTTGGGGGCGACGACCTTCACCCGCGAAAGCTGCTTTTCCTTCTGCTTCGCGTAGGCGGGCTCATTCTCCTTGACGTAGGCCAGGACCTCATCGGTGAAGGTGTCCGGCTTGATGTAGTTCTTGATCGCCAGGACCTTGCCGTTCAGCTTCGCCTGATAGAGACTCCCCCCGGCCTTGATCTTCAGCACGAGGGTCTGACCGCTCTCGAAGGTGAGCGTTGCCGTCTTGATGGCATAGCCGTTCTCGCGCTTACTCTTGTTGTCGGCCACGGTCTCCTTTACCGGGAACCCCGCCTTATCGAACTTCTGGAGGAGCGACTTGAGCCCCTTTTTGGTGTAGTCCTCAAACTCTATCGTTACCATGCCGCTCCTCCTGTTTTTTGCCCCACAAGATACTTGATTAATTGACAATTCACAATATTTTTATTGGAAGCCCTTTTTGTTGCATTATTTGTTTGACAGATAATCTAAAAAGAGTATAAATGGAGCAACCATACCTTTCTAAAAAGGAGCCACAAATGACAAATTTAAAGCTGATCCTGATCGCTGTTATCCTCTCCGTATCGGCTACCCCGGCGATTGCGGGTGACATATTCACCAAGGGGGATACTGTCTGGACGACCACTGACACTGTTTTGCAGGTTGCGATGCTTGTGCTGCTTGAAGTAGACCGCGAGCAAACCATCTATATCTCTAAACACTCTAAAGGGGACATATATGGCGATGCTGAGACATACCCTGTAGGCACGGTTCCAATCCCAACATACTATGAACGAAACCAGGGGATCGGCCAAGAGGCGTCCACTGCCAAAATAACCTCCTACTTTATCGCTTACGCGGCAGGCCATACGTTGATCTCTTATGGCCTGCGGAAGTCTGGATGGACCATAATGGGCACCCCCGTAGTAACTTTATGGCAAGCTGGCTACATTGTTTACGAGGCGGATGTTGTACTAAAAAACTATAAGCTAGGCATAAAAATGCAGTTCTAGGCCCCCTAACCCCAATATGGTTATTCCCACGAGTTGTTACCGTAATAGAAGGTATCGCCACCGGCTGCCCCTGTGCAAACGTAGAGAAAACTATTCCCTGTTGAACTGGTCCCGTCCGTAACACCCGTTACGGTATACCAACCGTTATCGGTATCCCCACCGACAGGTCGGTAATTTCGCGTGGACCTATTGACCGCACGCACCGAATACGTGCGGTACGCATTGACCGCACCCCCCGATATTTCCAGGGCGACCACGCATGTGCTGGCTGTTCCTACGGCTATGCTGCCGGTGGTTGCACCCGAGGGAGTAAGGTTCTTGATATACAGGTTGCTACCATCCCACCTTAGACTATTAAACGAGGTGCTTCCAATGTTGAACTTCCCTACCCCGCTTGAATTGCCGAGCCAATAGCCCGCTGTACTGTAATCCGTGTAACCAGTTTTGCCTGAGCTGATATTAACCGCCCCCGCTGCGAAATTAATCAGACTCCCCAGCGTACTATCCGAGAAAAGCCCGATCCCTGCTACCTTCCCGTTTGCGTCTACCTTGAGGGTGTACTGAGCGGAATACTGGTTCGCCGCCGTATCGGCTTCGCTGGCGCTGGTCGCCGCACTTGTCGCGTACCCGGAAGCGTTGCTTGCGTGAGTCCCTGCCGTGGTAGCTGCACTCGAAGCTGTACTGGATGACGACGCTGCGCTATTCGAGTAGGAAAGGGCATTTCCTTCTGACGTACTTGCAGCCGTGGCGCTGTTACTTGCAGCCGTGGCGCTGGCAGAGGCATTACCCGCCGAAGTAGATGCACTGCTTGCCTGCGATGACGCAGTGCTGGCAGAGGCGCTGGCATTGCTTGCACTGGTTCCCGCTGCGGTCTCACTGGTCGCCGCATTGCCCGCTGACGTAGAAGCCTGAGAAGCGTAGGTACTGGCACTGCCCGCCGACGTGTTGGCAGCCGTTGCACTCGCCGCCGCCGCTGTCGCCGACGTGCCAGCCGCCCCCGCCGAGGTTGATGCACTACTGGCCGAGGTTGATGCCGCACTCGCCGACGTGCTTGCGCCTGCGGCCTCTGATGCTGCGGTAACGGCGCTTGCAGCCGCTGCCGTTGCAGAGTTCCCGGCGTTGGTCGCTTGCGTCGATGCCGTGGTGGCGCTGGAAGCTGCCGCCGTGGCGCTGCCTCCCGCTGCCGTCTCGCTAGCTGCCGCTGCCGTTGCGCTAGCTGCCGCTGCCGTTGCTGATCCTGAAGCATTGGACGCCTGAGTAGACGCCGTGCCCGCCGATCCTGCTGCGTTCGTGGCATTGGTTCCGGCAGTCGTGGCGCTGGACGCCGCATTGTCTGCTGAAGTGCTGGCTTGGCTAGCGTAGGTGCTGGCACTACCTGCTGAAGTGGACGCTGCCGTCGCACTGGCCGCCGCTGCGCTTGCGCTTGTCCCTGCGTTGCCTTCGCTCGTTGAGGCGCTGCTCGCTGATGTTGCCGCAGCACTCGCTGCCGTAGTCGCATCAGCGGCTTTTGATGTAGCCGTTACCGCGCTTGCCGCCGCTGATGTTGCTGACGTTCCCGCATTGGTCGCACTGGTTCCAGCAGAACTGGCGCTGGTCGCTGCCGCTGTTGCCGATCCTCCCGCCGAGACAGACTCAGTTATATCCTCACAACTCAACTGTGCTATTTCATAAGTCGAGGTGGTCCCTGAAGGATAGTTCAATATTGCCATTGGTCGCACGGCCACGATGCCAGTACCAGTACCGACAATTGAGCTGCCCGGTAATGTAAGAGTATAGGTCTGCCACCCTTGGGCTACTTGTAGATCAGTAGGCCCAGTTAAAACGTACTGATATGCGGCAGAGGGGTACGTTACGTTGGCGTAACTAGCATCCAACGCTGCATATCCAGCGTACAGGTCTCCTCCCGCCTGGTCAACAGTCCTCCTCGCTACTATGGTAAATCTGTATGTCCTTAATGGAGATACTGGATACAATTTTCTCGTGAAAATATTCACTAAACCCGTGCGAGATAGTGCAAGGGGTCCACCATTGCCCGAGGTATTAGCCACATTGTAGGCATTTGCGTCAGCGGTGATCGGAGGGTTGCTGAGGGTATAGGCATAGGACAGTTCGTTTAGAGGGTCGCTGAAAAGTACACTGGAACTTGCTGCAACAGTCTCACCGTAACTAGACGCAGCAGATACCGAGGAAGCCGCCGCCGCCGTGGCAGAGTTACCCGCGTTCGTCGCACTCGTTGATGCGCTACTGGCACTGGTCGCCGCCGCGCTGGCGCTTCCCCCTGCCGTCGTGGCGCTATTCGCCGCGTTGGTTGCACTGGTAGCCGCTGCCGACTCTGCCGACTCCGCTGAGTTCTTCGCTGTGACCGCTGCCGTCTGTGCCGATTGAGCTGCTGACTGCGCCGTTTCGGCGGCGAGCTTCGATGTGTTCGCGGCACTGGCACTCGTAGATGCGGCACCGGCAGAAGAACTTGCGTTGCTCGCACTCGTTGCCGCTGCTGAAGCAGACGTACCCGCCGCTGTGTTGGCCGCTTCCGCCGCTACCTTGGCACTCGTCGCCGCCGTGCTGGCTGTTTCTGCGGCGGTTTTGTAGGTGTCGGCGGAACTTGCAGATGTCGCCGCAGCCGTGGCTGAAGTGCTGGCGTCCGCCGCCTTGGTTGTCGCTGTGGTGGCGCTGGTGGCCGCAGCACTGGCGCTGGTCCCAGCCTGACCCGCCGAAGTGCTGGCTTGCGAAGCGGAGGTGTTGGCGGCATCTGCAAACCCTGAAGCTGAAGTGCTCGAAGTAGCGGCATCCGTGGCTGACGTTTCCGCCGCCGTCGCATCTCCATCGGCTTCATTTGCGGCGAAAACTGCATTAGCTTCCGAAATGGCTGCCGCCGCTGCTGCCGCTGCCGCCCCCTCGACATCCATTACTATGCTGCCTGCGGTCTCCACCATAGCTGATGCCGTCGCCGCTGCGTTGACTGCATTTGACTGCGCCAGTACAGCATTCGCCTGCGCCTGTATGGCTGCCGCTCTTGCTGACGAGGCGTCCGTTGCAGATTGAGCCGCTGCGGCTGCGGCAGTGTTGGCCAAAGTGGACTTATTGAAGGCCGCTATCGCATCATTCATCGCCGATGTGGCAGAGGCATTTGAGGCATTTGCTGCCGCTGTTGCCTGATTTACCAAGTTCGTGAGGTCCGTACCGCCCGATGTCCCGATAGTCAGACTTTTCCCCGTTCGATCCGTGGTGAGAGTAATACCCCCCGCGCCGATCAGTTTCAGCGTGTTGCCGATCTGCGTTGACCGCAATGTTTCCTGGCCCGCAGTGGATAGGTTCATGTAACTGGGGCCGATAATTGTTGCGGCCTGCGCGGAACTGCTGATAATGACCGCGCTTGCAAATATGACCGCCAGTAACAGTTTAATTCTCGATATCATATGGATGTCTCCGTTTGCCAGGGTTTAAGGTTTGATGCAGTACGGAAGTGCTATGTTGCGCGGTCGGGTCTCTGTGCCCCCGGTACTGCTTGTCAAAGCCCCGCTTTCTCCAGCAGCCACGCCCGCATTGACTCGATAGGACATGCTTGATGTCCCGGCATAATCTGCAACTGCGTGGTTATGGCTCTTAAACGCATCAGCCTGATAGCTGCCCAATGCACGCCCCGTATCGATCCCTCTGCCGCCATCCAAACCCCTGATGAACTCACCCCGTAAGTCGGGCAGGTTGTAGGTTGTCGTCCCATCCCCTGTACCGTAGGTAGTCCCTATTATCCCGTAAAGAACGGCATACGTTGCCCTGCTTACCGCCGTCCCGTTTGCCGCCAGCCACCCTGTCGGGCAACTGGAACCCGCAAATGCGATTACGGTCCCGGAAGGTGCGGCCCTGTCGGCAGTCAGACCTTGAGCTGCCGTGGCAAAGTCGGCGGCATGGAGTCCGTCTACCGTGTCGGCATCCCCGGTAATGCTCCCAGGCACCTTGCCGCTCCCGTTACGCACCGGAATGGTATTCGCTACCGTCCCGGCATTTGCGGCGTAGCCTACCCCGCCTAATGCGATCTGCCCTACGGTGGCTTTCCTCGATGCACTCCCCTGAACCACGTTCACGAGGTCTGATGCTGCGACGCTGCTCGCCGCTGGCATCTGCGTGATTTTCAGGTCTGCTGCAAAAACGATGCTCGGTAACAACATCAAAGCCAGTAAATATCTAAGCGTTTTCATTGAAGCCCCTCCTGTTAAGTGACTATATTGTCTCCATCCTCGGTGAGGATGTGCTCTCCGTCTTCGGTAATGAGATTGAAAGATTGAGAGAAATCTGTTCCTATGAAAATCATGCCGTCATAGACGATATGCAAAGGCTTGATCTTTTTCACTAAAGTGTCAATACGCGTCAAGGCGTCTTGGTCGATTGCGCCCAGGTCTGCCAAAATAACCCCTCTCGAAGTCAGGTAAGCCCCATCAGGTATGCCTGTGGCATCATTGTAAAACTTGGAACCATACTCTCCGTCTGCCTCTAACGCCCACAATGGCAACCACTCAACCGCACCGCTGATGATGTATTCGCTCTCCCCAGGCGTGAGCATCCAGCTATCGCCGCCTTCGCCGTCAACGCCCTCAATGCTCGCCTTTACCAACACTGATTTGCGTGTGCCGTTCGCATCTTTGAGCCAAAGGTCTGGGGACGGTATGCCGTCTACGCTGGCGACGGTAGCGAACCAGACATCATTCCCCTCGTCATCGGCTCCAACAATCTGCGCCTGAATTGCTCCAAGTTTCCCGGACCCGTTTTGATCGGCTAGAAGAATGTCTGCGCTCGGGACTCCCGAACTCGTGCTTATCTCGATTTGCCAGTTTGCACCCTTATCCCACCTTGCTTGGAGTTCTCCGACTTTCCCGCTCCCCCCTGTGTCTAGCAGAAGCACTGAAGGTGCACTCACTGTTGACCCCTCCAGCCCTATGCGCTGTATCGCGGAGCGGATAGGATAATCCGTGTCCTTCATGGCAAGTTCCAGCTTCCGCATGGCGACAGATATAGGAATGGACACTTCCGCCTGATCGGGTTCGAAGTAATCCCCTAGATCGGCGACTATTCGGCGCTGTCCGTCTGCATCCGCCGTATAGATGGAGTTCATGCGACGGATTTTTTCCAGTTCTGGGTCGAAGCCCGTTTCCCAAAAGGTCTGTATGGCTGCCCCTAGTTCCGTCCATCTCGCAACCCCCCGTTTGGCCGGGGTCAGCCTTTTTACCAGCCAGTCAAGCATGATGATTCCTTATTACGGGTAGGTAAGGGCGAACGTGCTGCCGAGAATGTCAATGGAAACCGCTTCTTTTAGCTGGCTAGGGGATGTGATCCCCGCTACGTTTATCTCATAGTAGGCTCCGGGCGCTTTAAAGTACCCTGTGTCTTTGACCCGTTTGTACAGGTCGGAAATCCGCACAGAATCAAGCCTTGTGGTCGAGTCAATGCCGTAGTCCTCACTCAGGAGGTCCTTGAGGTTGCTGACAGCCGTGGGTATGTCTACATCACGACCTATCTTCCCTGTGATGGTGACAGTAAAGGCCGACATTACCGGAACCTCCCATTCGAACTTGCGGTTCAGGAGGGGGACTTCGCCAAGTGCCGCAAGTACTTCCGTCGAAAGGGTAACGCTTTCGGGCGCGTAGGCCGAAACGAATATCTTGTTTATGTTCTGGACGTCAAAGCCACTTTCCTGCTCTTGCTCCTGCTCTCCCCAGCACTTTATCCAAGTAATGCCTGCAATCTTGCTTTTGATATAGAAGGCGTAGTCGTCATCCCATACCAGCTTTCGATTGTAGCGAGGCCAGTAGTGAAGATTTTTCCTCATTTCTGTGATGCTTTCCGCTGCCCCACCGCCGTCTATGCTCTCCAGGCTGATTATGCTTAGATTTGCTGGTTCCCCTGCCATATCCAGCACCTCTGAAAGTAGCTGCAACTGCTGTCCTGATACCAGTACGGTTTGCCCCTCCGAGGTCCAGTAATTGACCTTTATCGCCGCACCGAATGGCGGGATCATTCCAAATATGCCATTGCCGAAACGTATACCGGTTTGACTCATGTGGCTATAGAACTCATCGTAAACGGTGGCATCTGCGGCACTGTTCTGGAACAGGGGGGCATAGGTCCACGGTACAAAGCCGTCCCCGGTGTCCACCAACACCTCGAAGGATACAAGCTTACCGCTCACATCCTTGGGGAAGATGATCTCAAGAAAAGGCGACTCTTCGGAGATGGCGGCCAGTATCGGTTCATGCACAGTGAGCTGTGAGAATTCCACATCTACATATCCTCCGGGCAGTATGGCTGCCGCGCTTCTCAGCAAATACTCGACCTGCGCGGTGGATATGAACGCCGTATTGTCCGGGAGGGGAACCGAACTGGCTCCGTTATTGGTGATCCGCACAGTCCCTTTCGAGGGCGTTGTTTTGCGTGGAACATACTCTCTTCCTTCAGCGTGCGCCCTAACGGACGAATCGTTGATGGCAGTGGCGAGAAAGAATTCCTGCTTCGCTCTCTCGACCTTCCAGAGTGCATCCCGCAAAGCCCAACTCTGGAAGATCGCTATCTGGTCCACAAACTGGCTTTTCGCCAGCCGAACCCACGATGCGCCTGTGCCAATGATCGCTTTGAACTGGTCTATGGCGTCCTGCACAGAAATCATAGCTTAACATCCCCCTCAAAGGCTCCAAAGCCGAAATCAATGACCACATACATGAGGTCTATCTCCTTAAATTCCACAAGGACGCCTTTTAGTACCATATCCTTGACATCAAGGGAAAGCTTTTCAGCGATGAGCATTTCCGCCATCACGTTTGTATCAGGCCCAGATGGCTCGAACTTCAGCCTTGAAAGCCTGTGCCCCCATCCGGGTTTGTCTGCGACAGTCCCTTCAGGCGTCGCAAGCCACTCATAGATGCGCTCTTGCATAGCATGCTCGTCGGGCACAGTAATCACGCCGGATTCATCCAATTCCATAATAAAACTGTACTCTTCAATTTGAGCCATGGCTTAAATCCTGTCGTGGGTCATGAGGTTCAGAATCGTGTCATCATAATGCACTTTGATCGGGGCCAGTGTCGCCGTTTCCTTTTTGGGTGCATTTTGCTTGTTCAGTGCCGATATGAGCTTTTCGGTCCCCATCAAAGTTGCAGTCAGGGGTGCAGTGCCCGCATCCTTCAGAGATGTCGGCTGGGACACCTCCTTGATTTGCGTCTTTGCCGGGACGATAGCCCCCCGCTCATATGCTGACTTGTTGCGCTGAACTTTGCCGGGATAGTTGACGGTCTCCAGCGGCATCGCTTGCCCCTTCGCCCCCCGTCCCGTTTTTAGGTAAGCGTCCATGTTTCCTTCGCCCCAGTTGTATGCCTGGAGCGCATGGGTTTCATTTCCGCCATATTTCTTCATGAGCCTGCCAAGGTGCGCGGTCCCACCTTTTATGTTTGCCTTCGGGTCGCGGCGGTCGGTAACGCCAAGGTCTCTTGCTGTTCGAGGCATGAGTTGCATAAGCCCCACAGCTCCGGCCTTCGACTTAGCATTAGGGTTTCCTTGGCTTTCCGTGCTGATTACTCCCTTAATAAGGTTCGAATTCAGCCCGTTCTTTTTGCTGGATTTTTCTATTTGCTCACTGGCCGATTGCGGCAGTACGTCCCCGGTGACAGGGTTGTACTCTAAGGGCTTTTTCCCCTGTTTGACCCTCTCCTTGTTCATGCTCTCAACATAGGCGACGCTCTTGCGGTTCACCGCCTGCTGGTCAGAGTTGTCGCTGACGCTTGGCAACCCCGTCTTCTTATACAGGTCGTTGATCGGGTTGCTTCCACCCATGAAGAGGGATTTCAGCGCAGACCCTCCAGCCAGCACGGCGGCTGCTCCCGCAAGTACCGTCCCGCTGGCGAGCACCCCCAGCACCGGACCTGCTTTTGCCAGGACCTTGGCCGCGATGCTCGCCCCAGGAATCTTGCTCAAGAGTTTGATTCCTGTTGCTCCGGTGATCCCCCCGCCGATGGCTTCGGCAATACCAGCCCCGGCACCGCCCCCCCCGCCGCCATGCCCTCCGCTCTCTATGGTCTGGATCAGTTCACGGTGCCGACGCTGTTCGGTTCCTTCGGTCGGCGCGGCGTTGCGTCCTGTGGCAAGTCGCGTCTTCCGGCCCAGGAACTTGAATGCTTTCCCTAACAGGGTCTTGTCGTCCTGAAGTTTTTCCTTCAGTTCGCCGACAGCGCCTTGCATCTCCTTAGCGGCCTCCCAAATCGGCCCGCCAACGGCCTTTCCTGCCGCATCCTCTATGTCTCCTCCTTTATCCTTCCCCTTACCAATGACGGCACCAATGGCGGCTTTGAACCATCCCTTCATCCCCTTGACAGGTTCTTGGCTCTGCTGCTTTTCCCTCTCCAGTTCCCCTGCCGATTTAAACCGTCCGTTTTTGGCGCGTTCGGGCTGATTGATGGCTGTTGTGGCGCGGGAAGTGGCCGCTCGTGCGGAGCGAGGCATGGCGGGGATAGGGGTGACAACTGGCGTAGGCACTACCGGTGTAGGGAGCACCGGAGAAGCGTTCCGGGTGACGGTCCTGGCTGTCGCCGCTTGCGCTATCCGGGCCGCGACCGCCGAAGGGCGCACGGAGACGGGGCCGGATGTCGCCTTCAGCCGCTCGGTGGATTGCCGCAGGGGCTTTTCGATCTTGGCGAAATCCCGCACGTACATGTGCGCGGCCTTGGTCCCCTTGGCGACAGTCAGGGCTCGTAGCAGGGTCGGCAGCACGGCGGTGTTGCGCTCGATTTTCTTGAGAAGGGGGCGGTTCTCGAACTTTTCGAGGATTTCGGAAAGAGCCTCTATCGGGTCCTTCTCTTCGGCCTTCTGGGTTTTGACGGTTTCTTCGAACATAGGCCCCTACTTTTTTAATCGTCGCAGCATGGAGTTATAGGAGGAAAGGACGTGGCTCTTTTCGGTCTGGAGCATGCTGCCCTTATCCTGATGCCAGAAAAAGCAGAGGTCGTTCAGGACGATGTGCCAGGACGCCTCAGTGTAGTCTTGGAATGTAGTCGCTATTCCGAAAGGTGACCCGGATTCGGGTCGTTGCCTCCTTGTCGTCCTTCTTTTTGGGGCACTGGTGCGGCGGGGTGATGAGAAAGACTTTGCCCCCCTCGTAAATCGAATTCAGCCCGTGCTCCATCTCCAGCAGCTTCTCCACGACCAGTCCCGCAAACTGCTCAAACTTGCCGTAGGACATGGACATGAGCTTCTTGCGCTTTGCCGCCCGGAGTTCGGCGGCCTTGGCCTTTCCTTCCGCTTCGAGATCCTTCTTGCTCTTCAGCTTGTCGGCGATGCGGTTCGCCCAATTGCCGGGATCGGCAAAACTGACAGCCAGTTCAAACCGAGTGAAGCGCATAAGGGCGGCCTGTCTCTGGTACTCCCCGCTGTTCTCGTCCCCGATTTCATCCAGCACGAGTTGCATTTCTTCCAGCTCTTCCATGCCGTAGCCATCCACTGGCCTTACGATGACCTTCTCGCCTTCCCATTCCAGTTCTCGCTCTGGTAGTCCCTGAATCGGCTTATAGGTCTCGTCCAGCTTGCGGTAGTCCTGAAGGAAGTGGTGCAGTTCCCCGCAGTGCTGACACTCGTAGGAGAGCGGGCCGTCCTTGTCGCCGGGGGTGTTGCTGTAGTACCAGTACAGCGCATACCTGCGGTCTTCCGCCGTCCACGTCCGGCAGTCTACGAAACTTGCTTTATCTTGGACGGTGTTGAGGAAAAGGGTTGTCACCTCTTCCTCGTGGCCGACGCTCACCCCGGCAAAGTCCAGGGTTTCGGCGACGGTCGCCTCCCGCAGGGTGATCAGGGTGTCCGGTCTGGATGGCAGTGAAAAACGTGGCAGCATAGGCTTTTAACCTTTCATGAGCGTGTTGATGGTGGCGTACTTGGCGGCGAGGTCTTCGGCCCCTGCTGCAACGGCGATAAAGACGAATCCGGCGCTATATAGCTCGGAGTCAGCAGGCGGTGCCCCGGCTTCTGCTTGGAGGCGGTCGAGGTACCCCCCCGCCCCAGGTGGCAGCATAATAGAGTAAACTCCTGTCGCTTGCAAGCCCGTCATGAAGTCCTGTGCCGCTGTCAAGCCTTTATCCAAAGCGGAGGTTATCTTCCCTACGTGGTTCGCTGTCGCCAGCAGTTCCTTAACCCCTTTATTCAGGTCTGCCGACGCTGTGCCTATGCCGGACATGGCTCCGCCGAAAACATCCCCCAATTTAGCCGATTCCCATTGCCCTGAAGGGTAAAGAATATCCCAGTCTGGCAATTCGACGGGGGGGAAGTCTTCATAAACCGGGGCATCGGGCACGAAGTCGGAAAAGTCGGTTTGGTCTATGAATTTGTTCGCGTCGTCTATCGGCTTGAGCATCGCCGTCTTGACCTTGGCATAGGCGTTTGTGACGACGGCAGGATCAGCGGAGATAATAAGGTTTGCCGTCCCGGAACAGAAGCCGCTGTTGGGCGGCTCGTTTAATGCTCCGGCCAGTCTGGCGCTCCAAGAACCGACTTCTGGTGCGAGGGTTATCATGTAGAAGCCGGACTCTGCCAGCTTGTCGAGCATCGTCTTGTTGTCGGTCGCCGCGTCGAGCATGGCGGTCAGCCTGGACTGCATAGCTGCGGTCTGGCTGTTGAGTGCTGCGAGTGCTGTCTGTGCCGTGGCGATGGCTGCATTAGCCTTCGCGGTCATGCCTGCCACAGAATCGGCCAGTGTTGCGTTTAACCAAGCCATCAGGTCCCCCAAGAGCGGAATTGCACCATCGTTACAGGCGTTTCAAGAAATCCATCTGCCTCTACCGACTCGGTGACGTCTCCGATCTTCGTTGGCAGCATGTACCACGTCTCAATGTCTTTAGGGTCGGAGAGAGATATTCGCTGAACCTTCTTCAGATATTGGGTCGGGAGGTTGAAGGTGCCGTTGGGGTTCGCTACCTTTGAAGCCCACTCGTCCCGGAACCACCGATAGAACGGACGGGTTTTGAAATCCCTGATCGTCATCGTCATAGTGACGGGTTCGGTGCCCACGGGGAAGGTCAGCGTGATCCCCCCGGCCTTTATCGCCTCAGTCTCGACGGTGATCGAGCCATAGGAGATATCCTTGACCAGCAAATCGAAGTCACTCACGCCATCGGTGCGCCTGGAGAGACTTTCGGGCATGCCGCTGATCTCTAGGCGGAACTCCCAAGGGTGTTGGAACGGGGCATGAACCAGCCGCCTGGAAATACGCTTCAGTCTGTTGAAGTCTTCGGCCATTAGAATACCGCCGCTGAAGGGATGATGGCCGCCGACTCTTCCATGTCGGTCTCGATGAGGTCTTTGCGCTGCTTCAGTTCTTCATCGCTTGGAAGCTCGACCTGCATGCCCGTGGTGCTGGCAACCTCACGAGACCTCTTGTTGTTCGGAATCTCCAAACGTATGTAGAGGTACTCATAAAGATACGATTGGACAAGCGGCGGTAGCTCTTCGCACTGCGCCAAGTCGATAAAGTAGAAGATCCTGAAGGGTTTCACGGCCTTGGTGCTCGCAACTCGGCCAGCCCCGTAAAAGCCGTTTCGGTTGCCGACTGTGAGCGCCACTTCCAGGGGGGAAAGCACGGGGGGGTCGACAGGGACCTGCCCCACGATCTGGAGTTTGTCCGTTGCGGCAACGGCGGGGTCTGTTTCGGTCTCGGGGATCGCTGCGGTTTTGACCCTTACCACGTCCTGCCAGCGCCCGTTGGCGTCCATAGCGGAAGCCACAGAGAGAAAATCAGCGGGGGTGTCCACGGTGCCATCACAGGTGATCTCGGTGAAAGGTCCCATCTTGGCCTGACAGACCCGGAGAACCTGCGCGAGAATGGACGCCTGCGCCTCCGGCGACAGAAGCATGACCTGAAATTGGGCGACGACTTGTTCTAGGAGGTCTTCGGCTGTCAAGGTGGCTCCTTGGGGATCATCAGAGTAGTTGTGAATGGCCGGTATGGCGGGAAAACACCATACCGGCTACAGCAGGGAGGGGGTTACTTCCAACTCAAGGTTTCCTGGCCGTCGTCCAGCCAGCTTACCCAGTTGACATGCAGCGTCCCGGAGGGCTTCACCAGCACGGCACCGTCGTCAACGGAGAGGTCGGTCCCGTCGATCTCGATCCACGAATCCTCGTACGTGACGGTATTGTACGCATTGGATTGCGGCTGCGACTCGGAAATCTGAGCCAGTAGGCAGGTGATGTACTTTTTGTTCTTCACCCAGTCGATCAGGAACTCCCGTTCTTTGCCGGAAATGACCGACTTGAAGGTGATCGGCACGTCCACTGCGTTCTTGAAATTGCCCTGTTGGTTGAACATGACGCCATGCGGACCTTTGCCCTCGATCATCTCCCGTGCCATGGCCGCAAGCTGGCTTGACTGAACCAAAAACTCAAGATCGTGATACGCCTTGAACGTCATGCGGAAGTCAGCGCCATTCGCACCCTCGCCAAGGGCAAGCATGTTTTTGTAACTCTGCTTCACGCGTGCGATGTTCTCTTTGTTGCCTGCGAGGTTCGACATTTAAGTTCTCCTAAACGCGCCAGGTTCTGGGTATATCTGAGGCGTTGTACATGTTTTTGGTCTGGAGTGTGATGTTGACTTCCGCCTTCAGGAGGCGGCCTTCGCTGTCCTTTGGACCGTCGAGCGGAGATGGGATGCTCTCTATGACCATTTCGGTAAAAAGACTGACCCTTCCGATGTTCAAAGTCACGGTCTGCGGTATCCTCCCCCCAGGGGCCAAGGCTTTGACTTGTGGCGACGCCATGCTTTCGAGCGCAGCCAGTGCCTGCATAACCTCCTTGACGGGGTCGGTGAGCGCGTAGAAGATCAGAACGAGGTTGGCGCTTTCCGGTCTGTTGCCGTCCCAAATTTGTTCGCCGTTGATGTGGGATACGGAGGTGAGCCCCGTCATCTGCTGGACCAACCCCGCCGTTTTTTCATAGGCACTGCCGACACTGGACTGCTCGAAGGGAGAGTTCCAATTCGACTGGAGCTGCCGGGATGTGCCGGGGCCGATAAGGCCGACTACGCCAGAATCTGAACCTGTCGGCTTGATCCACGCCTTCAGATACTCGCTTACTCGGTTATCGGCGTTCCCGACAAATCCCATTTGCTACATCCCTCTCTGCTTTCTGATCTTCATCGACTTGGCGCGGTGGACCTTCGCCGCCCCGGTGAAGGCCCTCATGCGGGCTTTCTTCAAGCCCGCCCGCTGGATCGCGGTGATCTTCTTCGGCCTGCCGATGCGCTTGCGCTTCAGCACGACTTTGCCGGATCGGACGACCTTGACGATGGACTCCAGAACCATGTCGCCGCCGACCGCGTAGTTGGCGATGATCTCGTCGTCGTCCATGGTCGTGCCACTCATCTTCTCGGAGAGGAACGCCCCGAGGGTCGCCCCTGCGGCGTCGTCTTCGTCGTCAACGAAGGATGCGACGTTGCCGGAGTCGGCACCCAGGGAGATGAAAGCGTCGGCCACGCCCTGGAGCAGTTCGTTCAGGAAGTCCTGCTCGTCGTCGGAGATGTCCTGATCCTCATCGGCATCGGCCATCAGGAAAGCGCCCGCTTCGAGAGCGGCATAACTGAAGTCGCCTCCCTCGACAAACGCCAGAGCAAGAGCCATTGCCGCGCTACGGGTCTGACTCCCCGAAAAGTCCCCCATCAGGGAGTTGTCGGGCGCGGCGGCTTCAAGAATGGTCGTTCCCGGTCTCAGTGCCATCGACCCTACCCCCAGGAAGGATTCCTCTTCGTGCGGCTGGTGTGCGTAATAGTTGAATTCTGCGCGTTCGCTCATCTTATCTATCCTCCTGCGGGAAGGTCATGGGTTGGCTTAGACTGCTGCGGGCAGCACGATGGTGGAAACCGATATGGCCCCGGTACCTGCGCCCACGGCAGCGGTCAGGGTGACAAGCAGCGCCTTGGCTGCCGTTAAGGTCCCGGCGAGGACGAAGACCGAACCGGCTGCCGCATCCACGAGCAGGGTATTCGCCGCGAACTTGTTGGCAGTGTCCGTCTCTCCGACGATGACTACCGGTTGATTGCCGCCAGCGTCCGCGAACGCTTCGGTGACGGTGATGATGATGAGCGCCACGCGGGCGTCGTCGGCGTCGGCGGCGAGCAGGGTTTTGGCTCCGTTGTCGGTCTTGATGTAGGCGGCGGAAGCCCCCAGGCCAGCAGTCAGCAGCAGGGCAACTCCGGCACTGTTCATATCCATGATCCCCTGCATCTCCACGACCGCCGAATTCAGTTCTGCGACGTCAAGAGGGTAGGGAAGTGCGTTGCCTCCGGTAATCAGTTTTTCCATTGTCCTTCTCCTTTAAAGTTGAATTCGTGTTTTACACGGTTATTTGATGTAGCGCGGCTGACCGGCGATTCTGCGGGCGCTGCCGGTGGGGCAGATGTACCACGTTACCAGCCAAAGGTCTATCTCGATCTGCTCCACGGTGAGGACGTACTCCTTGTCGCCGTCTTCGGGGTCGCGGGGTTTCACGAGCGCCCCGGAAGTGACCATCTCGTCAAGAATCTCCTTGGTCATGGATGTCAGGCCGGAGAAGGTAAGTCCGTCCGGTTCAAACTTCAGTGCTGCGGCTCCCTGGTAGAACCTGTGGGCGATGTAGTTGTCGATGTCCACAACCCAGGCAAACCGGCTGTAGTCCTCTTTGAAGTACAGGGAAAGGTCGTCGTCTATGACCGCCCCTCCAGATCCCCCCGCGACTACCGGATTGATCCTCGCGCTGTAAAGCGCATCCCGGTCGGGCGCGTCTTCCTCGTGCAGGGGCTTCACACCCGTGCGGGTGAGCATGGCGCGATTCGCACCTGCCGCTGCGAAGTGGACACCCGGAGTCGACCCGGAGAAGATCGCTTCCCCCCGGCACTTGGCCGCTACCTTGTCGCCGGAAACACCCCATACCATCGGCCCGCCATAGGTCGGGTCGTTGGCTTCGAACGGCGAGTAGGTGACGCGGGCATTGCGGCTGGCAAGCCCTGTGCCTTTCAACCACTCGATTGCTTGAGCGGAGGTGAGTGCCGGGGATACGTCGAAGTAGCAGGCGGACCGCCTTTTGTCGGCAACGTCGATCATGTTGGCGAGTGCATCGGCGTCGTAGAGCCCCGCAGCAAACATGTGGTTCGCTGCGAAGGTCTCGTTCCTGAACAGGTCCCAGGCTGCATTCCAGTCGGCGGTGACGGGCTCGCCGCCGTTGGTGCCACCGGTGAACGTGGTCTTGGTGATCCCTTTCAGACCGGTGAGAACCGTAGCCCATGTCTCGTCCTCATCGAAGTTCGCCCTGAAGCGCGTGGACTGCTGCTCAAGAACGGTTTCGATATAGGCCGGGAGCCCCATGTCATCCCTGTCGAAGGGGTCCACGCCGACAAGGTAGGTTTCAAGCAGGTACTCGGTGCCGTCCTTGTCCTCGTCGTAGAAGTTGATGGTGAATCGCTCATCGTACTGGCCGTCGTAGACTTTCCAGCGGACGGTCGGGATTGCCAAGGTCGGGTCGGCATCGGTGGCAATGTGCGCGGCGATGCAGATCAGGCGTCCCCCAGCGACTGTGACGATATCGTTGACCGCGTAGACCACTGCGGTATCGTATGCGCCCTTGTCCGTCACCACATTGGCAACCTCGAAGGAACGGTTGACGGAGGGGTCGCCGTCCACCGGCCAAACCTGGAGAAAATTGCCCGCCCCGATGGACAATACGGTGTTGTGGGTATTGGCCGCCGTGGTGTCCGCCCCGTCAACCGTAGCGAAAGCCAGCGACGGGAACCGGTAATCCTCGTTGACGACCCGGACCACGTTGCAGTAAAGCAGTTCTTTTAGCGCGTCGTTGACGTGCCGGAGCCCTTCGGCCCCTGCCGCTTTCTTGGGGAGCGCCTTGCCGAACAATTTTTCCAGGGTAGATGCCAGCGTGCGAATGACCGTGAAGGGCTTCCCCTTGCTCGCCATTACAGCCGATGCTCCGTTGGAGATAGGCCCGCCCCCTGTTTTCGTGGTCGCGCTGGCATCGGTACGCAGAATGGTGATGTCTGCGGCATTGGTTATGACTTGCTTCATTTCTTGCCTCCGGGAGTTTTGGCAGGCTTATCAGCTTTCTTCGCCGGGATCAGGTTGCCGCCGCCCTTTTTGGCCGGTTTGGGTGTTTCCGGTGCCGCCTGCTGTGCCGGTACTTCGGCAACTTCGGCAACGATGGGGGCCTCTTCGACGGCGGGGGCATCCGAGAGCAGCCCGATGGAGCGCAGATGCTGTTCGATGGTGATGCTCGGCGCTTCGGTCTCCTGATCGTCCACGTTGATATCCAGAACCGTCTTGTCCGTGATGGTCGCCGCGACGCTTGAGGCTGCCGGGGCTGGCCCCGCATCAGCCGCATCTTTCACCATCACTACGGCGGGATGGTGCGTGCGGAGATAGCGTTCCACGTTGTCCACAAGCGAATCCGGGACCAGCAGCGTGGTTTCTTTATTGCCGGGGAGGTCCAGTTCGAACCGCGAGTAAAGCCGACGTAGCCTGCTGCAACTGTTGTTGGTGAAAGCGACCTTCATGGAAGCTCCTTTAAAGAGAGGGCGGCCCTTTCAGACCGCCCCTTCATTGTCCCGTTCCCGTGCCACGCTTACGCGGCAGGGATGAGTTTCAGTTCCATGATGTAATCGCGTCCGTTGAACTGCTGGAGGTCGCGGTAGGACAACTCCCAGAGGGTGTTGTTGTACTTCAGATCACCCAGGACGCCGTGCTTGAAGGCAATGGCCGGGATCGCATCGCCGCCGATGTAGGCCGCTTCGCAGATGTTGCGCCCCTTGGCGAAGCAGAGGCTGGAGTAGTCGGCCCGCTGCGGATCTTCATAGAGGTCCCACATGCCGAACAGTCGCCCGACGTAGTGCGGCTGCGGGATCTGCGCGTAGCCGGGGGCCGGATCGAAGTGCGGGGAACGCATCGACTTCATGATGGCGCAGGTCTTCAGGTCGGCCACGATGCCGACAAGGCCGGAGACGCCGTTCGCGTTCAGCAGGGTCGAGGAGATGGTGAGAAGCGTGGTTCTCAGGGTCTCGTAGTAGTCCTGCATGTTGACGCCGGTTTCCGGGATGGTGTAGGTCCAGCTTTCGGACCCCTTCATGTAGAAGTACAGGTCGTGCAGATGCTTGCGGTCCTTGTCGGCGGCGAGCAGGTTCTTCATGGCAAGGGTCGCCATGTTGTCCACGTTCACATTGAACTCCCGGCGCATGCCCCAGAGTGCCTGGAGGGTCGTGCTCGCGGTGATCGCCGACTCGTGCGGGTAGACGGTGTAGCTGTCCATCTCGTGGTTGATCGACGGGATGAGCTGCGGGGCCTTCTCGATGTCCACGTCGAAGGCGACATGCACGGGGATCAGGTTGGCCGGTGCGACGCTGAAGACCGGATGGATGACGCCGTTGACATAATCCACGGTGCCGGACACGACTACGGCGGTCTCGCCGACCTTGAAGTTGCCGGTCAGGTAGCCGTTGCCGTCGTCCTGGCCCACGGGGTTCCCGTCGTGCAGGATGCGAACCCGCTTTTTCTTCATCGGGTAGGCACCGCCGAACTTGTCGGTGGAAACGAAATCGAATTCGTCGGCGAGGCCCCTCTTGGCACCGTCGCCCGCGATGGTCAGGTGGCGCTGGTCCATGGAACTGTACTGGCCTGTGTAGTCCCACTGGATGCGGTCGCCCTTGGTGAGGTCGCCGAAGGTGGACCCTGCCGTCTTCCAAACGCGGAAGATTTCGGACTGGTTGAACTGGCCGGGGATGTAGCCGATCATGTTGGAGGTGATCGACTGGAGCATGGTCGGCAGCACCAGGGCAATCATGCGGTTACGCATGAGCGACTGGTTGGAATCCTGCGTGTTCATGGTCGCCGCGCTTTCGAGGATCAGGCCAGAACGGGACGTGTGCGCGGGCGCTCCCAAGACGTTCTGGATGGCGGTGTAGGCCGATGCCAGCAGATCATCCCCCGGCATGCGGTTGCGCTGCCTGCAAAATGCGCGGACTGCGTTGGAGGCGGTCGCCAGCACCATGCCTGCATCCGGGCCGCACCCTTCAAAAATGGTGTGCGGAACCGCTGCGTTGAGAGCGTCCGTCCTTGCGGCCTTCTCCAGGATGAATTTGCCGGTGCTTTCGTCAATCACCGGTTTGATGAGCGCATCCTTCATGTGCTGCGCTTTCTCGGTGACATCCGTCACCAGAGCTTGGTACGCTTCGGTACTCATGGGGCTCTCCTTTTTCCTTGTATTAGTGTTGTCGCATCAAAGCAGTAGATATTGGCGACAACAATACGGAGAAAGGAAAAGCTTAGAAAGGGTATATAAGGGTATTATTGAGGATTTGGGGATTGATCTAGGAGGGATGTGGCTTTCTTGCTGACTTCGATGTCATAGAGGCGTGCCAGTTCTTCGCGCTTTGCTGCGCTCATAGGTTTTGATTTCCTGCCATGAACGGGGTTTCCTGTGTTCTGCTCCAGGCTTCTTCTGTAGGCATCGCGCCCTATGCCTTTATCTTGCATGGCACCCCCTATTTCACCTTGCCCGTGATTATGCCCGCTCCAGCTCCACCGGTGTCATGCGTTAGAGATACCAGTTCGGAATGCCCGACGATCTCGGCAACGATGGCGATGGAGTCGGCGAGAAGCAGGGCCTCCCGGTAGGCGATGGTGTTGGCGGGGTCACTGCTTTGCGGGGAGGGTACCGCATCCATAGCGGCCTGCCTCAGTTGTGCCAGTCGGTTTGCGTCGAGGGCCATGCCTTGCTCCTACAGGGTTGATTTGACGTTGCTCGATACCATGGGGTGTGGTTGCCCGCTCCAGCAGCAAAGGCAGTACCCGTTGACGTTGCCTTTGGGGTCGCCCGTGCCGCCATCGTGGTCTATCCCTTCCATGGCCGTGGTCGTCTGCGCCCCTGTGATCCTCACGTCTTCCAGCCCGCTTGCTGATCGGTACACGTCGCCCTCAACATGGAAAATCATGTCACCGTCCTTGGTGATGGTGAATTCCGTGCCAGTAGCCTTCTGAACGACGTTATAGGAGCCGTCCTTATTGACCGCTATCATGACCCCATGAAGGGTCGTAACGGCGTCTTCGCCGTAGACATGCGCGGGCTGCGCGGGCTCATCGCCGGTCCTGGCATGAACGTATGCATCCGGCCCTGCAAACGTCTCGTGGGGCAAGCTCGGCACATTCTCCGGGGCATAGTGGACGCTGCCGGTTATCCGGGGGCGGCGTGAATCGCCCATGTAAGGGAAGTCGACCCAAACAAGGTCGCCTTTCTTCACCGGGACGAATGAGCCGTCATTGGGTCGTGCGCCGATAGGCAGCTTATATTCCGCCCAAGGGAGGTCTTTGACGGGGGTGTTGTCGAAGATACCGTAGACCCGAACTTGGACCAAAAGCAGCTTTTTCGGGTCGTCCTTCCCTTCGGTTTCCACGATGCCGACGCACTCCCGGTATATTCGATCGTTACGCTTCCCGTGGTCTCTCATGTCCCCGCTCATAGTTTAATTCCTTATGCCGGAGACTTGGCAGAAGTATGACTGCGGACTCCATGAGTGCGCTACCATCCCTATGACGACCTTGGCCGGAAGGCTTTCGTCAATTGGCATGTCGGCGCGTTCGGTGTTCCACTCCAGCCCGAGAGTAAGGCCGGGGAGTAGCGCCCCGTTGCCAGCCGTACTGAAGTCGATGACGGGTTTTGAGATCTCAGTGAGGTTGTCGATGCTCGCCTTGGATGCCGACGTAAACTCGGTCGGGGCCTTCGGGAAACGGCTGGACTTCTGGAACCCCTCAACCATGTCCCATCCAACGTAGTTACGCTCGGTCAAATCCTGTATGATGCCTTCGGTGTTCGGCCTGGAGTATACGATGACCTTGTTCTCCTTGCGCGAATCGTTGTGGCTGTATACCATCTCTGGCGCTGCGCTGTAAAGCTCTTTCAGTTTCCTGAACACGATCTGGCCCCTTTGCCAGAAGCAGACCGCACCATGTTCCTGCGCCATCTGCCGGAGCATCTTTGAAGGGCGCATGGCAGGCAAAAGGTGATAATCGTTCGTGGCAGGGAATGATCCCACGTCGTATTTAAGTCCAGGGGCGAGTTTTTGAAGGACTGCCGACACTGATTTATGGCTGAAAACAATCGCTTCGCGGGCCGGGAGCTTCAGTTTGTAAACGCTTGCCTCTATGCAGTTGAAGGTGATCCACCGGTCGTTGATCGGCATGGTCAGGATGACAAAGCGGATTATCTTGTCCAGGCCATCACGCTGGAATCGGTCTGAAAGCACAACCTCAAGGACGTCTTTTGGTTTTACTCCCAGCTCGTCCCGGATGATTCGGTAATAATCATCTATGACAAACATCAAGCGAGGCCCGGAAAGATCCGACGTTTCCACATAGGTGAGTTCCTTTAGGAACGATCTATCAAGGGGTTCAAACGGCTTATTGTCCCGGATAATGGTAATTTTTTGGACCAATATGTCTTCTTGGTTTGCTGACATGTCACCCCCTGACTAGTCGTTTACCTTTGACTTGCTTGCCAGTGATCTTCTTGCGCGATTTTGCAACCACACTCAGGGTCACCGCCTCACTCACTACAGGGGTAGTGTCGCCAGATAGAGGGGTGATCCTGAGTTTGACCTGATATGTACCACTGGATAACGCTGAGAGGTCAAGCGTGTGACTACCGGGGGATTCCGTGCCAACCGTTGTGTAGTTGGCTCCGTTGTCCGTTGAGTATGCTAGAGTGTAGTCGCGGTCTAACGTATCAACTGTGGTATATTCCACTATACCATTAACTGCAAAAGGGGTGGAGGTAAAACCAGTAAACGTCACAGGGGTGAGTGCTAAGGCCACAATTGATGTCTTCCACTCATAGTACTGAAAGGGTTCATCATGATTCGCGTCGTTGTAGCTACCGTAATCCCACAGTGTCCAAGAACTCAGCGAATGCACTTCAGTTGGTCTTGATGACCCTGAAAAAGGCCAGAATGATACCGCCTCAACCGACGATTGCCCCGCGACTTCAGACATCATTGTAGATATACAAGCAGCATCAGCAGCGCTGGGAGCCTCAGACCATAATTCCCTGTAAAGCCCAAATTCGTCAATTCGTATTTTGGTTCCCGTACGTCCGGCGTTTGCAAGTGACGCGTTTATTGTGGCGACGCCGGATACCACACTGTAAGTGCCTCCCGAAAGGTATGAGTGGGGCAAAATGTGCCCATCATAAATATTGTCCTTACCTTGTGTATGTAGGTAATCAATGAGGGCAGCAGCATTAGTGTAGGAGTGCGCGGATGTTAGGTCAACTTTGATATTATTCTGCCTTTCAGCAGGTAATGCGCCTTTGACTGCATTGTAAACGAGTTCCTGCAACCGAGCAGTTTCAGCAATATAAGTAGTGTTCCCAAAAGCATCACCTTCATTCATCGGATCAATATGAATGTGCGAATAGTTCTGATAACGGTCAGCCAAAAATGCGGCTAATGGGGCGTTGAAGTAGTCCCAAACTGTCCCGCCGTAGCAAACCTCGGCCTGCAATAGTAAAGCATTTGCCGCCCATAAGTGGTTGAGGCTCATACTACCATAATCTATGTTGTAACTACCCCAATACCATGAAATGTACGGGATAGTCAGTACCAACTTTTGCCCGTAATGCGCCGTGCGCTCAACAACTCGGTCCAGCACACTCCAATCGTAACTTTCGTCGGGTACAATCGGCCCTGTGTATGCTGTGCCATTACTAGGGGCGGACGTTATGAGCCGCATGAATTGGCCGGGAACCGCCCACTCACGAATCCATTTAATACCTAGTTCCGCGAATTTGCCATATGCCCAGTCAGTGTATCCGTTACCTAGTAACCACGGATACTGACGGCCCCATGTTGTCGCTAAAAGCCCTGCGTAACTATCGGGCTCATCGTCGTCATTGGTATAAGGAACTCCAGTTGCATATGATTGCCCATACTGGTTTAAAAGAAATGTACCGTAACTGGTTGCATCCTCCATGCTTTCAGCATCGTTCTGACACATTTCCCCATAAGCGCGCGATCGTAAAAAATTTATTCCGAAATCCGCCATTACAGGTCACCCGCAGAAAAGTTATCAATACTGCCTGTATTCTCCAGTATAATCCCAGGCGAACCTGAGGTAATTGTTGAATCAGTTATTGATATAACGGAGTTAGCCCAACTGGTGCCATCATAGGTGTCGATAGTGATAGACGAACCAACAATATTTGCGCGGATTTGCGTGATACCTAAGAAGTACCCCCCCTCACCATCATCACCGGTAACATCAGTGGTAGCCAGAGTGCTGGCTGTACCCGCGACTATTTTGTTCAATAGCAGCATCCATGTATCATTACCTGCAAAATATGCGTAGCATTGGTACCTTGTGAATAACGTGTCGCTGCCCCGAAGAATTACGCCCGAGGGTAGAGATACTAAATCTACCTGAACAGACTGGTTTGGTGCAAATGTTTCGTTATAAACAGCAGCGTAAACCCCCGTGCCTTGACCAGCGGCTACATTGGTGGATATCAGTGGTGCAGCCGAAGGCGAAGCAGTCAGCCAATTACTACCAAGAGCGCCATCCGCTCGGTTAAAGCTGTCTGTTACGGAAACAGGTACACTAGGAACCGCGTTAGCACTTGCACTCAAGGCACTCTCTCCAATTGCGTTAACAGCCGTAACACAAAAGTAGTATGTCGTACCATCTGTCAGCCCTGTTATGGCCGTACCTGATGTTGTACCTGTGATTTTGGTCGCGCCGTCCGACCCGTCTTTGGCTGTCGGAGCAGACCCCGCCATCCAATACACGTTATACGAGGTAGCCCCTGATACCGCACTCCATGACGGCGTTATGCTGCCGGATGCGGTTGCAAGGGTCGGCGCAGAGGGGGCGGCGGGAACGGAAGCAACAGCCTTCATGGCCGCCATGAACAGCAACTGAGGCGACGCCCACGCAGGGGAAACTATAAGCAGGGATAGAACCAGTAATCGCCATATCATCAGTAATTCTCCTTGATCGCCGCACAATCAGCGGTGTTGGCCCCAGTCCCCTTGCATGCGAACCACGACTTAGTTGTAAGCGTAGCGGGCGTTCCCGTCACCCATGTTGGAGTCAGCGTGGTGATCGTCACGGTTCCAGTCCCAGTCAAGCTGAAATCGAAATACCTCCCGGCCACTACGTTGGTGATGGTGATGGAGTTGGAAGCGACAGAAGCACCTGCATAAGCGGTAGTATCAAATGTGGCCGATGTCGTTTGAGGGAAAACCCCGCCGCTGATCGTGGGATTAGTGCCAAAGACTGCGGCACCCGTGCCCGTCTCATCAGTCAACGCAGCGGCGAGATTGGCACTGGAAGGCGTTGCAAGCGCAGTCGCCACTCCTGTGCCCATCCCGCTGATGCCTGTCGCTACGGGAAGCCCTGTGGCATTGGTGAGCGTGGCACTGGTGGGCGTGCCAAGAACCGGTGTTGTCAGGGTGATTCCTGCGAGCGTAAGCCCTGCCGATGCTCGTGTCATGTCTACAGCGGTAGTTCCGATGTAGACAGAGGGGAGACGCGCAGCAGCTATGGTACCGGTCGCTATGTTGGTGGCACTGGTTGTGTCTGTGGTCGCCGACGTGGCCAACCCCGACACTCTCACCGCAGGAACCGTGCCTGTCGCTATGGTTCCCAGAGTGGTGATTGCCGTCGAGCCCGCCCATGTGGAAAGCGCGGTGTTCTCGACGCTGTTAAGCCCAAGGCTGCTTTTAAATGCGGCATAGTCCGTTGCCCCGAGCAGAGCTTGGACGTTCACACTTGGGGTGATCCCAGCAAACGTGGTCAAGTCGGCGTCGTAGGCTTGGACCGTAGACCCGAGAGTAAGCCCGTCCAATTTGGTTTTATCGGCTGCGCTCATACTGCCATCCGCGATGGTTGTCGCAGCGGATATGCTGATAGCTGGAGCTGTGCCGCCTGATGACACAATGGGCGCGGTGCCCGTTACAGCGGTAACAGTCCCCCCTCCTGCCCCTGGCGCGGAGATGATACCATTGCTGATGGTGACACTGGTTCCGTCGACCTTCACGCCGCCGAGTACCGTAGTCGATGCCGTGGGGAGCGTGTATTCAGTCCCTGCTGGAGTCCAACAGCCCTCTACCGCCCCGTACTGGTCCACCCCTAATGGTGATTGCCCTGCGGGACAGTTGGACCCGTTCGCGTAAAGGGCGGTCGCCGTGGGTGCATTGTCGGTTGTGACCGCCAGTGTCCCGGAGGAGGGAAAGACTACGCTGGACATGTCGGCACCGGCCCCGCCTCGGCTTTTCGCCAAGGTGCCTGTCCACCCAATGGTATGCGTACTCGTGTCGGATGATACCGTCACATTGGTATCATTGGCGAAGGTTTGGGTAGTAGCTATCAAGCCCCCGAGAGAGGTAATCCCGCTGCCGCCTGCGCCGGTTTGGTCTCCGGTACAGGTAAACGCCCCCGTGGTTTCGTTGTAGGAGCTGATCTTGTCGGTCCCCGAACAGGTGATGGACGCGGCAAGCGCAGCCCCCGCCGTGGCATCGTTTTCCAGGTAAAATTGGTTCGGAGTTGTACCGCTGGTAGGCTTTACGTTGGTGGCAATCCACTCTGGCATGTCGATTTTGTTCTTGAATACCACTTCCCCGCCCGACGTGGACATGTTGTAAAATGTTGGTTTGCCCGTCGTATAGTTTCTGAAGGTGGTGTCAGATACCCCGCCCGACTGAGCTACCCACGAGCGAGATCCGGCGCTGGTCGATGACAGAACATACCCATCCGCGCCGGGGTTCCCAAGGGCGGCTTCCCGCGCCGTTGCGTCTACAGCGTTGATGGTTATGTTGGCGGAACCGTTAAACCCGACGCCGTTGATGGTGCGGGAAGTGGTGAGCGTAGCCGCACTACCGGTAGTGTTCTGGTTCAACGTCGGCACGTCTGCCGTTACCAGTGAGCGGAAAAGCGGAGCCCCCGCCGATCCGTTCGGCGCGGCAAGGAAGTAGTTCGCCACCTGTGAACCATACGGGGCAATGTAATCCGTACCGGCAGCCGCAGCGGATACCGTGCCGCTCCCGTTGGCCTTCATGACCCCCGAGACAGTGCCCGCTCCCCCACGGGCCGCCGCGAGAGTGCCTGTGGTCAAGTTAGTCGCATTGGTTGTGTCCGTCGTCGCCGAAGTAGCGAGCCCCAGCGACGAGCGGAACGCGGCATAGTCCGTCGCCCCGAGCAACGCCTGGACGTTCGCGCTTGGTGTGATCCCCGCGTAGGTCGTCAAGTCGGCATCGTAGGCTTGAACCGTGGTGCCTATGGTGAGCCCCAGCAACGATTTGAATGTGGCATAGTCGGCGGCCCCCAGCAACGATGTCACATTGACCGATGGCGACAGTGCCGCCGCTGTTCCAAGGCTTGACGTGCTGGCCTTGAGGTTTAGAGCTGCCTGAGTCGCAGTGGATACCGGCTTGTTGGCGTCGCTGGTATTATCCACGCTCCCAAGGCCGAGGGATGTCTTTGTGACCGCCGCCGCCGCGCCCGCAACGTCATAGGCCGTTGATGCGGTGAATGCCGCCGTACCTAGGCCGGAGGTCGCAGCCTTAGCGTCAAGGGCGGCCTGTAGCCCCGTAACCGTAGATATGGCCTGCGCCCCGGTATGGTTGGTTCGACTGAAGGCGTCTGCCGCAATGCTTTGAGGGTCGTATGTAACCGCAACCATGTCGCCGCTGCCCGCCCCTGACAGCCCCGTGTTACCTCTCGGAATGGTGAAATCCAGAACCGCATCGCTGGATGTCCCGGAGTTCGTCACGATTACATCCGTCCCAGCCGCCCCCGTTGTTACAGTCCCCACAGCCACGGTCGCTGCTGTCGCAGATGACATCTGACCCTGGACATACTGCCTGATCTGGTCCATGCTGGCAGTGTACGCCACGCCCTTCCCGTCGGCCAGACCGCTCGAAGGCCGCCCCAAGGGCACCTTATCGGTGGACAACACAGTTCCCGGCACGAGCGGAGTGTGCGAGATGTCGGCAGCAATCAGCGCCGTGGGTATCAGCAACAGCGCAAGCCAAAAATATACCTTGTTCATCCGTTTTACCCCCAAATCATAGATTGACCATTGTCATAGTCGATAATCCCGCCGTCATCGTAAAAACCATCCCCTTCAAATTCCCAATCCACCTCAATCCTGCCGTCGAGCGGCTGGAACGCCACGCTGACTACTCCCGCTGGATCGCTTCCAAAGTTCCCGGAGATGGTGCCGCTGTAGTAGTCCACGGTGCCGACAATAGGGATGACAACATCATTAAGCTCATAGCTGCCACTGACCGCACCTTTGCCGTCGTCGGTCGCTACGACCCTTGCCCCTACCATGAGCCTGACCGTACCCGGATTGATCGGTCTAGGGCCATCCTCCTTCGTTGCAGAGTCAAAATTAAACAGACCATCGACCAAAGCAAGAACGTAACGCCGCTCTGCCTGTGGAACACTGCCGAAAATGACGCGAGAAGGGCCTGGAAGATCAATCTCCTTACCAAAAAGGATGTTGGTCATGATGGAGACCGGAGTGGTTGCGGCATAGAGCCTTTTGCCGTCCACAACGTCTGAGGCGTTTTGCATGGCGATGTTCTTGTTGTCCATCAGAGAGACCCGGACGTCAAAACTTTCGCCGCCGATCTCGAAAGGGGCCAAGAAGGCATCATGCGAAGAGACGTAGGCATACCATGCGAGGGAAATCTTGTCGAGGGCCAGTTTGTCCCATGCCAGCAACACCAGATTGTAGTCTAGCGCGACGGGAAGTTGCTGAAGGTTGAAAATCTTGTTGCCGTTCCATACACGCCCGCGTGAGCCCTTCTGGTCCTGCGTGTTAACCAGCCCCGGCTTGCGGAAGTAGTAGACAACAGGGAAAAGCGGTGCATTGATGAAGGTCTGCGATGTCACGACCCCCTCTACCAGTGTCGTGCTGACCGTCTCCTTCGCCTTCTGACTGGAAAGGAAGTCTCGCATGAACTGTTCCGGGGTATCGGCGTCATGCCGGAAAATCTGTTTATTCACCGGTCGCTTGATGAAGTCACGCCAGCCTTGCGGCCCCTTGTCGGCGTACCCCGCGAAAGCCCCAGCGAGAAACGCTCCAAAGGCAAAGTCGACGCTTTGCAGTTCCGATAGTTCGTTCAGTTCTGTCACGGGGTCTCCCCTTCGATGCTTTTGAACGGGATGCAGTAGTGGCGCTCTTTGCCGCCTGGAATAGAGCCTATCAGGTCACTCTTCACGACATAGACGCTCACCATTCTCCGGTCATCCTCGCCAATCATCTCTTCGTACTGGATGATGGACTGCTCCGGCACCGGCTCCAGATTTAGTACCAGAACCAGCGGCTGATCGAGGTTGCCGTCAGGGCCGTCGCCCGCATTGGTGGCCGACTGGAAGAACGGGCCTTCCACGATCCGCATCGCCCGTGCTCCCACGGGGTCCAGATAGGTGACGGCACGCTCCGAGGTCTCCATGGAGCCGACAACATCGGCGTTGCTGGCTACCGTTTCCGGGGCTGAGAAATCGGCCATGTAAAGCAGGCACTCAAAGCTATCCGGGTGATAGGTGATGGTGGCGTTTATGTCGGCGGTGAGGGCGTTGCCGGTAGCTCGATAGTCGCGGGGTATCATTTCAGCAAGCCCTCCTCCTTGGCAATTCGCATCAGCATGTCCTTATTCGCTCCGGTGTTCTTCGCCAGGGCTTCTATGGTTCCCTCCAGCGGGGTCCCGGTCATAGCTAGCGTCTTCAGGGTCCCTGACCACTGCTTTTTCATGTCGGATTCCAGTTGACGACGAGCCGATATTTCCTTCTTCGCTATGGCCTCGGCGGCCTGCTTCTCTTGGATGATCTGTCTCATCGCGGCATCGTTCCTTTCCCGTAGCCCCGCTATAGCCTTCTTGGCCGCCGCGCTGTTCTGCTTCTCCTCGAAAGCAGCTTGTGCCTTCTTGAAAGCCTTGAACGCGGAGGTCATCTTCATCTTTTCCGACTGTGCCCGGAGCTTTTCGGCCTCATCGGCCTTAACGAACTTGCCCCGACCCTCTTCGAAGTTGGTCTTCTGTGCCTGTTTCTCCATCTCTGCGGCGATTCGTGTAAGCATCACCGGTCCCTGCATCGTCATGATCGTCTTCAGGGTATGCTTGCAGCAGGCCCCCTTGAGCTTTGGGTTGCGGATTTTCGGGAATACCAGCTCTTCAGGCATCAGGTTAAAGCCGCCGATAGTGGCGAGGTAGCGGTACCAGTATTGATGCCGCCCACACGAGCAGTCGAAAGAGATGTTCCCCATGGCGGCCTTGATCGCCGCAGGGTAGTAGTTCTTGCCCTCCCCGCGCCTGATCGCTGTGCCCCAGTCTTCGAGGCGAATCCTGACAACGTAATGCGAGGGTGCCCCTGGCGTTTCACCGCTTGATGCCGTCTGAAAGAACAGGGTGTTGCCTGCCACCTTGTAAAGGGCTGCGCTCCTGATCTTCTTTGACCGCGCCTTGTCTATCGCCAGAGAAGACCTTAACAAGTCGCCGACTTTCACCCCCCGGACGTTGGTGCCGAACTTGTCCTCGGCGGCGAAGAGCTTTTTCGCCATGGCATTCAACTCAGCGAGGGTGTACTCCACTTGGCCGGAAGAGCCGTACTGAAGCACGAGGTTCTGCCTGCCGTTCTTAGTGAGGGATTTGCGGTCCCGGAGAAGCTCTTCGGTGAGGAACTTCTGAACGGGTTCCGTTTCGCGGGATTTGACAGTGCGGCTGTTCGCAGCCCGCCAGCGACGCTCGAATAAACGCAACTGACGGTCTTCTTCTGCCATTCGGGTAATCTGCTTTACGGGCATCCTATACTGTCCTCAGAAAGCAGCGGAGCAATGCACTTTGCTCACATGGGATGTGCGTCCGATAACGACCTTTAGAGTCAATAGTGTATGTGACTTTTGCCAAAGCCTCCGCAATTTCACTGGGGAATTGTACTGTGCGCTCAAAGGCTTTTATCCTGAGTGTGACAAGAAGCATATCCTGAACGGAGTAGTATCTTTTTGCATCCACCTCATTTTCGGGAGGGAGCCGAAGCCACCTGTAATAGTCAGGGTCAGTCACTGACTCAAGAAAGGAATCGGGTACCAGACGGGTGCCAGTATTCATGCGATATCTCCGGTGTAGTACTTGATCCTCTCCCTGATCCAGACGACAGGGGGGAGCTTTATCGTGCTGCCAGACTCCAATGCCTCGCGCATGTCGTCCAGCCCAGCGGCCACGAGGATGATCCACTTCGTCTCTACCGTCTGGTAGCGGCGGTATGCTATCAGTTCCGGCATCAGGATTTCATCGGGTTGTATCTCGTGAGGGAACCAGTCGTTATCCGCCGTCTGGCCGATGCGGATTTCCCGGTACAGGTCGGAACGAACAAGGTCATCGGGGATGTTATAGGGGGAGAGGCGGGAGATCGCGCTCACTTGGTCATCTCCTTGGGCTGGACGTCGTAGCCAATATACAGCGGGTGCCCTGGCTGCCCCCCTTTGGTGATTGTGAGGCAATGGAGCTTGAACCCGCGTTGATGAAGCATGCGGGCGACAAGCAGCCCCCGGTTCAGGTGCCCGCCGTGAGTGCCCCATCCACAGACAATCATGCCAGCCTGCTGTGCGGCCATCACAAGATAGGTGTCATTGTCCGGGCCGACAGGGTCATCCTGCGCCTTCATGACGCGGGGATCGGTAGCGCGGTAGGCGAAGATGTTGACCACTTCAAGCCCACCGTACCCCATGGCACGGGCGCGACGTTCGCAGCGTTCCACGGTTGGATCGTTCACTGCCTCGTCGGCAGTAGACGGGTTGAGCATGCAGAAAAGCAGGCGGGGCTTGTCGTGGTCCCAGACTCTCCAGAGACGGTAGCGGTATTGCTTGCAGGGCGAGAACGTTGCGCCGGTAGTCTCGAAAAGCGGAATAGTCATAGGCCCCTCATGTTTGCGGGCACTTTAACGCTTTTATTTTTGCTTGACAAGACAATTTTAAGCTCTGCCAACGAGTCTTACTGTCACATCCCTATGACAGCCAGGGCACTCTAGCAGCTTTGAGCCGTGAACGAAGACTGCTACCCATACTGACGCGCAGAACGGGCACCACACTGTTCCGGTTTTCCATGGCATTGCCACGGCCACGCTTTCGGGTGCTCCGTAACTCAATCTTGCCTCCCTATCCGGCCTTGGTCGCCGTTCGCTTGTCCCAAAGGGCCTTCAACCGCTTGTTCTCGTTGTCTACTCGGTCCAAACGGCGCTGCAACCTCACCAGAGGGTTGCGCTCTCCAAAGTAACAGCACCGGTCGAGGCATACGATGTTGATGGGGTGATCCTTCGAGCAAGTCGGCATACTACCCCCTGTCGTCTTCTCCAAGATCGGGCGCGGGGGTCGGCTCGAATGCTATCTGTTCCAACTCCCAGTAAGCAGAACATCCCTCGTCGGCAGGCTCGTGAACCGCCTTGAAAAGATATGTGCCCTCTCCTTTCTCGAAAGCGGTGTATTCTGCGGGATCGGCTTCTTCCACCAGCATGGTTTCGATCTCTTCGAGCACATTCGTAGTCGCGTGGCCGTCTACCCCGCAAATAAACGGGGGAGTGCCTACGCCTATATAGAATACCTCTACCAGCAGGTCTTTTCTGCGGCTCGGGAATTGGGTGTCCGTCATGGCATTTCCTCCCTGATCTTCTCCAGTTCCTTCCCTTTCGACACGTTCATATCATGGATCAGCGCCCGCATCTTCAGCGCTGGGTTCGCTATGACGTGCGCCCGCTCGTCGGCCTGGAACATCACGTCAAGGAACCGCTCGGAAAGGGGTTCGTAGAGGGCTGCCACGACGCACAGCAGGACGGCGCGAAAGCCCCCGTTGAACCGTTTCCAATCCACCTTGTAGACGCTCCGGCCCTTGTCGTCATTCTGCCGGTCGACCATGCCGCCCTCGCTGACGGCGTTAATGTTGAATTGAGCGCAGTCGGAATGGAACACTATGTTGCCGGTGTCGGCAAGCGCAAAGAACCAGTCGAGCGCGTCGAAATAGTTGGACCGCCTGGAGCCCTCGTGATCGTCGTTCAGATCCTCAAGGAGGTACTGTGTTGCGTACTGAGATATGTAGTCCGTCTTTTCCTCGACAAGGACGATGTACCCGTCTGCTTTTCTCTCTTCGATCTCCTTAATCAGGGGGGCCTTCCATTTGCCAAAGATCCCGGTCGCTTCGATCTGCTGGACCATCCCGATTACCAGTGTCTCTCCGTTATAGACAGCATGCGCCCGGAACTTCTTGAGGGAGGCGAGGCAGACCACGAAAATCTTGACGTTCTTGCTCATTGGCTACCTCCGTTCCAGCTTCTTTCCGGGCGGGCATCCCAGCGGCAAAAGTCGAGGAAGGTGCCGAACATGTCGCCATACTCCAGCCATCTCCGGCCACGCGCCATGGAACGGGAGGGCTTGCGTACCTTCCCCATTTCGCCGTACTCTATGCCATCGGTCGGGTGATAGTTGTTGACCTCTCCCGGCTTGTCAGTATCCAGATTGACGCCGATGTAGTTCCCCCGGTCCTCGGCGATAATCCCCGGCTTGCCGTAGGCGATGACGCGCCTGCCGATGCAGGCAGGGACCCCGTAATAGTTTTGCACGTACTCACAGTCCATGTCTATTCGCTCCAGATGTGTCTGCACGGCAGGCAGAGATAGGTTGTGACGCCAACTTCTTGGCCGTCGCCCTGGACCCCGCTGGCGGTCTCGGTTGTGATGGTGCTGTCGGATCTGCATTCAGGGCAAATGCCGCCATCTTCCACCCCAAACTCTTCCTTGATCGCGGCTGCTATCCGCCACTGAATGCCAAGGGGATAGTAATCGTCGCTGAAGGTTGCCGCAAGCTCGGCGCACCTGACGGCGGTCTTCTCCTGCACGGCATGGCAGTCCTCGTGGAAGTTAATCTGCTGGCAGTCCTTACACTCCAGTTCCCTTGCTTTCGGGGAATGAAGGGCACTGTCGGTTTGCAGCGTCCCGATAGCCGCCAAGATGCCGCCTATATAGCCGAGGCTGTCATCGAATTGCAGCCTCAACTTGTGTTGGAGCATGCAGCGGTTGGTGTTGAGTTCGCCCTCCAGTTCCCCTATCCTTTGCTTCAGTTTCTCGATCTCCGCGTCGCGGTCGGCGCAGCCGGAGCAATCATCTTGCCCGTAGCGATGGAGCTTATAGTTGAGCAGTTCTTCCGCAAAGTTCCTCGCCATAGACATCAGGACCCCGTTGCCTTTCGCATGATCGCTGGGGGCTATCCCGTCATCCCCTTTCACCTGTGCCATCAGGTGGCTTTCACCTCTGCGATAAGACGAAGAGCGGAAAACTGTAGCCACTTTCTGCTCGTTCCATTCACCTGGAGTTGTTCTTGCCAGTAAATTCTTCAATTCTTCAACATTGTGTCGCTTCACTATGCACCCTCCTATTCTTCTCAATTTTCAATTGATCATACTCCGCGTTGAACTGCAAAATCTTCTTCTCCGAGTCGATGCCGTAGTGCTTCAGGAATGCGCGGCCCGTGAGCTTCACCAGCCCGTGGTAACTGCCGGGGAGTGCCGTGGTGCCCCCGCCCGTGTGATGGCAGATACAAAGCGGCAGGGCTCGCCGGTCGCTGCACTTGCCCCCCATGGCGCTGTCGCCTTCCGGGTTCTCGTGGTGCGACTCGGCCTTGTTCCGGCAACCGGGGATCATGCACGGCTGGGTACGAATCCACTTCAGATACCTCGGGTCATCCACCGGGATGACCTTGAAGAAACTCCCGGAGAACTGCCGGGGGGCCGCTTCGAGGAAGTTGCGCCTGAACCCCTCGCTGATCCGGGGGACTGCCTTGTCTGTGGGGACCTCTATTCCGAAGCCACGCTTGGCCGGAGGATAGGTGTGATGCTTCCGCTTGCACTTGCTGCGGCAATAGCCACTTATCAGCCGCCTCTCGAACCTCCGCAGGGTTTCCCCTGGCTCGTGAACAATCGGACGCCCGCAAGGGCACACCTTGGCCGCCCCGCCCACTACGCGGCCTCCGCTGCCATGCTCTCCCGCGTCGGGCAAGACTTACCCTTCAGCTTGTGCTTGCAAGGGACATCCTTCACGCTGAACAGCGGGCACTGGCTACAGTGGACTTCGCCCCTCTCGTTAAACTGGTAAGGTTCAATTCAAGCCTCCCTTTCTGCGGCCCGCCGTGCCGCATCCGTTTTCATTTTGTCGAGGGCCGTCGCGGTGGAATCGCCATACCCGAAGGCGATAGATTCCATCTTTTCAGCATCGGAGCTGATCGGTGATCGGTATGCGTGGGCTGTCCAACCGGAAAGCGGTTTGCCATCCACATCGTCGGTCTGCATGTGCTCACTCACCGCGACGGCGGCAGCCTCGGGGAACAGTTCTTTAACTTGATTATAGAAAGTCTCCAGTGCTTTGCTCATGGCCTAACCTCCTTTATGGCTGGCAGTTGCCAACCGTGTAACTATCGACTCGATTAATTCCGGGAGAACCGCAGCTACGGCCTCAACTATGCGCTCGCGGGGGATGGTACCGTCAAGGGTGAGCAATTCCGCTTCAAACAGTTCCCAGGTGGTGAACCTGTGCCCGTTCCCGCACTCATGCCGCCGATACCGGCGCGTGGCGTGCTGTCGCGTGTTGATGACCTTGGTTGTTGTGCCGCAGTCCGGGCAGTTCATTGGGGTTTCACGGTGAAGACGCCCATCTGATCGTCATGCCTGATCGCAACTGCGGCACGGTCGCCCTTCATCGGAGGGTCAAACCCGACAGTAAACACGGGGGGATCTATGCCCGCCGTGACGCCGCCCGCCGCTACCGATGCCATCATCTTGTAGATGTCCTTCATGGTGTCCCAAGGGATTGCTACCTGCTGGGTCCACGTTCCCGTGCCCCCGCACTGCTCGCAAGCATCGTCATGGTCGCAGTCGCACGAGTGCTCAACGGGGATGTTAAATTCACCGATGCAAACTGCTTTCATGGCCGAAGTGACAAGAGGCTTCCCGTTGCGCGGGTCGGCGGGGATCATCGTTACGGTTTTGACGGTTTCCATGTCGGACTCCTTGCTGCATGTATTTTCGGTTGTCGTTACCTGTCAGCCAGTTCTGGAAGGCGTGGAACAGTATGTGACGCTCCGCTCCAGGGTGCGCGAAGTTGCCCTTGCCCCCATAGCGCGGGTCCGGGATGACGACCTCATAGGTGACGTGCTTCTTGCCCCTGCGGGTGTAGACCGAAAGCAGCTTGCGCTTTGCTCCAGTCTCCGGCTGCTCATAAACGGTGCCGACCTCGAAGTTGGTCCGCTGAATTTCCTCGAAAAGTCGCATTATTCCTCATCCCCCTTGAATATCAGCCTGCCACCGCCGAACACATGAAGATGTTTAGCCTTCGAATAGGGAAGCCAGTACGTTTTCAGCCCACCAGGGAAGATGACTCGCCATTTGCCCCGCTCATCGGAGAATACTGACAAGAAGGCCCGTAGGTCGCGGAGTATGCGGCAGGCAAAACATCTCCTCATCAGCAATCCCTCTGGTATTCTCATTCGTCATCCTTACCATACTGGCCGACTCCGCGCCCACCGTCTATCGGGTCAAGGGCCTGTTTCGGGGCCTTGCGGTCGAGCCATGCGTCAAGGGTCTCGTACTCGTTACCTGCATCGTCATAGCCTTCGCACTGCAAAAAGGCCATGTTTTCGGCTCTGAGCTGCTCTACCGTGATACCTTTAGACGCTGCATACTCTGAGTTCGTCATCTTCTTGCTCATGGCTACTTCCTCCAGTCTGCCAGCAGGCAGGATGCAATCGGGTTGCTCTTGGCGTCGGCCCCTATTCCGATGGTGAGCGTGTGACCGTTAGAGAACCATGCAAGGAACCCGTGCCGCCCGCTGGTCTCGCGCATGAAGTCGGCATGTCTTGATCCTTCGCAGGAAGCAACGATGCCTTTATGATTGAGCAGGGCGAGGGCTTCTTGCGGGGTGCATTCCACCTTTACGCACTTGTCCACGTACTCGCCGGAAAAGCCTACCTGCATGATGCAGG